TCACCACACCTCACGCTCCGGCGGCTCCTGACCTTCGTGCGCGTCGTCGAAGTGCGCCAGGATCGCCGCCTCCACCCGCTGACGGAACTGGTGGGCGCGCTGCTCTGCCCGCTCGGAGAAGACCCGGCTGATCTCCTCCGGGCCGGCGCTCAGCGGCACGCTGATCGGGTCTACGTCATCCGCGTACATGTCCTCTTCGTGCGCCCAGCCGCAGCCGAGGATGCACGCGAAACGGACGATGCCACTACCCGGGTGAGGCCACAGCGGCGGCACGTCTGGTTCCGGGATGATCGTGCGCTGAGGGATGCGGGCCGCGTCCGCGCGGCGAGCGGCCTCCATCTCGGCGAACAGTTCACGGGTGGACTTCTGCGGCAGGCGGGCCAGCAGGTCGTCAAGGTCGGTGTCGGCGGTCACGGTGTCCTCCGTCTCATGCGGCGGACAGGATGCCACAAACAGGACAGCCCGCCTCATGGAGGCGGGCTGGGTGCCCGGGGTGGGGTTCGAACCCACACTTGACCGCGTTTAAGGCGGCTGCGTCTCCCAATTGCGCCACCCGGGCCGAGGTCAGACGGCGTTCTCCCGAACGCCTCTTCTCGTGCCAACGGGTCTTGCACTGCGCCGAGTTGTAGAGCCGTCTGCGCGGGGCAACCTTACTGCGCCCGCGTGACGGCCCATCACATGCGCCTCCACGAAGCGGCTTTGGCCATGACTCCCCCTGACTATGCGTCTGGCATGTGGAACCAGCCTCTCTTAGACCAGCGTGCCGACGCAGGGGGGATTTCGGTCAACGATCGTGCATAAACGCCCGAAAGGTGGACGCCCGCCCCCGGCGCACGAGGGGCGGGCGTCCGCTCAGCGGCCGGACGATTCGTCCGGCGGGTCCGGCTGGGCCGCAAGGATCGGCGGCTCGGAAGGCGGCTCTTGCGTGCACGGGTCCGGGCACAGGATGGCCAGCCGGTCGTTCGCCTGGTTCACGGCGTCCCGCAGGCTGTCGCCGCCGTTCGGATACACCTCGTGGTAGACCCGGGCCAGACGCTCCTCCATGCCCGCCATCCGCTCAAGGACCCCCGGCCGAGCCGGTACGCCGGGGCGGGGGCCTTCGCCGTACCAGTCGTCGAGGAACTGCGTGGTCCGCTGGAACAGCTGGAGTGCCGCCCGGCCGACTCGCCAGACCGCGGTGCCGACGCCGAGCAGTAGCGATATCGCCCCGCCCCACACCAGCACCCCGTCGACGGCGGGCACCCCCGTGCTCATGTCCATCACCTCCGCTCCTTTCCCAGATCGGGACGCGGGGTGTGCCTTGCCTTCCAGCCGGCCGCGAACGTGAGCAGACCGGGGACCAGGGCGAGGACGAGCGGGCTGAGGCTGTCCGGCAACGGCTCCAGAATCCGCGCGTTGTCCTGGACAGCGCCCAGGACACCGAGAAGCCCGGACGACGCCAGGTAGGCCGCGGCGGTCGCCCAGCCCACCTTGTGCTCGATGGGACCGGCCATCGGTCAGTCCTCCTTCCAGACCAGGGCCTTCAGCACAGCGCTGACGACCTCGATCCCGGTGTCGGCCTGGTTCAGCAGCCGCACCCGCATCGTCCGGCCCTCTCCGAGTCGGTTCACCAGCGGGATGGTGCGGAACGTGCCGCCCGCCGTGCCGATCACCTCGTCGATGGGGTGCTCCTGCTTGAGCGTCGTCCCCTCGTACTCGGACTGGCGGACCTGGACGACGTCGCCCTCCGCCAGGCCCTCGAAGCGCAGGCCGAGGGTGCCGGTGAAGCGGGCCGCGCCCGCGACGAACACCGCGCCGTTCGCGGGGTGGTCGCCGGGCTCGTCGTTCCACTCCTGCGTGAACGGGATCTCGGTCCACTCGCCGGGCGCCAGCTGGTAGCCGTGGACCAGGCCGAGATTGACGTATGCGGGCTGCATGGGGGTCGTCTCCTGTGCTGTTGGCGGGCTCCAGCTCGCCGGATGCGCCAGGCGCTCGGCGACGTCGGCGCGGAACTGCGCCATGGTGAAGGTGAACCGGCCGCGCTTGGCGTAGCCCTCGACCGGGCCGGCCGGATCGGGCTTGCCCTCGACCGAGGTCTCCAGGTGCCCGGCGGCACTGGCCGCACTCCAGGCGTGGAGGCGGCACAGCGCGGCGTCGAAGCGGACCCAGGTGTCGTACTGGGCGCGCGTGTAGACGTCTGCACCGTTGCCCAAGTTCTCGACTTCGAGCCCGTAAAGGGCGTCGTTGCCGTCGACGGTGCTGGACTTGTCCTGCTTGGGCAGCGGCTTCTCGGCGACGATCGCGTTGAAGACGTTGGTCGCCACCAAGCCCGCGTGGTTGGCGCGGCCGTCGGCGACCAGGACCAGTTCGCCGCTCTTGGGCAGGTAGGCGTGCGCGAGCGGCGGAGGCAGGCCGGGCCGGCCCCCCGTTGCGATCGTCGTCAGCGAGTTGGTGCCTGCGGTGTGGTGGTTGAGGATGCCGTGGACGGGGCCGAAAACCTTGCCCGTCGCGGCGTCCCGGCCGCGCTCGGTCCACCCGGGGTACTCGGTGAACCGGACGCCTTCCGCCTTGAGCGCGGCGCGCCACTGCGCAGGGGTCGCAGGCTGCGCCACCTCACACCTCCTCGGCCGGGCCGGTGTAGCCGCTCAGCCGCCGGGCGGTCGCCTCGGGAACGCTCAGCGCCAGGAGCGCCTGGTAGTCCTCCAAGCTCTGCTGCTGCTCCTGGTCGTGCAGCTCGGCCTCGGCGTCCGCGTTCGTCTGCTCGATGGCGGCGAGTTGCTGCGCGTACTCCTCGGCGGTGATCTCGGTCCCGCCCGGCGGCGGCGGAACCGGCTCACCGGTGTCCGTCACGGTCCGCTTGCTCACCGAGCCGTCCGCGTACTGGTAGTACAGGGTCCTGTCTGCCACGGAGGCCACCTCACAGGTTGAAGACGAAGGCGCGGATGATGGTCTGAATCCGCTGATAGGTAGCCCCGTTGGACCCGAGCCCCATGGTCACGGGGAGCGGCTCGACGAGCGTTCCACCAGGCGCGATGGTGCGGTGGTACGCCTTCGTCGTCTGCCAGTGGATGTTGTTCTGGACGCTGTTGCCGCGGTTCTCGAAGTAGACCGTGTCGTCGCCGCCCATTCCGTACATGGCCGTGGCGTTGACCGGCAGCCGCAGGTCGACGTCCACCTCGATCTCGACGATGACGAAGGCGTCCCGGCAGGGATCGGGGTTGGTGATGGACAGCGAGCGCGTGACGACCGTCGCCTCGGTGACCGTGGGCACGATGAGCGACGGGTACGCCTGGTCGACGAGGTCCGAGAGGTACGTCGCCCGGGGGCGCGGCTCGCTGCGGAGCTGGCCGGTGCTGTCGCAGTAGACCTGACCGGCCTCCGTGTCGAGGTCGCAGGGGTAGCCCCAGGCGCCAACGGACGCGGCGAGCGGGGCTCCTGCCGAGCCGTCACCGGTCAGGCCGCACTCGGTGGCGATCTCTGCGAACAGGCCGTCGGGACCGGCCTGGAGCAGGTTCGGCCCGCCTCCGGGCGGTGCCGGGTCCACGATGACGGCGGCGCTCACGTCGTACGGATCACCCGCAGTTCCGGTGCCCGTCACCGTCATGTCGACGGTCGGGGTGTCAGTCGCTTCCAGCGCCGTGGCGCCCGCGACCGGGGTATAGAGCCCGCCGTCAGTGCCGATCGTCGTCTGGTTTCCTGCGTCGCCGCTGATCTGCGCCTCGATCACGCCCGTCGCGGGGTCGTAGCCGATGCCGTCCCCGGCCGACAGGCAGCCGCGCACGTCCGCGCACTCAACGAACAGACCGTCAGGACCGCTGTGGACCAGGTTGCTTCCGCCGCCCGGCGGGGCCGGGTCGAGGATCACCGCGGCGCTCACCACGTACGGATCGCCTGCCGTACCGGTGCCGCTGACCGTGGTGTCCACAGTCGGCGTGTCCCCGGCCTGCACGGGTGTGGGGGTGGCGGCCGCGTCGGAGCTGATGACGTAGGGGCTGCTCGGGCTGCCGCTGCCGTCCACCGTGACGCCAGGGCCGGCGGTCACAGTGCAGGTGCACCGGCGGCTGCATCCGCAGTTGGACAAGGAGATCACTCCTGAGGTGGAGAGTCCTTGCCCGGCCCAGAACCAGCGGCTACCAGGAGTCTAGCTACCGGCGCCCGTCAGCAGCGGATCGTCGTCGAGCGGCCCTCCGTGCCCGGACAGGGCCCGCGCGGTCGCCTCGGGGATGCTGGCCGCCACCAGGTCCTCGTACTGCTGCCTACGGGCGTCTTTCTCCGCGGCGAGCATCTCCGCCACGCGGGCGTCGTGCTGTTCCCGCAGCGTCGCCCGCAGCTCCTCGTAGACCTCTTCGGTCACGAACTTCGCGCCCTCAGGCAGCTCCGGGTCCAGCCCGACGCCGACCTCCATCCGGCCGAGGACGCCGTCCGCGAACTGCACGAACCGCGTCTCCAGCTCGCCCACGGGCAGGCCAGGGATGTCCAGCATGGCGCCTCCTCACAGACTGATGATCATGGCCCGCATGATGAAGACGATCGAGTAGTAGTAGGCCCCGCCGCTGCCTCGGCCACCCGTCGCGGTCAGCGTGATCGGCGCGGACGCCCCCGGGGCGAGGGTGAAGCTCTCGGCCAGGAACTTGGTGCCCTGGGAGTGGACGCCGACGATCGAGCCCGTGCCGGTGTTGCGCATGTAGAACATCTCGTCGGACGCCACCCCGGTTCCGCCAGCGGCACCGGCCGGGAGAACCATCCAGACGTCGATCTCGCGCTCCGTGAACACCTTCGCCGGACGGCAGGTGTCCGGGTTGGTGATATTCACCGAGAACGTGTCCAGGGCCGTGTTCTGCGCGGCCGGGATCGGCACGTCGTTGTAGTCGCGGCTCTCGGAGTAGCTCGTGAACGACACCATGCCGCGTGGCTCGGAGCGCAACCGGCCCTGGCTGTCGCAGGCGACGACGCCGCCGAAGGTGTCGACGCTGCATGGGTACGGCCATGCCTGAGTGTTCGCCTTGACCGGGCTGCCCGCGGTCCCGTTGCCGGACAGGCCGCAGCCGGTGAGGACCTGCCCGCCGGCCGTGGGTACCAGGAGCCCGCCGTCGGGGCCGATGCTGACGTTGTTCCCGGCCTGCCCCGACAGGTGGGCGGCGATCACACCCGAGCCCTGGTCGTAGGTGATGCCGGGGCCACCGGACAGACACGGCCGGACGGCTTCGCACGGCACCTCGGCCGAGACCACGTAGGGGTTGGCAGCGGAACCGGACCCGCTGATCGTGACGTTGTCACCGGCCTGCACCGTGCAGTCGCACTGGCCTCCGCCACAGCCGCATCGCGCCACAGTCCCACCGTCCTTGCGGGGTTGTCTCGGCCCGGCCCAGAACCAGCGGCGCGCAGGGTCGAGTCTATCGACGGCCCTGCGGATGCCGTCCGGACGCGTCCGCGGATGGCATCCGGACACTATCCGGATGCCGCAGCGTCCACGCCTGTGACCTGGGCGGATGTCGTCCGGATGCCGTCCGGACGCGGCGTCCGGACGCGGTCAGGCGAACAGCCAGACGATCACGATGCCGTCATTGCCGGGGGTCCCGTTGACGCTGTCGCCGTCCCGGGCGAGGGCGCCGCCCGCGCCGCCGCCGAAGCCTCGTGCACCGCCGCCCGCGCCACTGGACGCGCGCTGCCAGCCGCCATGCCCGAGCCGCGCCTCACCTCCCGGACCGGACTGCCCCTGCCCGCCGTCGAGGCGGATAGAGCCGCCACTGGCGCCGCCGCCCTGGGACACGTCGCCAATCCCAGCAAGCGGACCAGCCACCCCCGAGAAGCAGGTGGGCGCGGAGCCCGACGTCATGACGACTTGCCCGCCGAAGCCGCCGTTCGCCGTGCACAGCCCGCCGAAGCTGGAGTTGCCGCCATTGCCGCCGTCGACCGTCGGCGTGCCCGCGGTGCCGCCCGCGCCCACGATGACCGTCTCGCTCGCGCCGAGCGCCGACGCCTCGATCAGCCGCTCCGAGTACCCGCCGCCCGTGCCACCTGGGTGCGCGACAAGCTGATTGGCGCTCGCCTTCGCCCCGGCCGCACCTCCCCCGGCCGCCTGCACCTGAACGAAAACCCGCGCGAGCCAGGGATAGTCGGCCTTCTCGAACGTGTCGTTGCCGGGGTCCTTGAAGTACACGATCTGCCGGAGATCGGCACTGCCCGGGACGATCGTCAGCCGGCCATCGTCGCCGACGTCGAAGTACTCCGGGTCCACGCACACTGCGGCCAGCGGACTCACCTCCTGCGGTGCGAAGTGAGTCCGGCCCAAAACCAGCGACTACGGGAGCAGGTTAACCGCGTCCGCTCGCGCGGTGCTTCGCCAGGTCCTCCGGCCACAGCACGACGCCGCCCGGGAACGACTCCAGCGCCGCCCCCAGACTGATGGCGTACAGCGGATGCACCTGCTCGTCCTCGTCTCCGTCGATCAGGACGCGTCCGCTGGGGAACTGCGCACCGTGCAGGATGCGCTCGCCGGGCAGATGCAGCTGGAACGGCCGCGCGAGGTCAGTCATAAGACGACGATACGGGCGCAGCCAGCAGGTGGACGGTCACGCCGGGCCCGGCCGACTCGGCGACACCAGTCCCGCGCCGTGGCCGGCTCCGCCACACCCGCACCAACGCGTACCAGGTGGTGACCTCCTCCAGTGCTGCCCAGACTGTCCGTTCGTCGCTGCCGGGCTCCGGGTCCACCACCGTCGCCGTCACGGCCGGAGCAGCCTCGTAGGGGGCAGGAAAGGACCATCGGGCCCGCCCGTCCTCGCCGGTGGTCACTACGGCCGCCACGAGCCCGCCGGGGGCCGCCACGGGTCCGACAGGGGTGACAGCCTGCGGGGCCGGATCGCTCTCCAGCGGGGCGCCACGGCTGCGACTCCGCCCGGCGATGCGGGCCCGCTGGTCAAGGCTGCGCAGCACACCGCCGAGCGGGCTGCCGATCATGCGGCGGGCGGGAGTTCCGCGCCTGGCCAACTACGCCACCTCCGTTGCGGCCGCAGCGACCTGGACCTGCACGCTCTCCGTGCCGGGCGTGGTCTCGTCGCCGCCGGTCTCCGTGACCTTCACACCGGTGATCTTCAGCCGCTGGGTGACCTTGCGGCACGTGCTGGAGCTGGTGATGTCCAGCGCCCACCCGGGCACCAGGTTCGGCACGTCGATCGCAGCGAGCGGGCTGATCGTGACCTGCTGGGTGTCGATGAACACCGGCACCTGCGCCGAGGTGCGCCGCCGCGCCTTCGCGGCCTCCACCGCCGAAGCCGTGTCGGTGATCTCCGTCATCTGCACGTACCGCTCGTGCAGCCCATACACCGGGTCGACACCACCGTCGGAGCCGATGACGCCGCTGTCGTCGCTGCCCTCGACGATCCACCGGGTGACGAGGGCCTTGCCGTCGTCGCTGACCTCCAGGCCGTCGGGCAGGTCCGCGTCCGACAGCCGGCCGACCGACACCAGGTGCGTCTCGGGCAGCAGCAGGACCGTCGACCCGATGACGGTGTAGTCGATGCCCGCCTCCGCGAGCTGGTCGAGGTGGTCGCCGCTCTGCCCCACCCCGGCCGTGTACGAGCGGGAGCCGCTGATCCCGGCCTTGCCGATGACCTTCACCTTGTGGCCCGGGTCGTCCGGCGCGAACGCGTCGTCGATGAGCCACTGGGCGATCTCCGACAGGTCGACGTTCGTGAACGACTTGCTCTCATGGGGGACTCGGTCACCCAGCCACACGCTGATGTCCTCGGCGAGGATCTCGACCTCGCCGAGCGACCAGGTGACGGACGTGACTGGCCCGTCCCACACGTACTGGCCGTCTCGGAACAGCACGAGCCGGTTCCTCCACGACCCGACGTTGCCGAGCCGGCCACAGCAGTCGCCGTCCGGCTGGATCAGGGCGCGGGCCGCGCTCGTCCCGTCCAGCACCCTGTTCCACTCCACCTCCGTGAGCACGTTGGCCGCTGCGACTGTCGCGCCGTTGCGGTCGAGCAGCTGGGCGGTATGCGTTCCGCAGCCGGCTACGGACATCAGCGCCCCCGCCCCGACACGCTCAGCGTGACCTGCGAGTCCAGCGCTGGCGGCGACTCGATGTCGCTGGAGATGCAGACGCAGTACTGGGCGCAGTCGAGCGCCTGGTAGGTCGGCGGCTGCCCGTCGCGGCCGTAGACGTCCGGGCTGGACTCGCACACCCCGCCGCACTCGACGGTGGCCCTGCCCGTCTGGCCGTCCAAGGTCACCGCGCCCCCGGCTGGCACGAATGTGACGTGCCAGAAGTTCGCGGGAGAGCACCGGTTGATGTCGGCGACCTCATCGCAGGTGAGCGTCTGGTCGCCGTGCTCGTACAGCTCGATCGTGATGTTCCGCAGGTCGCTCGATCCGGCCCGCAGGGTGACGATCGGGACGTCCCGGCTCCAGTTCGGGCGGCCCGTCAGGTCCAGCTCGTAGCAGGCCCGTTCGGAGGCCAGCGGCAGGCAGAAGCAGGTGGTCAGCGGCGCTCCGGGCAGCGGTGGCGCGGACGGCTTGCAGCGCGGGTCGGCGCACGCGGCCGTCGGGTCCGGGCAGGCTGCGAACCGGCAGCCTCCGCACTCGTCTGGTGGGAGGAGGCACCACTCGACGCAGGAGCCGTCGAGGTCCATCGGCGGCGTGACCTCCAGAACCGGCAGCGGGTCGGTCCACAGCCACGGCACCGCGGCGGTCATCACCCACTCCACGGTCAGGATGTCCGCGCCGTTCTGGCACGAGCCCGTCTCGCAGCCCTTGCCCGCGCGGGCGGTGACCTTCGGCCCCTCGACGAGCGCCACCCGGCGCAGGGTGCGCCGGTGCCTTGAGTTGAAGGTGGCCGCGTCCAGCTCCTCGCCGGGGCAGCAGTTGTAGACCGTCAGGCAGTCGCCGTCGCAGCCGCTGTCGCCGCAGCCCTGGAGGACCTCGCCGAGCCAGTGCAGCCCGTAGTCGACGCCGCAGCAGGACGAGCCGAGCACGAGCGCGGTCACCGTGATCGTGCGGGGCAGAGCACGGGCCGGGCCGATGGCGCCGCCGCCGGCGATGCCGCCGGTCACGGTGCGCTGGACCGGATAGTCGTCGAGGCCGTCGACCTGGAGCACCATGACGCCGGCGAACTCGGCCGACTCGGGCACGTCCGCGTCGTACCAGGGTGCGGGACTGTCCGCGTCGTCGGGCGTGGTGTACGGCAGCTCCTCCAGCGTGGCCGCCGTGAACGTCGGGCAGCCGCATCCGCTGTAGCCGTCCAGCGGCGAGCCGACGGTGTCCAGGTAGACGTTCAAGCGGGCGTGGTTCACCACCTCGACGCCGCCGTAGGTCAGGTACCAGTCAGCCGCCATCAGCCCGTCACTCCTGCCTCAAGCACGAACCGGTTCATCACTCGCGTCGCGGTGGTGCGTGCGTTGCCGACTTCCCGGATCTCCCAGTGGTGGTTGTGGATCACGTCGCCGCCGCTCTTACCACGTCCGAGCGCGGCGACGTCCCTCGGATCAAGCCCGGACTGGCGCAGCCGCTGGCTTCTGGTGAGCGGCACCACGTTGCCGCCGCCCAGGCTGGGGGCGGCGTCGCCCAGGCCGGACAGCCCCGAAGACACCCCGCGCACGAGGTTCTGCGCCGCCTGCCGGGATGCCGCGAGCAGTGCGGCCATCCGGTTGAGGAAGCCAATGTGGAGACCGGCGCCGGTCATGTCGCCGAGGCGCATCATCACGCGCGACGGCGACTTGATCCGCAGCGCGGTCCGGATCGCCGCCTGCATGCCCTTGGCGATCTGGAGCATCAGCTGCTCGATGTTCTTGCGCTGCGCCTTCAGGCCTGCCAGGAAGCCCGCGCCGGCCTGCTTGCCCGCATCGAACAGCAGGTCGGCGCTGGTGTTGCCGAGGACGCCGCTCGCCTTCGTCAGCTGCGCCTGGAGGCTGCTGAGCCTCTTCAGCTGGTCCGACGTCGTCGCCTTGAGGGCGTCGGCGAGCTGGGCGCCCTGCACTGGGCCGAGGCTGATGATCTGGGCCAGCAGATCCTTCGACAGGCCCCGCTTGGCCAGGTTGTTGATCTCGGCGGTGAAGTGCTTCACCTGGTCGATGCCCGCCTGCAACCCAGCCTGGAGGCCCTTGACCGTCACCTTGTCCAGGCCCTGGGCGATGTTCTGCAGCGAGAACGCGTCGACGGCCGACTTCGCGGTGTCGGCCGCGAACTTCTGCGCGTCGGCCAGCTTCTGCACGAGGGCGTCGCGCTGCGCCGCCAGGGAGGTCAGCCGCTTGTTCCCGGACTGGAGCAGCGACACGAGGCGGTCGTCGACCCGGGTCTTCTTGCCCTTGAAGGCGTCGGTGATGGCCTTGACCAGGGACTCGGTCGTCGACTTGATCTGCGCGGCCGTGCCGGTCAGGCCCTTCACGAAGCCCGCACCGACGAGCTTTCCGATCTTGGCGAAGACCTTCGACGGCGAGGCGATCTGGAGGATGTCCTCGGCCGCGGTGATGGCCGTGCCTGCCATGTCCTGAGCGGCGACCGCGACCAGCCGCGCGTTCGAGCGGATGCCGTCGACCATGCCCTGCACGACCCGCGCGCCCACGTTCGACAGCAGGTCGGCGATGCCGGAGAGGGCCTTGCCGAGGCTGGCGATCGCACTGTTGGCGGCTGCGCCGCTGTTCGCGGCGGTGCTGGAGGCGGCCAGGGTGTTGGCCTGGACGACGCCGAGCATGGACAGCAGCCCGGAGCGGGCGGCGAGCGCGGCGGCGCGCTTGGGCTTGGTCAGCGGGATGACGACCTCGGGCCCGGCCTCGCCGATCAGCGCGTGCGTCGGCCCGTAGACGATGCCGCCCTGGGCGAACGGCAGGTACTTTCTGACGCTGCTCGGCAGCCCGCTCTTGATCTTGGCCATGATCTGGGAGCCGACGTTGCCGATCGCGCCCACGATCTTGGAGCCGAGGCCGGAGAACAGGCTGACGACCCCGGAGATCAGGCTCGACACGGCACCCTTGGCCGCGCTGGTCGCCGAGTGGAACGCTCCCGCGATCTTGGAGCCGACGCTCGACAGGGTGCTCCCGATCCGGCCCGGCAGCCCGGAGAAGTACGAGACCACCGACGAGCCGGCCGAGCGGGCGGCGCTGAGCGCCGAGGAGCCCGCCGAACGGAACAGGCCAGCGATCCGGCCTGGCAGGGAGGCCAGCAGCGAGTAGATCCGGCCTGGCAGGGCGGCAAAGAACGAGGCCGCCTGCGACACGAACGACGAGATCGCCGCCGTGGTCGCGTTGAACCCCGACACGAAGGCGTTGAGCAGGAGCGAGCCGAGCGAGGAGAGTCCGTCGACGATCCGGCCCGGCAGCTCGGTGAAGGTGAAGACGACGCCCGCGAGCAGGGTCAGCAGGGCGATCGCCAGTCCGGCGACCGCGGAGGTGAACAGGTCGAGGAGGAGGCCCGGCAGCGCCTGTAGTCCGGCGAGGATCATGCCCGGGAGCTGGGTGAAAAAGCCGACCACGGTCTGGAAGCCGGACACCACGAACTGGCCGATTGTCGTGAACAGATCGGAGAAGAACGTGGCCAGGGTCGAGCCGAGTGACGACAGCCCGGAGACGATCAGTCCCGGCAGTGAGGCGATGAACGAGACGACCGACGAGACCCCGTCGATCAGCCCGGTCAGGACGCCGATCACGCTCTGAATGACCGGGACGACGCCGTTGATGATCAGCCACGTCTCGAAGGAGGCGGCGATCTGCGCGATCGGGCCGATGATCCGCAGCAGCAGGACGGCCAGCGGCGCCACGGCGGCGACCAGCCCGGCCAGGGAGGGCAGCAGCGGGATGAGTGCCTGGACCATGGCCGAGAAGGCGTCGACCAGGGACGGCAGGGTCGGCAGCAGGGCGTCGACCAGCTGCGTGATCACGGGGGCGACGGCAGCCGCGACCTGGACGAGGGCGCCCGCGAGGGAGGACAGGACGGGTGCCAGTCCGGCCAGCAGTTGCCCCAGGGCCTGGCCTAGTCCGGTCGCGAGCGGCGTCAGCGCCTGAACCAGCAAAACGAACGCTTGTGCGATTTGCGGGAGGACGGGCATCAGCGCGCCGACCAGCTCCTCAATGATCGGCGCGAAGAGTCCGGCCAGGGCTGAAAGCGTCGGCGCCAGGGCCTGCGCCAGTACGGAGACGAGCTGGCCGGCCAGCGGCAGGATCGGCACCAGCGCGGACAGAACCTGCCCCAGGGCTGCACCGACTGGCCCCAGGGACGGGCCGATGGCGGCAAAGGCGGAGGCGACCCCGGTCGCGACCTCCTGCAGAACGGGCGCGATCTGCGCCAGCGCAGGGCCCAGGGCGGTGATCAGTCCGGTGATCGCCGGTCCCAGGGCGACAAAGACGGGGCCGAGGGCGGGCGCGATGGCGCCGATCTGTGTGACCAGCGCGGACAGGATCGGCCCGAGCTGCGCCGCGATCTGGGCGACCGTCCGGAAGATGTTGCCGATCGCCTCCTGCCCGGCCGCCGACTGAGCAAATGAGGCGAACGCGCCGGTGATCTGCTGGATGTTGTTGAGCAGCCCGCCGCCGCTGACATTGGCGGCCTTCCAGACGTTGGCGAGGATGCTGCCGACGTTCTGTGCGATCTGCCCGAGCTGCTGGAACACGGTGAGTGCGCCCTGGACCAGCGACACCGCCCGACCGCTGTCGGCGAGCTTCTGCAGGAACTCGCCGATCCGCACGCCGACGTTGCCGATCGCCGTGCCGAGCTGCGCGCCGAACGCCTGACTGACAGTGCTCGCGACCGCCAGCAGTCCCGACGCCAGCGGCTGCACGGCCCGCGCGAGGCCGTCGACCGCGCTCGCCGTCCCGGAGACGACGCCCTGGACGCCGGTGAACGCCGTCTTCGATGCCGCGAACTTCAGCCCCTGCTGAGCGGCCCGCCCGAACGCGGCCGCGATCTGATCCAGGCCGGACTGCAGCGGCAGCAGGTTCTTGATCGCCCCGGTGACGTCGCCGGAGAACTGCTTGAAGAACTGCTGCTGTACGGACTGCTGGACCTTCTTCAGCTCCGGCGCCAGGTCATGTACAGCGGTGACGGCCTCCCGCGCGGCTGGCGCCAGGCCCTTGATCGCCTTCTCGAAGTCGCCGGCCTTCGAGGAGAAGGCGGCCGTCAGCGCGTCACCGACACCGAGGACGGCCAGCTTGAGGGTGCCGAGGGCGACCTGCGCGCCGGCGATCGCCGCAGGGAAGGCGGCGACGATGCCCGCGGCCGGGGCGAGCGCTGCGAGGAGTTTCGCGACGCCCGCGGCGGCGCCCGCCGCGGCGATCCCGTACGCGCCGAACTTCAGGCCCGTCGCGAGCACCTTGCCGACCCGGCCCGCAACACCGGCGAGCCCGGCCAGGGACCGCGTCAGCCGGTTGTTGTCGACGTTGACGTTGGCGTTGACTGTGACGTCGGGGGTGTTGTGCGCCCGGATACGGCGGTCGAGTTCGTCCAGGTCGGGCACGACCCGGATCGGGATCTCAACGTCCGCGAGGAGGGCACGCAGCCGCTCCACGAAGCCCGTCACGTCCGGCGCGACGGGGATGTCGATCGAGTCCAGCGACCGCAGGCCGTTCAGGAGCTGCGCGTCGAAGCGGCGCAGGTCCGGCTCGACGCGGACGGTGACGGCCTGGGCGTTCAGGCCCCGCTGGATCTGCCGGCGGATCTGCTCGCCGATCCGGCGGGTCGCCCGCAGTAGTGCCCGCTGGATCTGGGTGCCGGCGACCCGGGCTTCACCGTCCGCGCTGCGACTGTCGATGTCGATAGTGATCCGGGCGGATCCGAAGTCGACGTCATCGCCTGCCATCGGGCAACCTCACGGATGAGTGCGGTTGCCCGGCCTAGCACCAGCGGCGATCTCAGGATATGCGGTTCAGCCCGCCCCGAGCTGGGCGTCCTGGGCTGCGAGCTGGGCCATCAGCGCGTGTGCGTCCTGCATCGTCATCACGCCGCGCTGCGGCTGCTGCGGCTGCTGCTGCTGCGCCCTCGGCAATGCCGCGGCGCGGCGCGGGCGGCGCAGCTCCTTCGGCATCGCGTACAGCTTCGCCTGGACTCGGCGGCGCTCGTTGTCGTCCTCGCAGCTGTTGTACATGGCCTGCTCGGCGGCGTTGACTAGCGTGCGGAGCGTCCAGCGGTGCGGGTCGATCCCTTGGAGGGCGAGCTGCCCTTCCCAGGCGTCCCAGCCCTCCGCGACGCTCGCGAGGATCCGCTGGACGGTGTAGTAGGGCGGTCGTTGCCGCCTCCGTACAGCTCCGTCGTCCACTCCAGCAGCTCGACCAGGACGCGGTCGGGCAGGCGCAGGCTCTTGTCCTCCACGCGGGCCGTTCCGCCGAGTTCGGCCGCCTTCGCATCGGCGTCCTCGCGGCTGCGGAAGTGATCCACGGTCTTGCCGCCCTTGATGACCTCGAACCGCAGGAACCGCTCGGCGGACTCGGGTGTCATCAGCCGGCCAAGGAAGCTCCGCATGCTGCTGTAGACGTCGCGCAGCGCCGTCGGGTCCATCTTGGTGAGGTCCTGCTCGCCGCCGATCAGCGCCTGCGCTTCCTGAATCCGGGAGTACCCGTCGAGGAACTCGTCGCCGAAGACCTCGGGAACGAAGTGCAGTTCTCCCAGGGCGCCCAGGTTGGCGACGTGGGGTTCGGTACGGACAGCGAAGTCTTTGGTTGCCACGGGCGTGCCCTTGTCTCCCGCGCTACGCCCGGCCTAACACCAGCAGCGTGCCGGGCGATAGTAGCGGTTACGCGCTGGGGATGCGTGGCGCGTCGGCAAGGAGCAGACTGGAATACAGACAATGCTACGGACAGGCCAGGCGGCGAACCCTTGGACGCGCACACAAGGGAGGCACGGCCATGAAGCAAATGTCACCGAGTACCCAGACGGCTTCCATTCCGCCCAGCCAAACGAGCGACGAGGCACGGAAGAAACTCGCCTATGACGCCGCGGTACAACGTCTCATCGACCAGAAAGCGACCTTGAACTTCTTTCGAGAGCGCTCTGCTGGTCTTTTTGCTGTCGCCAGTCTGATAGCGTCGATTTCCTCCACAGCTGGCCTCACCGGCGAGAAGAACCCACTGCCCCTGCCAGTCAGCATCGCGCTCATGGCGCTCATGGCCCTCATCGGCCTCTGCGCAACGTTTGTCCTGTGGCCGCTGAAACATTGGGGCTACAGCCCCAGGGCGGACGCCATCCTCGCGGCCAACAAACCTCTCGCCGATATCTACGAAGAAGCAACAAATGGAATGTCGGCGGCCATCACCGAAAACGACAGAAAGCTGAACTTCCGCGTACGGATGTACCGGCTAGCAGGATTGCTGACCCTCTGCGAAACACTGACAGTAGTTGCTGGCGCAGCCGCTTCAACGTGAAGGAGGACGCCGTGCCAAAGCGCCGAAAAGCTGGAAGAAATCCCCGAGGTCCTGGAGACGACGACAAGAAGAATAAGTGGGTTTACAACGGCGTGGGAGTCTCCCCAGGTGCACCCGCACCCGCTGAAACGGAGGACGACTACCGGGACTGGGTGGAGGAAGGCCCGCAGACAGTCTCCTTGCCGGAATCAGAGCACGACACCCACGCACAGCGCGACACCGCTGATCGACCGGGCGATGCGTCTTCCTCAGGAAGCAACTCGTGAGGCGCGACAACATCTAGCGCGGCCGCACCTATCGACCAAGCCGCAACGCCCTGCCCATGAAGTTGTTCGGCCTGGTCCCGGGATGCCGTACGACCTTCGCGAACACGATCTGACCGTCGACCTCGAACCGTAGGGCTCGCGCGCGCCTTGCCCGGATCAGGTGGGGGCGGGTGCCCTCGAGGACGTACAGCGTGGCGGGGTGGTCGCAGGTGATGACGCCCTGCAAGCCGTCCCGGCCCTCCTCGATGTGCCAGTCGATGTACTGCGGCATGCTGCCCGGCGCGAGACCGCGGGCGATGTCCGCGACCCGGCTCGTGCGCCGGGCGAGGTTCCGCTCGACGATCCCGCCGCGCAGCCGGAGGAACCGCGACAGCCGGCCCTGATCCAGGCGTACTTCCACGCTCACGGCGACTCTCCCTCCGGACACGCGCACGACGGCAGCGCCACGGTGACCCGCTGCTCAAAGCCCACACACTGCCCCTGCGGGCCCACGGTGCGCATCTGGCCGATGGTGTAGGTCTGCCCACGCCGGGCCGTGCTCGTTCCCGGGAAGCAGCACTCAAGGGCGTTCCACACCGCAGCCGCGTCCACGGCCAGGACCCGGGCGGCTTCCTCATGTTCCTCGCACGTCGGAGGACAGCCGCCCTCGCTGTAGGTCGGCGCGCACCGCAGGAGCGTGATGACGTACTCGGCGGCCGGACGGACCGGCGCGCAGTTGCGGCTGCCGAGGACGTCACGGGTCTCCGTCGGGAAGTGCGAGGTGGCCACCATGCCCGCGAAGTGCACGGTCAGCTGACCTGGAGTCACCGTCTTCCCGCACTCTCCCGAGCCGCAGTCGTCCCACGCCGGCGTACCCGCCACCACACACGACCGGCACGGGCAGCCCGGCTGATCCTCCACCTTGGCGGCCATCAGCGTCAGCTCCGCGCACACGCAGGCGAGGAGCTTCTCGGCGGTCTCGTGGATCACGAGCGGGCTCAGGGGCACTGCTGCACCCTCGGATACCGGAAGTCGGGGCTGTAGACCCGGCTGGGGCTGGCCTGCCGGTATGGGTTGACGACCGTCAGCCACATATCGACCAGCGGCAGCCCGGTCCGGCCCTCGCTGTAGATGACCGTCGGGTCCGCGAGCTCCATCTCCACGCCCTGGCGCACCAGCCGCGTGAGGTTCCGGTTGGCCTTGCAGCCGCACGAGCCGCTGCCGCCGCACCCCTTGAGGAGGTGGCAGGTCAGCTCGGACACCGCGGCGACGGCGGCCTCGTCGACCGGCAGGCCGATCCGGTACGTCACGGTGAACGTGTCCGGCTCGCCGGGCGCGGCCGCCATGTCCTGGCAGTCCGGCCAGCAGCCGCCGCCGACCCGCACCAGCCGGCCAGGGGCGTCGACGCGGTACTGCTCGGGCGCGAGGACCTGGCCGCCGATGTTGACCTCGGTGACGTCGTAGACCGGGCCCGGCAGGTACACCTCGCACAGCTCGCCGCACGAGCAGTCCGAACGGCAGCCGCACACGCTCGCGTTGCGCCACTGGCCGTCTGAGCCGATGTACGGGATCCACGGGCCCGTGCCCGCCCCGGCCTGGAAGGAGATGAAGCTGGACGACTCCAGGCAGGCCCTGCGGCACGGTCGTACCGTGACCGGGCATGGGCCGATCCGGCGCCCGGACAGCGCCCACAGGATCTGCGAGGCGACGAGCGTCCAGCGCTCGAGGACGTCCGCCTCGACGCCGTCGACGTCACAGCACAGGTTCGTTGGCCAGGCGTCGCATGGACCTGTCTCGATCGGCATCAGCGCCCCCGGTACTCGTAGTCGGACGGCGAGGGGAAACGGGAGCGGATGACGCGGCCGACCTCGCCGTGGGCGAAGCTGTCCGGCATCGTCGACAGGAACGGCGTGGCCCGGCTGAAGCGGGGCCCGCGGTGCATGACCTTCACGTCCTCGATCTCCGTGCCGCCGATCTCGTTCAGCACGCCATACGCTGTCCGCTTGTGCAGCACCGCGATGTCGCGGCCCGCGTCCAAGGCGCGGAGCATCCCCGCCTTGGATACCGGCAGAGGCACGTGCAGCTCGTAGCACCACGGGTTCATGTACCCGTGGTCGACCAGGAGGTCAGCGGTCTCCCGCATACCGGCCAGGTAGGGGCCAGAGGCTCGGGCCGCGTAGTACTTCTCGACCTCGCGGACGGGCCCGCGGTGCAGCACGGGCATCGTGTCCAGCGGCTCCATGACGAACATGTCGTCGTTGGCGTACAGGAACGTGTCCGTGATCTCCGGGTGCTCGCAGGCCGCCCGCATCGCCGCCGTGGTGTTGGCGTACTTCGTGCCCGTCTGCCGCGTCGGAATGTGGCCGACCCCGCCCAGCCAGACCGGCTTGTACCCGACGATCCACACGCGCCGGTGCGGGAGGCACGCCTGCCAGCTTCTCAGCGCGTAGCGGAGCTGCTGGTTGGCGGGCTGCTCCCGCACCGGCACGACCAGGTCGAGGTCGGCCACGGTCAGGACGCCAGGCAGAGGCCGCCGGTGACCGGGGTGTACTCGCAGACCGGCTCGGGCGGCGCCACCGTCGTGACGAACGTACGGCGGTGGCAGGTCGCGCCGAGCGGCGTGAGCAGCGGGCCCGGGGTGCCGGCCGCGTCCGTTGCCATGACGTCGTACGGGCCGACGCCCCAGCCGCCACCGGCCCGGGTCGCGCCGGTCAGCTGGAGCGTGACCGCCTCGCTGCCCACCTCCAGGTCGCCGAGGATGCCGTTGGTGACCCACGGCAGCAGGAAGTAGATCCACGCGCCGTCACCGGTGCCGTCGGCGGCGCAGGCGTCGGAGCCGAGGACCTCCGCCCAGAGTTCGAGGGCGAAACCAGAGTTGCACTGGAGCGAGCAGTCGTCGTAGCCGATCGGCCGGCCCGCGTAGTCGTAGACGACGGGGTTACCGGTCGTGATCTCCAGGAACTCCGGGGAGACGCTGAAGAAGTTGACCTCCACGTCGTAGCCGTTGAATGTAGGACAACCGCGCTTGAAGCCGCACTGGCGGCCGTTGGCGGCCTTGTAGGTCACGTCGTCGCCGTCGTCGGTGTTCGGGTTCATCGCGACGCTCGCCAGGCAGTCGAAGACGAATCCGTTGTCCTCGCCGCAGACGGGCCGTCCACAGGCGTCGACTCGGGTCACGCGGACCGTGTCGAGGTTGGCGATCAGGGGACAGGTCACTGGGGCCCTCCAGCACGAAGCGTGCAGTGGCTCGGCCCACAACCAGCAGCGAACGTGTGAAGCGCCCGGCCTAGCGCCAGCGGCTGCGACCAGCATAGCCAGGAGACCCGCCTCGAACACCGCTGGCTTACGCCTGGTCAGGAAGCCGCCGTGAACGCCCGACGAGATCCGTGATCGCGTCGACCCACAACTTCAGCTCCTCGCGGGCCTGGTCGGCGAGGAACGCGCTGCGCGCCCGAGCTGCCATCGACGCCTTCCGGTAGCTGTCGCCACCGGCGTGCAGCTCGGAGACGGCTTCCACCCAGGCGGGCGGGTCCCAGCGGTCCAGGAACAGCGCGCCGTCACCGAGGGCCTCTTGCAGTCCGGGCGTGGGGTGGGCGATGACCGGGATGCCCGAGGCGAGCGCCTCGACGGCGGCCATGCCGTACGACTCGTAGATGCTCGGGGCGAGCAGGATGCGTGTGCGTGCCCACACGTCGCCGCGCATGTCCGACGTCTGCCCGATGATCTGGGCGTTCGGCGGGTGCGGGGCGAGGATCTGCGGGCCGTGGGAGCCGGTGACGCCGAGGAACGGCACCGTCGGAAGGGCTTCGGCGACCGCGTGCCATGTGTCGACGCCCTTGTCCCGGTTGAGGTTGACCAGGGTGACGTGCTCGCCGGTCACCGGCGCACGGTGCTCGTCCGCGATGACTGGCGGATGCACGACCAGGCGCGGCACCCGGCCCACTTCCGGGTAGCGGGGCGCAAGGGACGCGACGACCCAGGCCGTGTTGTAGACGCACAGGTCCGGCAGCAACCGCAGCGCGCGGGCGTTGGTGTCGAAGTCGGAGTGCAGCAGCAGTACGGAGCGGGCTCGCAGCCGGCGTCCGAGGATCAGCGCCCGCTCGGCGAACCCGTGGTGAGAGACCATCACCTTCGGCCGCAGGGACCGCAGCAGGGCGGGCGCGGCCGTCGGGTCGGCCTTGCGGTGAGGGACACCGTCCACCTCCCACTGCGGGGGCGCCTCGGGCATCTGGGAGGCGACGACGAGGACGTTCATACCGGCCTCGTGCAGGGCCCGCATCATCGTCTGGAGCATCGTTTCTGACCCGGCCCGCCGGTACGGGACGCTGTAGTGCACCCACGCCACCACGTCGGCACGGGCCGGTTTCCGGGGTGCGCGTGCTGGGGCGGGGCGGTCCTTCTTGATGTCCTCGCAGACGGCTGTGAAGGCCCGCAGCCTGTCCGCGTGGTCGAGGCCTGCGGTGTGTGCTCGGGCCGCGGCCGCCGCCGCGGCGTAGGCGTCCGGGTCGGCCAGGCGCCGGATCTGCGCCGCCCACCGGTGCGGCTCATCGCGGGGCACGTAGGTGGCGGCGTCGCCGAGGGCCTCGCGGATGCCGGGAAGTGGGGCGGCGATGACGGGGATGCCGGACAGCATGGCTTCCACACCGGCCCGCCCGTACGACTCTCGCGCCGAGGGCATCAGCAGCAGCCGTGTCCGCGCGTACAGCTCGCGCGGGTCCATCCGGTCGACCAGCTCGACGTTCGGCAGGTCCAGCGGCACCGGCCGGCCGGTCCCCCGCACGACGAGGAACCGGGTGTCGGGCAGTTCGGCGGCGACGGCGGCCAGGACGTCGGCGCCCTTCGTGACGCTGCTGCCGTTCAGGGTGACGAGCCGGCCGGGCGTCGTCCGGTACCGGCCTGGGTCGATCGGCGGGGGCAGGACGACGGCGGGCCCCCGGTAGCCGCTGTAGTGGTCGCGGCACGCCTGGGACGGAAACCAGGCCAGCCGCGGCCTGCCGAGCTGCCGGTTGACGGACATGCCGTGCACGAGGAGCAGATGGGGCACGCCGCGTACCTGGGTGACGATGCCGGGGGCTCGGCGATCGCCGTGGTGGGAGACGACCAGTTCGGGCCGGACCGCCTCTGCGGCCCGCCACCAGTAGCCGAACGGCCACACCCGCACACCGTCTTCGGTGCGGACGGCGGCGGGTGCGGTCGCCGTGGTGGTGACGACGTCGACCTGGTGCCCGGCCTCGACCAGGCCCCGCAGATACTCGCGGGTGGTTACGTGGGCGCCCGTCGACGGCAGGCCGCCGTAGGCGGGCAGGAAGGCTAGGACGCGCACGACCTACTGACCGCCGCCGGTCGAGCCGTCGCCTACCGGCAGCTCGTCGATCGGGACGACAGGCGGCGGCGTGCCCTCGGGCGGAGGTGGTACGTCGCCGTCTGCAGCGATGAACTCGGCCGCGTTGGCGTCGGCCTCCTCACGGGCTGCGGCGATCCGCGCCTGGTACTCCTCGGCGGTGATCTCCGTCCAGTCGTCCGGCAGCGACGGGCCGGCGATCGGCCCGTCTCCGGTGGTGGCGAACGACAGCCCGTCAGGGGATGCGTAGTAGCGGGTCATCCGTCCTCCGTTACGCCTGCGTGGTGGTATGGATCGTGGCGTCCGACGTCCACGAGTTGATGGTGATCGTTCCGGCGATCACCCGGACCGCGCAGAAGAAGTGCAGCGCCAGGGTGCTGTTCGCGGCCCGGTCAAAGCCGGACTCCGATACGGAGCCGGCGTACCGCTCGCGCCTGGCCGTACCGAACGCCGTCAGGACGCCTTCGAGGGGCCGGATCTGGAGGGCGCCGCCGTCCTCCTGGTAGACGTAGCCGAGTTCGAACGTGGCCGTCGAGCTGGCGCTGATGTCGATCGAGGCGTGGACGTGCGAGGTGTACGACCACAGCCGGCACTCGTTACCGAGGAAGTTGGCGGGCACGTCGAACGCGACCACGGCGGCCACGCCGCCGGGCTGGAGGAATGCCCAGCCGCCGGTGGGGCCGATGTTCGACACCACCGGGTTCATGTGCTCCTGGTAGATGTGGTCCGCCGCGGTGTAGTGCTCGGGCGGCGTCCACAGCGCGCCAGTGTTGGGGTCGCACTTCAGCGTCGAGTGGTCGACGTCTGTGCAGTCCCAGTGATCAGCCCAGGCGTCCGAACCGGCGATCGGGAACGCGCGCAGCGGATCACCGGCTGTCCCATCGCCCTGGAGGCCGCAGCCGATGACGTCCGGCGGGACGTAGAGCCGGTTGTCGGCGCCGAAGGCCAGCCGGTTGCCTGCATCGGCCGACGGCGCGACGAGAAGGCCGGACGGGGACGCTTCGACGCCGTTCTGTTCGGGCGCCACGATGACGTCACCGGAGACGACGTACGGGTCTCCGGCTGTGCCGGTACCGGTCACCGTGACGTCCAGCGTGGTGGTGTCGGCGGCCTCCAGCGCGGTTCCGGCCGCGGCCGGGGTGTAGATCCCGCCGTCGGAGCCGATCGTCGTCTGGTTTCCCGCGTCGCCGCTGATGTCGGCCGCGATCACTCCGGTCGCCGGGTCGTAGTCGATGCCATCCCCGGCCGACAGGCAGCCGCGCACATCGGCGCACTCGACGAACAGACCGTCAGGGCCGGACTGGAGCAGGTTCGTTCCGCCTGCGGGCGGGGAGGGGTCGACGATGACGTCCGCCGTGACCGTGTACGGGTCCCCGGCCGCGCCGGTGCCGGTGAGGCCGAGGTCGACGGTCGTGGAGTCGGCGACGGCGAGCGCTGTCGGCTCGGCGGCGTCGGCGCTGATCGTGTACGGGTTGGCCGCGCTCCCGTTACCGGTGACGGTGACGCCGGGGCCGGCGGTGACGCGGCAGTTGCACGGCGAGACGCCGCAGCACTTGGCCATGAGAAGGCTCCAGGTGGAGAGCAGTCCCGCCCGGCCCACAACCAGCGGCGTCGATGCGTTCGAGGGTGATCAGATGCCCACTGCGTGGGCGTGCACGGTGACACCGGCGGCGGGCGAACCCACGGCCAGGACGCCGATGCCGAGAATCGTCACGCCTGCTGAGGCGAGGACATTGACGGTCGTCGCCGTCGCACTGTTGGCGGTGATGGAGTGCGAGCGGAACGCGCTGGCTCCTTGGAGGCCGACGGTGACGGCGGGAGGCGACGAGAACGCACCGGCGGGCCAGGCGAACGTGACGTTGCCTGACCCATCGGTCACGCCGGTCGCCCGCTCCACGCGGACCGTCGTCGGGCTGTAGCGTCCCGCGGTGCTCACTTAGATCTCTCGGGTGCTCGTCACGAGGAAATCGGACCCGGCGACGCCGGTGAACACGAACGCGTCCTGCAGCGACTCGCCCGCGTCGCCGCCCCGGTCCACGCCCCACGTCAGGGAGGTTCCGGCCGCCACGGTGACGGCCGTGCCGCCTCCGATAGCAACGGTCGGGGATCCTGCGTAGACGACCAGGGTCACGGAGCGGGCGCCGGCCGGGATGGTGATGTTGCCCGCGCCGGTCTGCCGCTGGATCGTGGAGTCGATCTGCGGGTTCGGCGCGGGGGCCTGCTCGGCGTCACAGCGCACCACCGTGCCCGTGGGCACGTAGGGCGTCGCGCCGTCCAGGGTGGTGTCGGTGACGACCGTCGCGCCGTCCTCGGTGCTGTAGCGCCGCAGGAAGCTGCCGGCGTCGTCGCACAGGATCTCGTACTCGTCATCGGGCGTGGCCGCTGCCACGCTTCCGCTGGTACCGGACATGGGCGGAGTCTCCTCGGTGCGGTCAGGCGATGCGGTTGAAACGGACCATGGTGCGGCCGATGTTGTCGGTGCCGATGCCCGCCACCTTCGGTGTCCCGCTGGCGGCGAACCAGGCCGCTTGCAGGCGCAGGCTGGTGGGCGTGGCGACCTGGTACTCCAGGGCCGTGCTGGCGGTGCGGTTGTCGCCGCTCTCGATGGACGGCTGCCCGGCCTGGGTGATGACGCTCTGCTGGTTCACCAGGAGTTCGGAGCGCGGCACGACCACGCCGGCGGTGGCGTCGAAGAGGCGGGCGACGATCCACACGTTGGCCGGGGAGTCGATACTCAGGGCCGCTCGAACGGTGACGTCCAGGTCGTACGTGCCAGCGCTCGGGAGCTGCGCCACCAGCCCGGTGTCCGCCCAGGTGTTCGCGGCCAGCGAGGTCATGGCAAAGCCCGGCGCGGGCTGTTCGGCCAAGCCGTGCTCAAGCAGCCGGAGGGCGGCACTGGTTCCGGACATGGAGGCCTCCGGGATCGGGAGGGGCAGGGACGTTAAGCCGTGCTGGCGGGGCCGGTCATGCTGCCGTGTCGTCTGGCGGGCCGAGCCAGTGGCAGGAGATGCGGGTTCGGCCGTCCGCGTTGGAGACGACGGAGGCGTTGCCGCTCGTGCCGATGCGGTAGGCCCACAACGTCACGACGTCGCCGGCCGCGAAGGGGTGCAGGAAGCTGAGGCCGCCGGTCGCCTGCACGACGGAGCCCGCGCCGTTGGTGCCCGCGAGCATGGCCTCACTGCCGCCGATGATCACGCCGTTCTTGTAGAGCGCCGCAGAGGAGTACACGGCACCGGCGACACCTACGGGCATCTGCACGACACCTCGGGCGTTGTAGTCCACCTCCCACACCCCAGCCCGGGGGATCGTCAGCGGCGGAACCTCGGTGATCTGCTCGTAGACGCGGTCAGCGCCGGTCAGGTTGTGGGCGAAGGTGAGCGTCGAGCCCTGCGCCCAGGAGGCGTCTACGCGGTCAAGGCTCGCTGCGGTGCCGGTCATCAGTCGCTCACCTTCGTGAAGCCGAGGCGCGCGCCCCAGAGGGAGGATGCGGTGGAGTCGTTGAAGCCGACGTGCGTGCGCGCGCCCTCCAGGCGGACCGAGGTCGGCCCGCTCACGGTGAGCCGGTGGTTCAGGCTGCCCGCGTTCTGCAACAGCATGTTGGCCGTGGTGCCCGCGATGTTGATGTTGGCGTACTGCACGCGCCGCTGGGAGTTGGCCAGAGCGGCGTTGAGGGTGACGTTGAACAGGCGGGCGTCGATCGCCACGGCGAACGGCGTCGTGGCGGTGATGCTGGAGAAGAAGTCGGCGGTCAGGTTGTACGTCCCGGCCTCGGGCAGCAGGACCTGCGCGCCGGTCGACACCCACGTGCCGGACGCCACCGGCTGGAGGTCCGCGCCCTGGCCCGGCCCGGTGCCGAATGCCTCCCCGCTGACCGGGGTCAGCCGCGCCCCGACCGTCCACGTCTCCGGGCACGCCCCGGCCGCGGGCGCCTGGACGTCGATGTCGACGGAGCGGTCCGTGCCGATGGCCCCGCCCGTGGCCACGCCCTGGAGGACCGCGCGCGGCACGAGGAGCCCGCTCGTCGTCTCCTGGAGCGCGTTGCACGCGGCCGGGTCGAGGCGCGGGTCGACCCGGTACGTACGTCCGCAGGGCCCGGCCATCAGTCGCTGACCTTCTTGAAGCCGAGGCGGGAGTTCGCGGTCTGGAGGCCCGTGGTGGAGACCGGGCTCCCGCTGCTGTCGAGGCGCATGACCTCCGCGCGGATGGTGGTGGACCCGGCGGTCGTGATGAACCGGTGGAAGGTGCCCATGTCGCTGTCGCTCATGAAGCTGCCGGGGTTGTTGTCGGCGTTCTGCTGGATGGTGTACTGACTGCCGCCCACGGCGTTGCCGTTGGTGACGTTGAACAGGCGGCCCGCGATGGCGATGTTGTACGAGCCGCTTGACGGGTTGGTGGCGATCACCGTGTGCAGGGTCGCGGTGACCTCGTAGACGCCGGCCTCCGGCAGGACGACGGACATGGTGCTGTCCACCCATGCGCCGCTCGGTGTGGCCACCAGGTCCACGAACGCCGCGAGCAGCGTCTCACCGAACACGGGCGTCAGCCTGGCCCCAACCTGCCAGTTGGCCGGGCACGCGCCGGCGGCCGGTGCGGTCACGTCCACGTCTACCGAGCGGTCCGTGCCGACCGCGCCGCCCGGGGCGATGCCCTGGAGGGCGACGGACGGGACGAGGAGACCGGCAGCGGACTCGCTCAGGGCGTTGCACGCGGCCGGGTCGACAGTGGCCGCCGAGCCAGAGCCAGAGCGGACCACCATGGTCCCGCCACCGCAGCACTTACCAGCCATCAGGCACCTTCCTGGGTCAGGGTGTCGGCGGTGGGCAGGGCGGCCAGGTAGGCGGCCTCGTCCACCTCCTCGTATCCGAGTTCTGCGTAGGGCGCGGCGTCTCGGAGGTTGTAGATGACCTGGACGCCCTCGCCCTCCTTCGTGAAGTAGCGGGGGTTCGGGGTGGGCTGCTCGTCGCTCATGACGGCTCGTCTCCTCGGGCTGGAGGGGCCGCCGCCCAGGCGCGGGCGGCGGCCCCTGGGGCGGGTCAGCGGTAGGTGTAGTTCAGGAGGAACTGTGCGGCGGCCGAGGCGCCGGCGAAGGAGGCCGCGGCCAGGGCGCTGTCCTCGTCCTTGGCGACGGACCACGTCATCGTCACGCCGGCCGGGATCGGCACGGCGCTGCCGTCCGTCATGGTGACGTTCACGGTGTCCGCGAGGACGGTCAGGCTGACGCTCTGCAGGCCGGGGAAGCTCCCGGCCAGGTCCTGGGCCGCGGTGCCCGTCACGGCCCGTACGCCGGTGCTCAGGGGCCCCGGCGTGGAGTCCTCGGCGGTGCACTCCACCGGAGCGGTCGGCGTGTACGGCTGGGAGGGGTCGCCGTCCAGGTAGGCGCCGAGGAGCGCCGGGGCGTCCGTGCCGCTGGGGTCGATGGCCCATAGCTCGGTGTACAGGACGTCACCGATGCCGTCGCCGTCCGTGTCGTCGCAGCCGCACCGCTCCAGGAGCTGCTTGACGTTCGTGTCCGTGGTGCTGTCGTCGACGGTGCACTCCACCGGGGCGACCGGCGTGTACGGCTTGGCCGGGTCGCCGTCCTCGTAGGTGGCGAGGAGGACCGGGTCGGTGCCGTTGCACGGGTCGATGGCCCACAGCTCGGTGTAGATGACGTCACCGATGCCGTCGCCGTCGGTGTCGTCACACCCGCACCGCTCGATGACCTGCTTCGCGCACGAGTCCGTCGTGCCCGTTCCAGCCGTTGCGGAGCAGACGCTCACCTCGCCCTGGGGCGTGTATGGGGTGCTGCCGTCCAGTTCCGTGTCCCTGGTGCCCAGGAGCAGGCCGGTGCAGTCGTAGGTGAACGCCCGCAGGAACGGGGTCGCGGTGGCCTCGGTGCCCTCCGTCTCCACCGTGAGGGGGCGGATGACGAGGTCCCGGTTCAGAGCGCCGCCGGTGCTGAGGTCGGTGAACCGCACCGTGACGGTGCCGCTCGGCGGGGCCGTGAACGCGAGGGGCGGCTGAGCGACGACGGCCCCGGCCGAGCCGCTGCCGTTGGACAGGTTGACGGTGCTCGTCGCGAGGACGGTCGTCCCGTCCAGGACGTCTACCTGGTAGATCGCATCGTTGGTGGCCGGCGGGTTGCCGCCGCCGCCCCATCCGGCGTCGAACAGCAGCTCACTGGCGGCGCCGCTGGTGAGGCCGGTCACGGCGCGCTCCGCCACGCCAGTCACAGGGACGTTGGACCGGGAGAACTGGAGCGTGTCGCCGATGACGACGACGTTGCCCGTGAGGGTGAAGGAGTCGGCCGGTACCGGGATGGGCGCGGCTGGCGAGTACACCAGGTCACAGAGCTGGGCGATCTCGGTGTCCCCGCACGGCGTGGTGCTCGGTGCGGTTGCCTCGCACTGGGCGACCTCGCCGGTGACGGTGTACGGCTGCCCGTCCAGGGTGGTGTCTGTCGTGGCGAGGACGTCGCCCGTCTCGCAGTCCGTGACCAGAGTCCGCAGGAACTGCGTGGCGGTGGTGGCCTCGCAGCCCTCCAGCTCCAGGGACATGGTGAACTGGTCGGCCGTCCACTGCTTCGAGGACAGGTGGAAGGTCTCCAGGACGAGCGCCACGTAGAGGTTCCCGGCGGCGACCTCGGCGGCCGTGATGGGGACGCTCAGGGTGAGCGTCTGCACGGTGCCGGCGGGCGCGTCGTGGAGCACGTCCTTGGAGGCGAGGAGCGTCGTCCCCTTGGTGAGCTGGAGCGCGCCGTCCCACGCCTGTCCCTTGCCGGGCCCGTTGTTCGTGACCCGTACGGAGACGTTGAGGGTGCCGGACGCGCCGTCACACCCGGCCAGGTCGGCGGCAATCTTGCCGGTGGCGACCGGGTGGACCTGTGCGGGGGCCGGGCCCGGGTCGGCGGGCCACACCAGGGAGCCGCCCGCCCACAGGGACGTGTACGGGCCGGGCAGGGTCGGGAACCGCTGGAGCCCGGCCTCGGCGCTGGTGGCGTCCGTGATGGTGGGCGTGATGGTCGTGGTGGAGTCCGCCGGGACGTCGCACACCAGGACCGTCTGAGAGTCGCGGCACGGCTCCACAGAGCAGGAGCCCACGGTGCCGGTCGGCGTATACGGGGCGCCGTCCAGGGTGTAATCGCTGTGGCCGACGATGGCGCCGTTCTCGTCGCGGGCGTAGTCCCGGACGAACGCCGTCACGGTGCCGTCCGTGGCGGTGTCGCACAGCTCCAGGATGTCCCGCTCCGGCTGCTCGACGCCGGCCGGGCACACGGTGACGGTACCGGTGGGGGTGTACGTGCCGCCGGTGACGGCGTCGACCAGGCGGACGGAGGCGATGGCACCGATGTCGTCGTAGGTGTACTCGACGAGGACCAGGCCCACCACGTCGCCGCCTGCGTCCACGTCGCAGAACGTGCCGGACACCTGGATGCTGCGGGACTCTCCGCAGGCGACAGTCCCGGCCGGGACCGCGCCCGCCGACCACGCCCCGGTGGTGAGGTTGATCCACCCCTCGCTGGTGACCGCTCCGGTGCAGTCCCGGACGACCGTGACGGCGATGGGGGTGCCGTCCGCCAGGCACAGGCCGACCGAGGTGACCGGGGTGGTCGGGGACTCGCAGTCCGGGGAGGTCGGGCAGACACCGACGGTGCCGGTGGCGGTGTACGGCGTGCCGTCGAGGCCGCGGTCGAGGGTGGCGAGGAGCGCGCCCTCACAGTCGTACGTGGTGGCTCTCACGAACTGGGTGGCGGTGCCGTCCGCCGCCACGTCGCACAGGATCTGCGCCGTGGTGGTGGCGTTGCAGCCGCCCGACGACGAGCACGGGCCCAGGGTGCCGGTCGGGGTGTAGGCGGCGCCGGTGACCGGGTCCACGGTGCGGGTGCCGACTCGGGCGCCGCTGGTCGTGTCGTAGATCGGCTCGACGAGGGCGACGCCGGCGACCGTGCCGTCCGCCAGCACGTCACACAGCAGGACGGTCTTCACGTCCACACGGGGCGTGGCTGCCGCTCCGCTGACGATCACGGGTCCCTGCCCGCAGCATCCACTCACAGCGTTACTCCTTGGGTCCACGTGATGGTGACGGTGCCGGTGTCGGCGGTGATGGTGAGCGGGCCGGTGAGGGCCGCGTCGTCGTCGCGGGCGACGCTCCAGGTGGCCGCCTCGCCCGTGTGCAGGGTGCTGGCCCCGTCCGCGGTGGTGATGGTTCCGGTGCCGCCGTGCGCGACGGCGGTCACGGACTGCAGAGTGGGGATCCCCGAGGCGTCCCACGGTGGGGCGCCTGCCGCGAGCTCCACGCGGTGGGCCTGCACGCCGAGCGCCGGGGGCGCGCCCTCGGCCTCGTCGGCGGCATCACAGGAGACGGGCGCCACGGGCGTGTACGGGGCGGTGAGGCCGTCCGTGTAGGTGCCCAGGCTGCTCAGGTTGCCGTCGCAGTCGACGGCGAGCAGCTCCACATAGCCCACGTCGGGGAGGCCGTCCCCGTCCGTGTCGTCGCACCGGCACGCCTGGATCACGTTGTTCGCGTCGCACGGCGGGACCGTGACCGATGACCCGTCACCGTCCGCCGCGCACTGCCCGACCTCACCGGCCACGGTGTACGGCGTCGCGCCGTCCAGACCGACGTCCACGGTGGAGACGAGGTCGCCGTCGCAGTCGTGGGTGAAGCGCCGCAGGAACGGTGTGCGGGTGACGGTCAGTGCCTGGGTCCGCACCTCCAGCGGCATGAGGAACAGGTCGCGGTCGTTGACCGGGCCGCCGGTCGTCTGGTCGGTGAAACGGATGGTCACCGCGCCGGTGGCGGGGGCGATGAACGCCACCGGTGGCAGGTCCTCGGTCAGCACACCGCCCGGGAAGACGTTCGACCCGTTGGAGACGTTGCGCGTCCTGTCGGCGAGCACCGTGGTGCCGTCCAGGATCTCCAGCAGATAGATCGCGTTGTTGGTGGCCGGGGAGGGGTTTCCGGCGCCGATCCACGCGGACGCGAACCGGAACTCGTACATGGTGGCCGGGAGCAGCCCGCCCACGGTCAACTCGGCTACGCCGTCGGCCGGCTGGTTGGCCTGGGCGAACCACAGGGTCGTGCCGTCGTTGGCGGCCACCACGTTCCCGGTGAGGGCGAAGTCGCCCGCCGGGGTCGGGATCGGGGCCTGCGGGTCGTAGGTCAGGTCACAGAGCTGAACGACCTCGGTGTCTCCGCACGGCTGCTGCGGGCAGCACGATCCGCCGGTGGCCGCGCACTCGCCAGGCTCGCCGGTGAGTGTGTAGGGCTGGCCGTCCATGGTGGTGTCCACCACGGCGGTGACCGCGCCCGTCTCGCAGTCCACGGTGACGTTGCGCAGGAACTGGACGTCGCACCCGGTCTGGTCGTAGACCACCGTGGCGGCGAAGTCGGACAGCTGCCACGCGGTGTGGCGCGGGGGCGGGCAGGTGGCGCCGCTGTCGTCGTAGGCGTCGAAGGCGAGCAGGACGGCGATGTTCCCGGCGGCGAGGTCGGCGGCGGGGACGTCGGCCTCGACGGTGAGCGTGCCGGCCCACCCGACGGGGGTGTCGACCGGGGCGAGCGAGATGTCTACCCGGTTCGCTTCGCCGGTGCCGTTGTAGAGCCCCAGGAAGCCGGTGATGCGGCAGCCGACGTCGGGGCCGAGGGCGGTGACGTCGACCTGCGCCGTCACGTGCGCGGTGCCCGTGTCACAGGCCGGCCGCGGGGCCTGGATGATCGCCGCGGCGGTGCGTACGGTTCCGCCCGTGCCCGGCTGCGGGCCCGCAGCAGCCGGGAGGTTCAGCGTGCCGCCGTCCCACAGGGCTTGGGCCCCGGCCGTGGCCACGCCCGTGGTGTACGGGTAGTACGGCGCGCCGGGGGTGTCCGTGACGGTCGGTGCCGGGGCGCCGTCGGTGGGCAGGTCGCACAGCAGGAGAGTGCTCGTGTTACGGCACGGCTCGGGCTCCGGTGAGCACACGCCGAGCGTTCCCACGGGGGTGTAGGGCGCTCCGTCCAGGGTGAGGTCCACCACGGCGGTGACGGCGCCTGCCTCGTCCTGGACGAGCTTGCGGACGAACGGCCCGGCGTCGTCGCACAGGACCAGCTCCCCGTGGAAGGTGTCCGGGGTGACCGTAACGGGGCCGGGCACCTCGGAGGGGCAACGGCCCACGGTGCCGGTTGCTGTGTAGGGGGTGACGCCGTCCAGGGCGGTGTCCGTGACGGTGGGGGTGCCGCCGCCGGCTGGGAAGACTAGGCGGCGCAGGAACGGCGTGCTCGTGCCGCCGGCGGCGACGTCACACAGGACGAGGATCTCGGTATCCGGCTCTACCGGCTGCGGGTCTTCCTCCGCCGGCTGGCAGACGCCGACCAGGCCGGTGGGCGTGTACGGGGTGGACCCGTCCAGGAGCGTGTCCGTGGTGGAGATGACGGTGCCCGTGCAGTCCCGGCACACGGTGCGGGCGAACTGGCCGCCCAGGGAGACGTCCAAGGCGCCGAACTCCCAGGTACCGAACCGGCGGCACTCGGTGCTGGCGTTGCGGCCGCCCAGGTACTGGAGCGTGAACGTGGTGACGCCGGTGACGCGGAACCTGGCCGACTGCGCCCGGGTGGGGGTGTTGAGGGTGCACCCGGCGTTGGTGACGGTGGAGTCCACGCGCAGGATGTGGGTGACCTGGTTGTAGCTGTAGCCGGACGGCAGGCTCAACGGCACTGCGCCCGGGGGGAGCTGGACCTGGTTCTCTCCGGGCGCGGTGCCGGTCGAGTAGGTCATGGCGATGCTGAAGTCGACGTTCACCGGCTGGTTGAACGTCCACCGGGTGACGGGCACGGCCGGGTTGGGGAAGACGGCCACGTCCCACCAGGCCGCGCCGTCGCTCTGCCTGTTCGGCGCGAACGGGTTGGGGGCGGTGGCCGCCCAGGTGACGCCGTTGGACAGCGTGCCGGTGGAGGCAGTGCCGGCGATGGTGGCCGGGGGCGCGCCGTTGGTGTCGCACAGGACGACGGTCTCGCAGTCACGGCACTGGTCGACGCAGCGGCCCACGGTGCCGGTCGGTGTGTACGCGGTGCCGTCCAGCAGGTAGTCCGCGTGGCCGGTGATGGCGCCGGTCTCGTCGCGGGAGTAGTCCCGCACGAACTGGGTGACCGCGCCGCCTGCAGCGGTGTCGCAGAGCTGCACCAGGTCGCGTTCGGGCTGCTCGACCCCGACCGGGCAGGTCGTCACCTCGCCCTGCGGGGTGTAGGTGGTGCCGGTGGTGGCGTCGACCAGGCGCACGGCGTCGACCGCGCCGTCCGCACCGTAGGTGTACTCGATCAGCACCAGGCCGAGGACGTCGCCGCTGACCGGGTCGACGTCGCAGAACGTGCCGGTCGTGCTGATGCTGCGCGGGTTGCCGCACGCCATGGTGCCGACGGGGGGATCCCCGGCGGTGTAGGTGCCGGTGGTGAGGTTGAGCCAGCCGTCCTGGGTGACGGTGCCGTCGCAGTCGCGGGTGACCACCACGGCGATCGGTGTGCCGTCCGCCAGGCACAGGCCGAGCGTCGCCGCCGGCGTCGTCTGCGCCTCGCAGTCCGGGGCGGCCGGGCACAGGCCGACGGTGCCGGTGACGACGTGCGGTGTGGAGCCGTCCAGCTCCACGTCCTCGTAGGAGGCCGTGTCGCCGAGCCACGAGTAGCGGCGCAGGAACGGTCCGGCATCGTCGCACAGGGTCAGCGTCTCGGTCGTCTCGGTCGCGTACTCGCAGTCGACCGGCGCGGTCGGCGTGTACGGGACGGACGGGTCGTCCTGGTAGGTGAGGACGAGTTCGGCCGTGCCGTCGGCCTTGATGCACCACAGCTCGCTGTAGGAGACGTCAGCGACGCCGTCGCCGTCGGTGTCGTCGCAGCGCTGGCGGCACACGGTGTCGACGCAGCCCGAGGTGCAGGGGCCCGCGTCGACCGGGGGCGGGCCGGCCGTGAAGACACCCGCCGTGTCCAGCCAGCCCGCAATGACCGGGTCGTCGGGAGTCGAGCCACACGTGTCGCAGCCCGATCGGACGACCAAGAGCACGGTGGTGCCGTCGGCGCGGCACAGCGGCGTCGACGTGATCGACGGGGAGCAGCAGGCGTCGCTAGCGCAGGCGCCGACGGTGCCGGTGACGACGTGCGGGGTCTGCCCGTCGAGCGCGACGTCCTCGAACGTGGCGATCCCGTTGAGGAACGTGTACCGGCGCAGGAAGGGCCCGCCGTCGTCGCACAGCATCACCGTCTCGGACTCGGGGCAGCCGTAGGTGCAGTCGACCGGCGCGGTCGGCGTGTACGGCACGCTCGGGTCGTCCTGGTAGGTGAGGACGAGTTCGGCCGTGCCGTCGGCATGGAAGCACCACAGCTCCCTGTAGGTGGCGTCCGCCTGGCCGTCGCCGTCCGTGTCGTCGCACAGCTGGCGGCAGATCGTGTCGATGCAGTTCGTCGTGCACGGTCCGGCGTCGGCCGGTGCCGGGCCCTCGGTGAAGACTCCGGTGACCGGGTCGATCCAGCCGACAACAGCCGGGGCGGCAGCCGGGTCGCCGCAGTCGACGCACTCGGAGCGGATGACGACGAGGACGGTCGTGCCGTCCGCGCGGCACAGCGGCGTGGAGGCGATCGAGGGCGCGCAGGCGCAGGCGCCTGGCGTGCCGCCGCCGCCTGGAGCGCACGGGACGGGCGAGACCGGCATGGGTCAGTCCTCCGGGTGGGCCTTACGGCGGTGGGCGGCGAGAGCGCGGTCGTTCTTGAAGGGGCGGTCGCAGTCGGCGCACTTCGGCCCTTCGTCTTCCGGGCTTGCGTCGCTTGCGTCGCTTTCCTCGACCGGGGCGGGGTCGAGCGGCACGGCGTCGGCGGGGTATGCCTCGGCCGGAACCTCGGGCAGCGGCTCGCCGGGGATCCCCTCCCTCTCCGGCAGGTCGACGCCCAAGAGTTCAGGCCCGCTGGCGGTCTCGGTCGGCTCCGCCTGCTCGTCGGGGCTGACGTACGGGTGACCGTCGACGACCGCGCCGATGAGCAGCTGCTCGGGCATGGTGGTGAACAGCTCGTTCGGGACGGCGAAGTCCGACGGCGAGACCGTGCGCAGCTTCGGGTCCTGCGTGACCGCCCAGCGCGCGAAGTCGACCCGCCGCTGCGGGGCGGGCCGGACGGTGATGAACGCTCTACTCACGGGCAAAGGCCCCCATCTGGTCGTGTACGGCGGTCATGCGGGGCACGTCGACACGTTGATCGCGCAGACGGTGCAGGTCGTCGCGACGACGTAGGTCCGCTCGACGAGCACGCGCTGCGTGTTGGTCCGGTAGTTGATCGACGGGCCGGGCTGATCCGGGACGGTCATGGCCGGGCCGCGCCGTACGACGACCGGGCCGGTGATGTACAGCCAGGCCGTGCCGGGGTCGGCGGGGATGTTCCCGGGGCCGGTGTTGGCGGTGCTGTATCCGGCGCCGATGACGACGCAGTTCCCGGCGAGCGTGGTCGGAGGACCGCCGCCCGGGTCGCGCTGGACGACGTTGCAGCAGCCCAGCAGCGCGGCGGCGCCGGCCGGGACGTGGAGAACGCCGACGCCGCCGTACTGCTCGGCCAGGCAGCCCTCCAAGGCGGCGACGCCCTGCGCCATGTCGACAGGCCCGGCGGCCGGGGTGAGGTCCGTGGCTGTCGCGGCGAGGGTGTTCGTCCAGAAGCCGAGTTCGACGGCTTCCTGCTCGCCGAGTTCGAGGGACGCCTCGGCGTGCTGGCGGGCCTCGGCGTAGCTCCAGCCCATCGTGGCGCACTCGGCGCCCGCATAGACCGTGATGGGGTCGGCGTGCTCGGTGGTCGGGCGGCAGAACTGCTTCTGCGTGGGGGCGCCGGGACTCTCGTCCGTGCCCACGCAGGGGTCGTTCCACACCTCGACCGGGCAGCAGCCGAGCGCCATCCACTCGACGCCCAGCAGCTCGTGTTCGTCCTGGACGTCGATGACTTCGGTACAGCCGCCGAGGATCCCGTACGGGAGCGGACGCCCGGGGATGGCCTCGACGCGGCGTCGCATGCCGGCGGATGCCACCTGCGCACCTCCTCATAGGGTGCCGCGCCGAGACCCGTAGGTCTCGGCGCTGGACGTGGGCAGGGGTCAGGCGATCGGGCAGGTGACGCCGAGCTGCTCGCCGGTGCGGCCGTCGGGGCAGACCGGGACGGTGACGACGCGGGCCTCGTTGTTCCGGGCGATGAGCGCGGTGCACTCCTCGGTGAACAAGGCCGTGTAGTCGTTCGTCGAGAACTTCGTCGAGTCGTGGATCACGCCCAGCGAGATCTCGCCGCCGCGCCCTGCCTCGAAGGTGCCGGCCGGGTAGATCAGGAACGGGATGGACGTCGGCCAGTCGGTGGCCGGGGTCGGGCCGCCGATGTCGGTCGGGACGGCCGGGGTCAGGCCGCGCGCCCACTGCACGCTGATGCCGAGCTGCGCGAACGCGTTGACGACGCACGCGATGTCGATGTCGTCGCAGCTGACGCCGTTCTGGCGGGCGATGTCTGCCAGGAACAGGTTCTTCGCCCACCAGGGGAAGACGACCTCGATGTTGATGTTCTGGCAGAGGCTCAGCTTCTCCGTCATGTCGCTGGCCTGGAGGGCGACCGCGGCGAAGATGGCGGAGAACGCGCCGAACGTGGCGGCGATCGTGACGGCGGTGGAGGCGGCCACGGCCTGCGTGAACAATTCCTGGCGGATGCGGATCTCGTGCGCGACCATCGCCAGCGACTGGTAGTACGCCACCAGCTCCGGGAAGTGCCGCTGCGTCAGGATGCCGGACTCCAGGCACGCGCCGACCGCGTCACAGCGGACCTCGACCGGCTCCGGGCAGGGGATGCGGAAGCAGGGCTTGACCGCGCCGGAGATGTCGTCGGCCTCGGTGTGAATCCACGTCATGGCGGCGACGTCGAGCGACGGCATCGGGAAGTAGCGCAGGCCGCCGCGGGCGAGCTGGATCTCGGGCAGGTCCCACAGCATCTCCGGGCAGGACATGTTGGTGAGGGTGTAGACCGTCTCGGACGGCGCACACCATCCGCCGCTCGCGACGAGGTCGCCGCCGTTGAGACGGGACTGGTCGCCGGCGAGGACGACCGCACGCGTGCCCTCCGTGCCCGAGGAGCTGTCGTTGACGATGAGCTGCTGCGGGAACGGCAGCCGGTAGGAGGCGGTCAGGCCCACGCCGCCACCGGCGGTCTTGAGGGCGTTGGCGCGCCGGATGATGCCCTCGGTGACGCCCTCCATGTCGAGGGGCTGGCCCGGCTGGTAGCCGGGGACGTCGACGGAGGCGGTGATCTCCGGGCGCGGGTTGGGGTCGGCGGGCAGTACGCGCGGCTGGTGAGCCCGGACCCGCGACAGGTCCAGGGCGCGGGACTTGACGGCGGCGGAGGCGGTGACGGGCTCCTTGGCCGGCTCGGCGGCGGGCTCGGCAGCCGGCTCGGCCGGGTTCTCGGCGGCGGGCTCGGTGGTGGCGGCTTCCTGCCCGCCCTCGTCGCCGCGGACGGTCGCGGCGAGCGCCTCGATCTCGGCGGCGGCCTTCTGGGCGGCCTCGATGCGCTCCGCCTTCTCGGTACGGATGTTCTCGACCGCGGTGGCCAGCTCGCGAAGCTGGGTCAGGTCGTCGCTGGTGACGGTGCTGCTGCCAGCCTTGGCGTCGAACGCCTTGACCGCGCCGTCGAGAAGGTTGTCCAGCTCTTCGTCGCTGAGGGTGGTGATGTCCTCGGGAAGCGAGAACTCTTCCATGGGGCCGGTCTCCAAATGATCGATCTTGGAGACCCGGCCCAAAACCAGCGGTCGTCTGTAGCAGATAGTAGCCCGCTGGTCCGGAAGTTTCGGGTGAACTATGCGTCAGGGGCTACTGAGTGAATCGACGCCTCGGGTGCATGGGCTCGGCCGGCCGCTCTCCCGTGAGTAGGAACTTGGCTATAACTTCCGCGTAATCACGCCTGAGCAGGTTGCCGTGCACCACCTTACTTACCGTGACAATCCCCAAACCGAGATTGTCAGCGATGGTGCGCACAGTGACCACGCCCGCCCGCCTGCGCAGTTCGTCCCATACGAATCCCATATGGGGGAGGACCGACAGCACCGTCACAAGTTCGGTCGTGGACAGGGCATCAAGGAGGTCGGCCGCCGTAACAGCCTCCCAGAACCCGACCGCCGCAGTTCCTCCCTCGGCTACCGGCCCTAGGAACGGATTCGACATCAGCAGCGCGCGAGCGGCCTGCTGCTCACCCACGAGTTCTGACGGATCCGCTTGCAAGAGATCATCAATGAACCACTGCGACGGCCCCCTCCCGAAGTACGCCTGACGCATGCCTGGTGGATGCTCCTTGCCATCCGAGGCAGCGGCACTCAGCAGTTCGATTTGTTCTTCGGTCTCGCTGCGAAGCAACAGCCATTCTCGATGGTTACCGTTCCAGGCGGTCACGAGAGCCGCGAGGACAGGCCTCGTTGGGATCCGCTGTCCCCTCAACGCTGCGTAGAGCGTCGACTTCGGGATCTGCGTCTCTTTGGAGATCGCTTCGACCGTCTTGGCGTCGAAGCCAGCCTCATCCCGCAGGCGGCGGAGAGCGCGGGCGAATCGGGCCTGCGGACTGTCGTCATTGAGCGGTGTTGCTCGACGCGGCATCTGGTCTACACCTGTTGTCTCGTATTGAGCGCAGATTGTCGGCGCATTCTCTCGACCCCCTTATCAGGGGGGCAAGGCCGCCCGAAACTACAGGCAGACAAGCCAGTGACCGCCAGGCGCCTCTAGCTCCCAAAGCATGTTGAGGACACCCGACGGCCAGACCGCCGCTCGCGCGGCAGATAGGACGACACCAGTGCTGACGCCCTGCAACCATGATGAACCGCTCCACCCCCTCCACCGCAAGCGCCGTCTCAAGCTCATCCTCGTCGGCGTAGTCGTCGTCGGCGCCGCTTCGGTCCTGCCGCCCGACCAAGTGAGTGCCGTCTCGCAGGCGGTCGGTGCCGCCGCGGCTTCGACGGTGGTGCTCCGTGGCACCAGGGAAGGGGGCGGGGTGATGGTCGGCTGACCCTGAGCACCGCACGAGGCCCCTCGGCACCGGTCGAGGGGCCTCCTGCGTTCCCTTTTCGGCTACTTGGCGGTCGACTCGGCCGCGTTCTTCGGCGGCACTTCGCGGATGACGCTCCCGGCGTACCGCTTACCGACGCTCTCGGCGGTGGGCTTGCTCGCCGAGGCGAACACCACCTTCTCTCGGCCGTCGGTGGTCACGACGACTTCGTAGCGGGTCTTGTTGCCACCCTTGCAGGCGCATCCCATCTCAGATCACTCCGTTCGTTACGGCGACGGTCTCAGCGGCCGGGTGCTGCGCGACGAGCGCGGCCATCTCCTCGATCTCTGTGCGCCGTTCCTCCTGGCGGCGGGTCACGGCGTCGGTGAGGAGGTCGACGAGGGGCCCGGACGCGAGGGCTGCGGCGAGCGCCTCGACGTCGACCTGGACGACCGGCGCCCCGGCGTCCGGATGCCGTCCGGACGCTCCGTCCGGACGCTGTCCGGGCAGGTCAACGCTGATGTCCGTCGAACTCGCGAACGCCGTCCGGATGTCGTCCGGATGCTCGTCCGGACGGGTGTCCGGAGAAGGTTCGGATGCCTCGTCCGTGAGCGGGAGGAGGCCCGCGGCGGAGGCGGCGAGCGCCAGGTTCGACCGCTCGGCGACCGCATGGAGGGCGGCCAGCAGCGGCGTCGAGTGGCCGGGCACGGGCACGGTCAGCACGGCCCGCAGCTGCCACGACCCGTCTCGGGCCTGCCGCAGGTGGTACGACGGCTGGCACGCCGCGAACACCGCCCGGTCCCATTCCGACAGCCACGGCGCCGCCGCACCGCTGAACCACAGGCCGCGCTCGTTGAGGCCGACGGTAACGATCGCCCCGACGGTCCTGCTGTCGTCGAACTGGCAGGCCGCCGTCTCACACTCGGCGCCGTCCCTGTGGTGGCCCACGTTCATGGTCATCGCGCCGACCCGGGCGAACGAGCCGTCGTCGAGCTGGAACTTCGCCCGCAGGAAGTGCGAGAAGTCGAAGCCCTCCGCGGCGAGCTTGCGCACTGTCAGGTTCTTGCCCGGGTAGCCGGCGTGCGGCTCGTCGATGGTGGCGACCCACCCGTAGGCGCGGCCGTCCTTCAGGTGGACGCCGCCCGCGCCGTCGGGGAGTTCCTCCTCGGTCGGCTCGGCGAACCAGGCGGCGGGCATCGGCGGCATCTGCTGCATGGCCGTCCACGCGGACGCCTCAAGCTCGTCCTCGACACCGGCTGCGGACGCGCGACGGTCGATGACCAGGGTGTCGGGCTCCCAGTCCGAGATCCGGTCCTCGAAGCCGCTGCCGGAGGAGGCCGCCGTGAGGGCGAGTGCCAGCCCTGCGAGCGCACCCGAGGCCATCCGGCCGTTGATGATCTCGACGTCGTAGACCGCCGTCTCCAGCGGGTCTTCCGGCTCGTTGGCGGCCGTGACCCGGAACTGCGTGCCCGGCGCGGTGATCCACTCCGCTTCGGACTTCTCACCGCCGAGGGCGGTCACGTCGAGGGCCTGCGTGCCCTTGGGGGCCTTGATCCTGAACAGGGAGCCGCCGACGCCGGTCATGCCGCGCGCTACGTCCTCGTCGTCGGACATGCTGGTGAAGCCCTTGTCGTGGAACTCGTCGCCGGGCTTCAAGCCGAGGCGGAGCTGCCGGGTCCCCCGGAACATGCTCCTGTCCTCGCTCAGCGGGTCCTGAATGCTGATCAGGTCGCTGAGGGCAGAGATCCGGTGACGGGTCTCGTCCAGCGATGCCCGCTGAGGCTCGGCGTCTCGGCGGAGCAGGGCGTTCATGTCCCGGTAGGCGCGGCCCTGGTAGTCGAGCATGGCGTCCAGGTGCTGCTCCTCGCTGAACAGGTTGCTCCCCGCCCAGCCGCCGCCCGCGTGCTGCGTCCTGCGCGACTCGCGGGCATTGCGGCCACTGGGGTGGTACTTGCGGTAGCTGGGCCGCCCAGGCGTGCCGTGGAACTCGTCCTCGGCGATCCGCTCTTCACCGCTCGCGGTCTTCTCGCCCTCCGGCAGGGTCGACGGCCCGCAGAACAGGCCGGGCGCCAGGCGGACGATCCGGCCGTCCTTCGCCGCCCCGTTGAGGTGCCCGCGCGCGGTACTCATGGCCATACCGAGCGCGTTGGAGACTTCCCGGGCGCCGACGGCGGCCGGTGAGGTGCACACGTAGCGGACGACCCGGTCTCGGGTCTCCCCCGCCGCGGTGATGTCCGGCACCGGCGCGGCCGCGGTCTCGTCGAGCGGGTCGAGGACGATCTTGGCGTCCTTGAAGGCGGGCATCGACACGAGCGTGGCGCCGCGCAACCGGGCATCGGTGATGCGCAGCAGGAACTCGCCGGCCTTCTGCTCGTGGATGACCAGCCCGGACTCCGGGTCGTCCGCGTCACCGGCCGCCGCGGTGAGAGCGCCGGTGCCGTTGAAGGCCTGCGCGATCGCCGCGGCGGTGAGTACGCCGCCGGGGCCGGTGATGAGCTGGACGTCGTAGCGGCTGCGGGAGAACGCCTCACCGGCCGCCGTCCACTCGGCCCGGGTGGAGGCGGACAGCATCACCGAGCCGTCCTCCATGCTCATCACGCTTGCCTGTGCGAGCGTCGCCGACGCGAACAGCCACTCCGCGTCCTCGGGGCTGAGGGTCTTGTCGACGAGCTGGATGCTGACGTTGTCCAGGTCCACGCTGATACCGAGCGGCGCCTCCTCCTCAAGGAGCTGCACCGCGTCGAGCCCGGCCGGCTGGTTGAGGTACAGCGCACCGGAGGCGGTGATGCGCTTGCCGTCCCGCTTCACCTTCTTGATGGCGCCGGCCAGGCGGGCGCCCTGGTGGCCCATCAGCATCTCGTCGGCATGCTGGAGCGGCTGCGGCTGCCGGTCCCACTTCAGGGCGCCCTTGGTGAAGATCCGGCCGTCGCCGGTCTCCTCGTCCTCGTAGGCGATCGCCCACGGGTCGGGCGTCGACCAGGTACGAACCGTCAGCGGAACGAAGTCGGGGGCCGCGGTGGCGGCGGCCTTGGCGTCAGGCATGGGTTCTTCCTCCTGCTGGGGGCCGAGGGGGATGTCGGTGTGCTCGTCCCCGAAGGCGACGCGCAGCCTGTCGAAGGTCACGGGGCCGACTCTCGCGAGCAGCTCGCTGTACGGCCCGCTCTCCGCCGTGTAGACGGCGCAGGTGTGGGCCGTCCACGGGGAGTGCTGGCGGGGCACGTCGGGATGCTCGGTGTCGGCGAGCGCCACGGTGACGGCCTGGCGGGCGTCGCCGAGGGTCGGGGCGTCGTCGGGCCGGTCTCGGCTGTCGCTGATGGTCCACACCCACGACGGCTTGTCGGTGTCGGTGTTCCAGTGGGCTGCGCCGGTGGCGTGCCCGGCGATGGGGCCGCCGAGGTCCCCGGCCGCCGTCGTGAGGGCCTGGATGAAGTCGGCGCGCTGGGCCTCGGTCCACTGGCCGGCGTCGTCACCGAGGAAGAACATCGTGCAGTGCAGCTCGTCGACGGGCTCACCGCCCTCGATGGCCAGGCGCTCGGCGTCGGCGGGGGTGGGCATGAGGGCCACCATCGCGCCGGACAGGTGACTTCCATCAGCTGCGGCCGTGGAGTCCCTGGCATTCTCAAGTGCCGCCGTCGGGGCCACTTGAGAATCGAAGGCCGACGACCGCACCTCGGGGTGGACTCGCAGCACGCACCGGCAGTTGACGACCTGTGAGGCCGGGGCGCTGGGGTCGTGGGGGGCGTTCATCTTCGAGGAGCCCACGCTGAACTCCTCGTCCAGCAGCAGGACCGTGCCGTTGACCTCGCGGTGGTCGTGCCGGACACGCGTGTCGGCCTTGGTGACCCACTGCTTGACCAGGGGCCGGTCCTGGCCGGTGGCCGCCCTCGCTGCGCCCAGCGTGGCCGTGTTCCAGGCCCGGCCGGCTTCGGTACGCGCGATGCCTTCCTCACGGTCCGGGCCGAGCTGCGAGCCCTCCCGGGCGAACCGCTCACGCAGGCGTGCCCGCAGCTGGTCGATGGACTCGCCCGCGTCGACGCCCGCGGCGAGTTCCTCCCGGGCGGCCTCCGCGAGCCGGTCACCGACCGCGCGCATCAGGTGCTCGGTGACGGTGACGTACTCGCTCATCGCCGGCGGCAGGTCGCGGCCGTCCTGGTACCGGCCTTCCAGGTCGTGCCACTCCTCGGGGAGTTCACTGTCGGTTGCCTCCGCGGTGTGGGCGGCGGCCTGCTCCGACACGCGCAGCAGGCGGCGCACGAGGCGCGGCACCCGCTCCGTGAACATCGCGGCGATCCGGGACACGGAGAACCGTGCGGCGACGAGCTCGGTGGCGTCGGCCAGCTCCTGGGCGAACTCGTCGGCAACCTCGCCCAGGACGGCCGACACCTCGTCGGCTACCTGCTGTTCGGCGTCTTCCAGGAGCTGGAACAGGTCGTCAGCCATCGGTGCCCTCCTGTGTCGCACCGGCGAGGGTCACGGAGTTGTCGGCGGCACGGAGGAAGCCCCACATCCCGAGCGGGATCGTCCCGTACCCCGTGTCGGCGGTGAGGGTGACGTAGACGCTGGCCTCCTCGCCGTCGGGGAGCTGGTCGAAGTGGGTGACCGCCACCGCGGCGGCGTCCTGGATGAGGCCGACGATGGCGGCCGCGTGCTCGGGTGAGGCGTCGTCCGTCAGGAAGGCCGGCTCAGCCATCGGCGCTCACCTTCTCGGCCTCCCGGCTGGGGACGGTCACACGGTCGGGCGTCGGCGTCTCGTCGATGGCCTGGTTGTCGCGCTGCCGCCAGGCGAGGAGTTCCTCCCAGACCTCCCGGCCTGGGCAGCGGGAGCACCAGCCGAACGCCCGGTGCCCTGCGCGGGAGTGGCCGGGCGGGGCGACGTGCAGCTTTGGCTGCTCCACCACCGTCAGCTCGTCAGTTCCGTCGCTCACTGCTGGTCTCCCTGGGGGGTGTTGGGGCAGGGTTCGAGGCGGGTGAGGTAGAGCGTCGTGGGCCCGCTCGTCGCGATCGGCCCGTCGGGGCCGTTCAGGGTGAAGCCGAGGACGTCGAGGGGGCGGGCTTCGAGGACCTGGAGGCCCCCGCAGGCCGCGCACAGGGAGAGGTCGCGACGGCACTCAGCCACTGGTGACCTCCTGGGCCGTCTCGCAGCCGAAGCAGAACGCGAACCGGCCGACCTCATGCACGCCCTGAGGGGTGGTCACGGTGAAACCGGCGTCGAGGACGGTGTCGCTGCGCCCGCAGCTGGGGCAGTCGACGGTTCGTGAGTTGACGTCGGCGATGAGAGGGCCGCCACCCTCGTCGTCCTCGTCGTCGCCGTCCGGCGTGGCCGTCGAGGCGTGCTGGGCGGCTTCGTAGCGGGCCTCCTCGTGGACCTGCCAGGCGGCCAGCTCCTCGGCGACGGTCCGGCCGTGGCAGAGGGAGCAGAAGCCGTGCACGCGGTGCGAGGGGTTCGAATGGCCGAGGGGGGCCGCCCGCATGAGGTCACCCACGGTCGTCCTCCTCGTCGTTGCAGATCTCGCACGCCGTCCAGGTGCCGACGACGGACACGCCGCCCGGGGTGAGCATGAGGATGTCGCCGGTGGTGCGCGTCCACGCCTTGCACGTCTTGCACCAGTCCTCGCGGGCCGGGCCCGGGGTGACGATCACGGTCAGGGGCGCCGGGGAGGCCATCACGCGGCCACTTCCAGCGAGGCGCAGGAGCCGATGACGGCGGGGACGACCGCGTACGAGTGGCAGATCCCGGCTGCGATCAGCTCGCGGGCGTAGGAGTCGAGCGAGGCGGTCAGGCAGTCCGAGCTGAGCCCGTACCGCTTGGCGATCTCCGGGACCCGGTTCCAGGCCCCTTCCAGCAGCCGGTACTGCTCGACCTGGCCGGGCTCGACCTTCAGCTCGGTGTGCAGGGCCGCCGCTTCGATCTCCCGTGCTCGGGCGCGTTCGCTGCGCGGGCAGATCGGGGTGCGGAGCAGCTTGTCGCCAGCCGAGGACAGGGCGGCCCAGATCAGGCCGTCGGCGGCTGCGACGAGGCCCTCGCCGAGGGGGCGGCCGGCGGAGGCGGGCAGGGTGTCGGGCTCTTCCTGGGTCTCGTCGACCGGCAGGTCCGGCTTCGCCGGCCCCTGGTCCTGGCCGTCGCCCGGCTGCTGGTCCTGGCCGTTGTCCTGCTGCTGCTTCTTGCGGGCGGCCTCTTCCTCGGCGGTGGGGGCGTCGGACTCCTCGAAGCCGGTCTCGCGGCGCAGCGCTGCGGAGCTGATGACGCCACGGTCGAACGCCTGCAGCGCGGTCTCCGACCGGTTGGTGCGCACCCGCAGGTTGGCGGTGTCGTACCAGACGAGCCACCTGTGCCAGTCCTCGACCTTCTCGGCCTGGAGCAGCGGGCGCATCCACTGCTGGGTGAGGGCGTGGCAGACGGTCTGGAGCTTGGGCTCGATGCCCATGCGGATCGCCTCGGAGGTGAGCATCCAGGCGCCCCAGTGGTTCGTGTCGCCCATGCCCAGCAGCAGTTCGGCGGGGATCTCCAATCCGGTGGCGAACCGCTTGATGGCCTCCTCGCGGAGCTTCAGCGCCAGGTCGTCGAAGTTGCTCTCGAACGTGAGCAGCTTGAAGTCGGAGATGGACTCGGGGGGGACCTCCAGCACGATCGGCACCGTGGCCGCTGCGCTCTCGGGCTCGCGGATCGCCGTCTCGGCGATCATCATCAGCAGCTCGATCAGGTCGTCCTCGGCGTCGCCCTGGCCGGGCCGGGTGGGGAAGCGGACGCCCTTGGGGACGAGGAGGATGCCGCGGCCGGTCAGCCGGGACCGGGCGATGGCCTTCACCGCGGCGTTCAGCAGGAGGAGTTCCTCCAGCAGGTCGATGCTGGCGCGCACGGGGCTGTCGGCTTCGACGAAGTGCTCGGGGTCCGGCTCCCACACGCGCAGGGCGACCGGCGAGTCCGGGTCGAGGGTCTCCTCGTCGCCGGCGGGGACCTCGATGTCCTCGCCGTCGATCTCGGCGATGAGCTTGCCGGACTTCTGGGAGACCTCGCGGGTGGACAGCACCCGCCAGTCGTGGCCGTCTTCGGGGACGTCGGGGCTGAGGACTTCGCTGTTGGGGCGTACGAGGACCCAGCCCTCGCCGGCCACGGTGAGGTGCTTGCCGAAGGCGGACAGCAGCTTGGACTGCCCGTCGGGTCCACCGGCGATCTGGGCGACGATATCGGCGGCACGGTGGTTGTTCGGGGCGGGCTCGATCGTGCCGTCGTCGGCGCGACGTCCGGCGTACAGGGTGGCGGCCGCCATGCCGTTGGCTTCGTAGGTGGCGGCGAAGCGGACCTCGGGGACCTGGTGGTACAGCTGCCAGGCTCGGGTCTGCCATCCCTGGTCGGTGGTCGCCTTGAGCGTGCGGACCTTGCGGTCGACGTAGCGGGAGGCGGCGGCCGTGAGCTGTCGGGTCACTTGCCCACCTCGCCGAGGGTGTCGTCGACGCGGTTGAGGAGGACGGCCGCGCCGGCGACCGCGAACCATTCGATGCCGTGGATCAGGAGCGGGGCGTCGTCGAAGCGGCCGGTGACGAGGAGGTAGGTGGCGAGGAGGGCGCCGGAGATCCACCAGCCCATGCAGTACGGGCAGGAGATCAGCGTGACTGCGGCGCTGCGTACGGGGCTGTGGGTCTTTCGGCTGTGCCAGTCGAAGACGACCGCTCGGGCGGGATCGAGGATCGTGTCATGAACAGCCAGCTGGGTTGCTCGATAGCCAGCGGCGGCGAGGACGAGGAGTGCCGGGATGCTGATCATGTCCGCCCCTTGCTGAGGATCTTCCGGTTGCGGCGGGCACTATAGGTCATTCCAGACACAAGGTGCTTTCGTAACTGATCGCGCTACGACCGGAATTGATCTCCTTGGGGCGTCAACGCACCATATGCCAGGTCTGCTACAGTCCGCGGCGCACGCCCTGAGCAAGCGTGCGCCGGGAGAACGGCACCGGCGGTCACGCCGCTACAGCGTCCGGACGGCGGGGGTGCGATCCCCTGGCCGCCGGTGCCACCACTCCCGGGCTGCTTTCCCGGGCCCCCGTAACCCCGAGCACGGGGGCCCGGATGCAGGCCCGCAGATCCCCGCCGGTGGACGGCCGCCCTGACGCCCCGTCTACTGGCGGGCCCGCGACACAGGACGGTCGATGCCATGGCCTGCAAGTCCCCTGACTGCGAGCGGTGCCGGCCGCACGGCATGGCCGAATGGGGCCTGGTGCTGGCCTGGCAGATGCGCGACGCAGACGACGAGGGAATCGGCGGCATGAAACGGGACTGCCCGCACGGCGGCCGCTCCCCGTTCAACTGGTGGTACGAGGCCCGCCGCCGCCTGACGGGCCGGTAGCCGGTCAGAACATGGCCAGCGTCCCCAGCGACCCCACCGGCTCCTCACCGGCCGGCTCGTCCTCAGCCTCTACGAACTCCAGCTGCGCGCCGGGCCCCGGCAGGTCCACGATCGCCAGCGAGCCCGCACACGACACGAGGGCGTCACCGAACAGCTCGGGCCGCTCCGTCGGGTCATGCCGCCACAGCCGGCCCTTGCTGGGCCGTCCAGCCACTATCCCGGCCGCGATGGACCGCTGGCAGAACTCGCACTCAACTCGGGGCATCTTCACGCAAACCAGTGTGCCGATGCCCGGTCTGCCACGTACAGCAGACCGGGCATCAGGTCACCAGGCGGGCGATGCTTCTGGATGCCCTGTCACCTCGTGTGGGCTTCCAGCGCCTTTGCCGCCTGGCACAGCGCATTGAGGTCACGGAGGAAGTACCGCATAGCGGTAGCACTCTCCTGGTCGCGATTCGCTTTCCAGGGGCTGCGGCCGTCTCTCAGCAGCTGCCCGACGGCCTGGTGGGCGGCGACGTCCGTGGCTTTGTCGATCCAGTCGTCGGCTACCGCGGCCCTCACGTTGTCCAGCCTCGTCCAACTCCTTTCCACCTCCGTCCGCCACCGCCCCATGTGGTCAGTTTCGTTACTTTGCCTACGAAACGATGACCACCTGGTGCGAGGTTGTCCCCCAGGAGCCGGGAGCAGTTCGTCGAAGGCGGCGAGCAGGGAGAGCTCGCGGTCTTCTCGGCTCTGGTCGTCGCCGCGGACCGCGCGGATAGCGATGGACTCGTTGAGCAGAGCGCGCACCTTGCCTGACACCTCGTCCAGGGTGAGGCCGTTGAAGACTTCCAGCAGGCTCGCCACGAAGAGGGAGGCCCGCGCACGCGCCTGCTCGGTCTCTCGGTGCTCTTCCTGCTTCCTCGTCAGGTAGTCCAGTCCTACGAGCGCGAAAGGGATACCGAAGCAGACACCGGTGAAGCCGGAGAAGATATTCAGGAAGTAGTTGTGGCGCGACCACCAAGCGATTGAGTCGAGCCACAGGCCAAGGGCAAAGAGGGCGACTCCCGTTGGAATGCCAGCGCCGATGACGATGCGCGTCGTCAGAGGTCGACGTCTCGACCTGGCGGGTGCCTGCGTGTTGGTTTGCGGCACGATCTCCCCTAACTCGTCTGCAGTAGCGGGACGTTAGCGCACAGTCCCGCAGCTGGGCGCGCCTACGCCGTTCAGACCGCGTCTCGGGCCGCTGGAACCGACGCGCGCAGTGACGTCGCACCGGTTAAAGATGATCAAGTGACGCTGTCTCCTCCCATCGAGCCGATGCTGGCCGAAGCGCGGCGCGAGCTGCCGTCGGGCAGGGCGCTGCCCGGGCGCCTGGTCGCCGAGCAGAAGCCGGACGGCTACCGCGCCGTGCTCTTCGCCCACACCGGCAAGGTCATGCTCCACTCACGCAACGGCGCGGACCTGACGCCCGCGTTCCCGGAGATCGCCGCCGCGGCCTCCGCGCTCGAGGAGGACCTCGTCCTCGACGGCGAGCTCGTCGTGCCGCACGAGGGACGGCTGCACTTCGGCCAGCTCCAGAACCGGGCCCGCCGCCGTGGCCGGGGCGCGGTGGCGGCCGCCGCCGAGCACCCCGCCTACCTCATCGTCTTCGACGTCCTGGAGGCCGACGGGGTCGAGCTGCTGGACCGCCCGTACCGGGAGCGCCGCGCCCGGCTTGAGGACCTCTTCGCCCGCGAGGTGCTGGGCGGGCCGTTCACCCTGTGCCCGGCGACCACGGACCGAGCAACCATGCTCGACTGGCTCGATCCGGCGTGGGGCGCGGCCGGGATCGAGGGCGTCGTCTGCAAGGGCAGCGAGCAAAAGTACCTGCCCGGCAAGCGGGCGTGGATCAAGGTCCGGTCGCGCGTGACGGCCGAGGGAGTGATCGGCGGCGTCACCGGCACCCTCGCGTCACCGGCTTCACTGCTGCTCGCCCGGTACGACCACGCGGGCCGGCTGCGGCTGGTCGCCCGTTCCACTCCCCTGCCGACCGCTGTACGGCGAGACCTCGCCGGACGCCTCCACCCTGCCGGACCCGATCATCCTTGGCACGGGCGGCGCTTCTCGGCCGGCTGGGGCACTCGCGGCGAGCTTCAGTACCACCCCGTCGCCCCGGACCTCGTCGCCGAGTTCCTGGCCGACACGTCAGTGGACGAGGGGATCTACCGCCATCCAGTCCGGTTCCTGCGACTGCGCGACGATCTGAGCCCCGAAGACGTGACCACCACCAGCGGATAGGTCGACCACCCTTCTTGTACGCGTAGAGCAGGCCGACGCGCGCACCTGCATCTGCGGATGACAGGCGTCTCACTTGCCGATCCTCCGCCCGTACGAGGACGCCGGCCCTGTCGGCGACACACCCCGCCCGAGCCCGCCGCGCGGCGCCGTCGGCAGCGGGGCGTGGACGATCGCACCCTTGTTGGCCTCCGGGATCAGGCCGTACACCAGGACACAGGAGGCGTCGATCCGGCCCGGCGAGTCGGCATCGGTGGGCTGCCACGTCGCCCACTCGTTCTCCAGGTCGGGGAACGCTCCGCGCAGCCGCACCCGGTCCTCGACCATCTGCTGCGCGATCGGCTCCGCCCTCAAGAGCTTGCCCTGCTTGGCGCTGACCGCGTCGATCATCGGCTTGAGCCGGTCCTTCGGGATGGCGCCCTCCTCCTGGAGCGCCTTCCACGCCGTGTCGATGGCGAGCGTGCACATGTCGCGGCCGTAGTTCCACTCGACGTAGATCACGGCCGCGTTCGTCTCGTACGCCAGCAGGCACGCGGTACGGGACCACTCCGCCGACGACATGGCTTTCGTCCGGTCGTGCGTGATCCAGACCCGGTTGTCCGCGCCGAGGAAACCGCCGATGACGCCCGCGGTGTCCCGGCCGCCACCCGACGGGTCGATCGAGACGGCGATCTTCTGCGGCTCCACCACGGTGACGCCGTCGCGGATCGTGCGCAGCAAGTCCCGGGAGACGAGCGCGCCCTCGGACGGCTGCGGATCGCCCTGCGACAGGGCGTGCCAGTCCCGCACGGTCGACGTCCGCTTGACGTCGTCCCACCAGGCGATCAGCTTGCGCCGGTTCTTCGTCGGGATCTTCGGGTGCGGCAGCGGGTCACCGTCACGCCGGCCGAGCGGGTCAGGGCCGAACTTGGTGGGGTTGGCGATGGCCGGGAGGTGGACGACCTTCCACCGGCCGCCCTCCTCCAAGCGCCCGTCCTCCTCCAGCCGACGCCCGGCGAAGTCGTCCGGATGCCACCGGGTCTGGATGGCGACCACGGCGTTGCGGTCCGGCTGGAGCCGCTTGAGCGCAGCCGACGACCACCAGTCGTGAACCTTCTCGCGCATCTTCCGCGACTCGGCCTCCGCACGGTCCTTGTGCGGGTCATCGACCACGAGCAGGTTGACCGAGAAGCCGGTGAGGCCTGCCCCCAGGCTGACGGAGCGGACGCCGCCGCCCTGGTTCGTGTCGTAGTCCTGCGCGGCCTCCGACCCGGGCAGCAGCGACAGCCCGTACTCGCCGCCGTACTCGCCGATGTACTGCCGGATCGTCTTGCCTCGCCGCAGCGCCAGGTCATCGGAGTACGAGGTGACCGCAACACGGTCCTCGCCGTGCAGGCACAGCCACCAGAACGGAAACCACTCAGCCGTCGTGGTCGACTTCCCCACCTGGGCCGGGGTGATGACCAGGAGCCGGTCGTAGTCACCGCGCTCCAGGCCCACCAGCGCATCGCTGATCACCTTCAGGTGCGGCCGCATCCGGTAGCCCGGGTCCAGCCCGCGCGCGAGCGTCGCCGGGTCCCGCAGCAGATCCTTCGCAGCCGCGAGCTTGGCAGCCTGGAGCCGCCGGAACACCTCCGCGTCGTCGAGGTGGCCCAGCTCTCCGAAGGCAGGCGTGACGGTCACTCGTCACCGTCGTGCTCGTCGCCGGCCGGGTCGGGCTCGTCCTCCTGGTCCTCGCCGTCGAGCGGGTAGCTCTCCTCGCCATCGTCCTCGTCGTCGCTGCCGTCGGTGGCCTGCGCGCGGCGGGCGACGGTCGCCGCCAGCTCGGCGAGGCGTACGCGCCGCTGCTCCGGGGGCAGGCCGGCGAACTCCTCGATCTGCACGCTGAGCGGGTCGCCTCCGGGGCCGGTGACCGCGATCGTGGCGGTCGGATCGCCGAGGAGGGTGCGGCGCCACTTCATCGTCGTGTCCACGAAGCGGGTGAACTCGGCAAGCGTCATGTCGGGGGCCAGCTGCTGCACGCGGGGCAGCGCCTGGCCGATCATGCCGGTCATGATCCGGAGCACGCGGACGTCTTCGCGGGCTGCTCGTCGGCGCTCCTCTTCCATCTCGGCGGCGTATTGGCGGGAGAGGTGGGCGTCCCAGGCGGCGACGCGTTCCTGCCAGCGGAAGCGGGTCGCGGTGACCTGGGCGCTGCGGTGGGTCCAGTTCAAGACCTCTGCAACGGCGCTCAGTGAGCGTGCAATGCCTTGGTCGCGGAATGTGAGGAACTGGCCATGCCTCTTAGCGGTTTCTCCGGACTGTCGCTCCCAGGGGTCCAGGGAGGGGTCGAGGGTGATGCGGTCGCTCATGTTGGTCACGATCCCTGGGGGTGTGGAGGCCCGTAGAGGGGACGCGTGTGCCCCTCTACGGGTCTGGTGACGTGCGGGGCTTAGGTGGCGGCTGGCTCGTCCTGCTCGGCGGCCTGCTTGGCGTGTTCTTCGACTTCGCGGCGGGCGATGTCGGTGAGGAGCGCGATCATCGTGGTGAAGTTCCGGACGTCCTTGCACCGGCCGAAGGCGTACACCGCGGCGGCGAACCCCTCGAACACCTCGACGGGGGCGACGCCGACCAGGTCGGTGCCGTTGGCGATGGCGGTGACGGCGCCCTTGAAGTCCTCCATCTGGTGCGGGAGGAACATGAGCGTGGCGGCGCGCCAGTCGAACTCGCCGTGCGGGATCGCGAGCTTCGTGTCGTCCGGCTCCACGGTGGGGAGCTGGTCCTCGTCGAGGCCGGTGGCGATCAGGTCGTCCACGTTGTCGATCATCGCGACGAGCTGGGCGAGGACGTCCTTGTCGGGGTCGCCGTGCAGCTCGTTGTGCGCGATCTGCTTCGCGATGACCTCGGAGCGCCGCATCGTGCGGGTGTCGACGATGACGGGGATCCGGGCGAGGCCCGCGGCCCGTGCCGCCCGGGAGCGGTGGTGGCCCGAGATCACCTCGACGGGGCCGGCGCCGCCGGGCTGGTGGCAGTAGGGCAGCGATTCGAGCATGCCGCGCTTGCGGATGTTGCCGGTGAGCCGCTCGAAGTGCCGCGGCTGCATCACCTGCGCGTTGATGTCCTGCTCGCGGAGCGTGGTGACGTCGACCCACTTGATGAACAGGTCCTCGCCGATCTGCATGACGTCCTGCGGCGGGTTCTCCGTCGACCACTCCACCTTGGCGCCGGCCTGCACCACCTCCCCCAGCTCGCCCGGCGTGAGCAGCTCCGGCTCGCCCTCCGGGGCCGGGGTGGTCACTTCTTCGCCTTCTTGCGGCTTGCGCGCCATGCCTTCTCCTTCGCGAGGAACGTGGTGAGGGTGGTGGGGATGTCGTCCTGGACCCAGTCGGCGCGGTACGACAGCTTGTAGCCGTCCGGGTGCTTGGCCCGGGACTCGAGTTGCATCAGCCCGCGCAGGCCCTTGGCCTCGGGGTGCCGGGTGTACTCGACGGTGACGAGGCCGTTCGACGCGGCGAGGAGGATCTCCGAGGCGCCGGTGAACACGAGCTTCGCGGTGTCGCGGCGCAGCGCGAGCATCGTCGCGAGGCGGGTCAGGCGCAGGTCGTAGTGCGGGGCGCCGAACGCGAACCGCATCAGCAGGTGCGTCGTGTACTTCGTGGCGCCGGGGTACGGGCGGGTCATCGTCTCCGCGCCGTAGCCGATGACGCCGGCCACGAAGCCGTCGATGACGACGAGCATGTTGTACGAGCCGGGCGCGGCGGCGAGCCGGTGCATCCACAGGTCGCGGTAGTAATCAACCTCCGTCCCCTTTGCCGCAAGTACGCCAACGCGGGACTGGTCGGTGACCTGGTAGTCCGGGGGGATGATCGGTAGGGAGGTAGGGCCGGTCGACCGGGACATGCCCAGGGCGACCTTGGGGCCTCCCGTGAGCTTGAAAATCTCCTCGGGCCGGTTGCTGATGACGAAGGCGCGGGCGACGTCGCCGAGGGGGTGGGCGAACACCGGGGTCTCGTGCGCGGCGATCCCGGAGCGCTCCTCCTGGAGGAACATCAGCAGCGCCGGCTTGTCCCGCATATGGTCGGCGAGCCGCTGCATGTCGACGTCCGGGTCGAACACCGCGTACTTCGGTTCGGCCCACTCGATGCGGCCGCCGGTGTCGAAGAACTTCTCGAAGCCGGCCTTGTAGGTGGGCGGCGCCGCGATGATGATCGCGTGCGGGTCGTCCTCGGCGAGGGCGATGTGGTCCCACATGCACATCGGGGTGAACTTGACGCCGGGGAGCCGGTCGCCGATCTGCTTCAAGGAGCCGGCGAGCCGGGCCTTGTGCTCGGCCTCGCGCTCGACCATGTCGGTGACGAGGTTCGTCCAGTAGTCCACCTCGGGCTTGGCCTGCATGCGGGCCAGCCAGTGGACGTACAGGAGGTGCGCGGCCTGCTCGTGGGGCGGCGCGTCGGGGATCTCGACGGGCTCGCCGTCGAGCGTCATGCCCAGGCCGGCCAGATCGCCGCCGGACACGTACGTGCCGACGATGCCGGTGTACAGGGTGACGTCCGAGGTCTCCATGCACGTCGGCGGGATACCGGCGTTGGCGGCGACGAGGGCCGCGGCGAACGAGCCCACGCCGACCTCGACGTACCGGGTGTACTGGTCGCGGGGCAGCTTGTTGAAGACCTGCCGGTAGAAGGCGCGGTCCGGGGCGGACGAGTTCCCGGCGAAGAGGACGCCGGGTGCTGCGAAACCTGCTGGCATGGGAGTCCCAGGGGGTCAGCGGTCCGCTCGGCCCACAACCAGCAGCGTTCGGGGGCACAGGGTAGCCGCTGACCTGCTAGGGAGGTGCGGCGGCGTCTGCCAGCAATGCGCTACGCCGCCAACAATGCCGGAACTTTGCTCGGCAACGCCTGACCGGCGAAGTTGTGGACGAAAGTTGCGCGAGCAGCATTTGTAAAGTTGCTGGCAGCGCACAATGCAGCGTTCGCGAACGACTTACCCTGAACGCTCCCCGTAGTTTTGCTCCAAGAATCATTGGTAAGCTCGTACCGCGTTACGGCGCAATAATGGAAAACAGGCAGGGCCCCGCCCTCCCGCAGGTTGCCGCCCGCGGACCACGAGGACGAGGCCCTGAGGTGGTGTGGGCCCTGGCTGAGCTTCGCTCAGTTGGGGCTCACGCGCGTCACGGACAGTGCTCGACGAGCCAGGCGATCACAAGGAACACCTCACAGCTCGCGCTCACACGCCCCGAAGAGACGTGCGGCCGTACGTGTCGCTGCCACCGATCTCTCAACCAGCGAAACGGCTTCAAGATCGGCTCCCTCCGTCACCCGGGGAAAACCCCGGACTGCGGGGAACGCGGCTGCGCCCCCGCGCGGTGGGTGCGTCCTGCGTCCCCTCGAAGGGAGCAATCCGAAAGATACCGTGAGCGCCGCAGTATTCCCCAATCGAAGTCGGTACGCGCATGTGCCTTTTTGCGATTCGGACGACTAGCCGCAGGTCAGGTCACGTTGAGGCTCCGTCAGCGCGTCTTAAAAAGCCGACATTTCGCGGTAGCCGCATTGCGCACGGGCATTCGTGCGCCGCATCGACCCGATTGCCCGCGCCTTCACGCCCAACACGCGTCCGCTCCCCGACCGAGGGGCCGGGGAGCGGATGAGGTGGACCGCGAGGGAGGACTCGAACCTCCAACCTCCGCCTTCGAGAGACGGTGCTCCATCCAATCGAGCTGCTCGCGGACGGCCGTGACGCCGAGTCAGAATGTTAGCAGTTGCCCTTCCTTGACCCACCTTGCCCAAGTCCGTGCGGGTGATGGGGGTTGGCGAATGGCCGAGGGCCGGGGAGATGCCTCCCCGGCCCTCGGACCAGCTGCGGTCAGAACAGCGTCGGCGGCTCCTCCGCCTTCGGCTTGTCCGGCCGGGCCGCGACAGCTCCTCCGCGCGGCTCCAGTTCCGGGATGTCCCAGCCGTACCGCTTCTGGGCCCACTCCGCGTACCAACGACGGTGGCACTCCTCGCCCTTCTCGGCGACCGCCTCGAAGCACATCAGGCAGGCCGGCGTCTCCGGGTACCGCTTGGCCAGCTCCTGGAGCGCGGCGAGGATCTCGTGCTCGTACACCCGCAGCCGCTCGAAGTAGACGATCCGCTCGACCGCGATGTTGTCGATGCCCTTGAGCGGGCCGCGCATCAGCTCGTGCGGGGCGAGCACCGGGACACTCTCGAAGCTGTAGCGGACGAAGCGGGGCCGTCCAACGGTGATGCCGACGGGCAGGATGCCGAGCTCCGGCCGCCAATTCTGATACCTGGTCGTGCTCAGCTCCATCGGCTGGCGGACCTCGATCCGTTCTACCGGCTGTTCCGGCCCTTCCAGGTTGAGCTTGCGTACGTCGAGCACCGGTCTGCGCCTTTCTGTGGTGGTGTGTCCTGCTCTCATCATTGACCAATTCGCCGGGTTTACCCTCATAATCCCGTTGAATTTGGCCCAGGGGCCCCGCCGTGTGCGGGGCCCCTGCGCCTCCTGGGCTAGGAGGCGCTGGTCTCGGTGGTGTTGGTGGCCTCGGCGTCCGGGGCGACCCGGAGGGCACCCGCGCGGACCGTGGCCGCGGTCGCCGCCTTGGCCAGGTTCTGGGACGCCTTCGTGGCCACCTGGCGCAGGTGGTCGATGCGCATCCGGTTGCCGGGGATCCCGCCGTGCGCACCCGCGAGGAGGAGCGCCAGCTCGTCGGGGTCCATGCTGGCGATCTCCTGGAGGATCTCGCCGGCCGCGCCCAGCTTGCCGATCTTGCCAACCAGCTTGTTGCGGTCGCTCATGATCCGCTCACGCCGGTCGACGTCGGCCTCGGCCAGCTCCGGGAACATCGTGTCGTCGACCTTGCTCGGGTCGGCGTCCTCGGCCAGGACGAACATGACGCTCTGGCTGGCCGCGTCCTGCTCCTCGGCCCGGACCCGCTGGCAGAAGCCCTCAGCATCCCTGATCGTCGCGAACTGGCCCCGGCTCCAGCGGGCGAGGAACGCGTTCTGGTTGGCCGGGCTGATCTGCGCCGCGTACCAGGCCAGGCCGACCGGGACGTGGCCCTTGAGGAGCGCCTCCTGCACGGCGGGCACGAGCTTGAGGAGCTGGAGCCGGTTGTCGACGTGGTTCCAGCTCTTGCCGATCCGCTTTGCCACCTCTTCGGGGGTGAGGCCGAAGTCCACCAGCTTCTGGAACGCGTTGGCCTCCTCCAGCGGGGTCATGTCGGCCCGGCCGAGGTTCTCGGCGACCGACCGGGTGAAGCCCTCCAGCGTCTCCGAGCCGCCTTCCAGGCCGTGCATCACCATCGCCGGGATCGTGGCCACGCCCGCCATCTGGGAGGCCCTCCAGCGGCGCTCACCGGAGATGAGCCGGTACTTGCCGCGGCTGATGTAGCGGACGGTGATGGCCTGCTGGACGCCGATTTCCTTGATGCTGTCGGCCAGCTCCTGGAGCTTCTCCTCGTCGAAGACCTCGCGGGGCTGGTTCTCGTCCCGCTCGATGTTCTCGATTGGGAGGACCTTCAGCGTAGTCTTCAGCTCGGCCGGTGCCGCCGGGGCGGGGGCCGCGGCCTTCTTGGCCGGGGCCTTGCGGGCGGTGGGCGCCTTCTTGGCCGCGTCCTTCTTGGCGGGGGCCTTGCCGGTGGCCTTCTTGGCGGCCTTGGGGGTGGCGGTGGTGGTGGCGGTCATGGTGCCCTCCGTGGTGAGTGGGTGGGTGGTGTGTCGTGCATTCATCATTGACCAAGAGCTTCGGGATAACCTCGGTTTACCGATTGATTTGGTCAAGGGATCGGCAAGTATGCCCAGGTCAGGGCCTTGCCGGGGGCCGCCCGCCCGAGGGCAGGCGGCCCGCCGTCCGCTAGATGAAGCGGGCCAGCTCGCGGGCCCCGCGGGTGATGATGTTGTCCTCGCCGCCCCGGAGCAGGGCGCGGGTGGCGGCCATCAGGTCGCGGCGGGCCTGCTCGCGGTGCGCGATGGCCTCCCGACGGATCTTCTCGCCGGCCGCGATCAGCCGCTCGGCGTCCAGCTGGCCCTTGGTGACGCTGCGGCGGATCTCGCACGCCCAGGCGACCTGCTCGCTGCGGATCAGGCGCTTGACGAGGTCGAGCGCATCGTCCGCGTCGCCCGCGCCCGCGATCAGCTCGGTCTCTTCGAGGAGGGTAGCGAGGTCCATCGTGCACTCCCTGGTGGGTGGTGGTGTGTCCTGCATTCATCCTTCCGCCAACCCTCCGGGCCAACCTCGTTATCCCGGGAAGTTTGGTCAAGGAATCGTCAGGAAACCGCAGGTCAGAGGCCGAACAACCCGTCCTGTACCGGCTCGGCGACCGGCGCCGTGGCGGGCTTGCCGTGGACCAGGTGCTCGGCGACCGTCCATCCGGTCCACGCGGGCGGCGTCTCGCCTCGCCGGCTGCTGTTGCCGGTGAGGACGAGCAGGTCGGCGCGGGCGAGGTGGACCGTGCCGTCGAGGATCAGCCACACCTCGCAGCGGGGCAGGCCGAGCGCGGTGATCATGGCCAGGTGGTGGATGTCGCCCCATCCGGCGTGCAGTGCACCAGGAGCGACCCAGACCCACGTGCCGAGGTTCACGTCGCCCGGTCCGGCCGGGGTGTGCCGGTAGGGCGGGCGCTGCCGTACAGGCCGCGGTGGCTTCGGCGGGTAGAAGTGGCTCGGCGGGTAGTGCGGCTGGCGGGCCTCTTTGAGTTCGGCGGCCTGCCACCGGGTGACGTCGGCCGGGGTGTAGCAGAGGGGGCCGACGTGCCACTTGCGGGGCGTCGTCTTGTCCCGCCAGACGGCCGCGCCGCAGGTGCAGCGGCTTTCCGACAGGTGCTCTCGTGCGGGTCCGCAGGGCCAGGCGGTGTTGCACGGGCGGCAGGCCGGCTGGCCGCTGTCCAGGCCGTGCGGGAGGTGGTGGTCGGGCAGGCGGATCGGCCGGATCGTCCAGGGCCTCACTGGGGCGTCCTTTCCGGGTGCGGTGGGTGGAGGATGGGCGCGGGCCGGGGAGCGCTCCCTGCTCCCCGGCCCGCCGGCTGCTACTGGCTCAGGACGTGGACGGCCTTGCCCGGACGGCGGGGCGAGTAGCACAGGTACTCGCCCCATTCGTCGTTCACGCCCTTGCCGGTGCGGTCCCAGACGAGCGTCCGGTCGCACTGGGCGCACGTTCCGGCGTCCTCCCCCGGCCTGCCCTGCTGCGGGAGGGTGTTGAGGAGGCGGACGGCTTCGGGCAGGCAGGTCGCGGTGTGGACGGTGGCGGTGGGGTCGACGGGCGCCTGGTGCAGCTGCTCGGACGCGGTCGTGGCATCCGGGACGATCACGGTGGTGAGGCCGTCGGCGGCGGCGGCGTTGACGCTGGCGAGGATGCCCTCGGGGGCGCGCAGCCAGCCGGCCAGGTCGAGTTCGCCGGTTACCGCGATGCGGTCGAGGGCCCCCTCGTGGATGTGGCCGGCCGCGGCGAGGATGGCGCAGGCGATGGCGAGGTCGGACAGGGTGCCGTACGGGCGGTGGTCGTCCCGGGTGACCTGCACGTTGACGGTGCCGTCGGGCCACTCGTAGCCGCTGTTGATGAGGGCCGCGCGGATGCGGTCGCGGGTCTCGCGCTCGTGGTCGACGCCGAGGATGACGCTGGCGTCGGGGGCGTCGGGCCAGATCCGGGCGAGGACCGTTGCGATGCCGTCGGCGGTGCCGACCCGGGCGGTCGCGCGGCGTTCGGTGGGGGTGCGGCTGTCGTTCATGGCGGTGGCCTTTCTGGTGAGCGGAGGCGCCGGGGTGGCGGTTCCGGGGCGGGCGGCGCGCACCAGGCCCGTGGGCCTGTCGCGCCGCCCGCCCCGGGGGCGGCCGGCCGGCCGCCCGGCCGGGTCAGAAGCCGAACTCGCAGTACTCGCAGAACGTCGTCCGCACCTCCCCCTTGTTGTTGGTGAGCGGGACCAGGTCCTCGCCGCAGTCGCCGCAGACGCCGAAGTCGGTGACCGGCAGGGGGGTGCTGACGGGCGCCGCCGGGAGGACGGGCGCGGGGCTGACGTTGACCGTCGCGGTGACCGTGCCGGTGCTGTTGCTGATGAGGAGGATCGCCATCGGGTGCTCCCTGGTGGTTGGTGGTGTGTTGTCCTGCATTCATCCTTCCACCACCCTCCCGGGATAACCTCGTTATCCCGGGAAGTTTGGTCAAGGAATCGTCAGTGAAACCGCAGGTCAGCCCTCCTCGGCGAGCAGCTGGAGGGCGGTGACCGCGGCGGTCAGTCGGCGGGCGCCGATGACGTCGAGCTTGAGCCCCAGGGCGAGGACGTCGCGGACCTGGTCGGTGGGGACGATGACGGTGCGGTAGCCGTTGGCGTGGGCGGTTCGGGCCGCGTCGTCGATTCCGGGCAGTGCCTCGACCGCGCCGCTGTGGCTGTTCAGCTCGCCGAGGAGCACGGCCTGGTCGAGGGCGCGCGGGTCGAGCTGGCCGCTGGCCGCGAGGAGGGCGCAGGCGGCCGCGAGGTCGAGGGTGCTGGTGACGTTGCGGTGATGGTCGATGCGGACAGACACCGCACCGCCGGGGAAGGTGAAGCCGCTGCGGGTGATCGCGTCGCGGATCCGGACGTCTGCCGTGCTGTCGTACTGGTTCCAGCCGGCGATCCGGAAGCTGTCCGCGCCGGGCCAGACCGTGGCCTCGACGAGCACCATGCCGGCCTTGGCGGCGCCGCTGGCGTGGGCGGCGGTGACGGCGAGGTTGCTGGTGTTGCTGTTCGGGGCGAGCGCGTACTCGGGGTTGCCGGATGCCTGCCGCAGGCCCTCGAGGAAGCTGTCGAGCGCCTCGGCCGCGGTGGCGCCCTTGATGATGTTGACCTCGCCGAGGGCGTCGGCCGCCTCGACGTCCAGCTCCTCGACGACGACCTGCCTGCGGGTGAGGTCGACGGGGGCGGGCGCGATGTCCCACAGGGTGTAGCTGGCTGCGTCGACGCGGCCGACGATGATGAACTCGGGGGTCCGGGTGGCGGTCATGGCTGTCTCCTTGGTGGTGAGGTGGGGGCGGGCTGGGGGCGGCCGGCCGGCCGCCCCGGCGGTTCAGGACTTGCGGCGGTTGATCTGGTGGAGGGTGACGCCCTCGGCGGCCAGGGCCCGGCAGATGTTGCCGCGCACCCACCCGCCCCAGCCGTCCGACTCGTACTCGGCGAGGAACTGTCGCCGCTTGGGGTTGGCCGTGTTCGGGCTGAACGTGGCCGCCAGCTCGTAGGCCAGGACTCGGGTGCTCCACGGGCCTTCGAACAGCTCGTCGGAGATCGCGTTGTCCTCCAGGTCCCAGTACCGGTGGAGGAGGGGGGTCTGGGTCTGGTCCATGGCTGGCGCTCCGTCCCTGGTGGGTGGTGGTGTGTCGTGCATTCATCATTGGCCAAACCCACCCGGTTAACCTCCCTAGCCGGGCGGATTTGGTCAAGAGATCGACAAGAAAACCGCTGGTCAGGCGGCCAGGTCGTAGCGGCTGATCTCCTCGCCGGTGATGCACTCGGCGAGCATGCAGATCAGCACCTCCGACGCGTTCGGGGTGACCGCGTTGCCCAGCTGGCGGACGCGGTCGCGCTTCGAGCCGAGCACCACGTAGTCGTCGGCGAAGGCCATCGCGCGCTGGATCTCGTGGGGCTGGAGCATCCGGAACAGGACGTCTTCGATCTTGATGTCGCCCTGGACGAGGGCGAAGCGGTCGCGGGTGGAGAGGGCGCCGACGGGCTCGCTGACCGGGCGCGGGGTCCCGTTGCCGTAGTACGGGGCCAGGAAGGGTTCCCAGGTGACGAGGGACTGGTGGCCGGTGGTGGTGAGGGTCCGCATCGGCTCGGCCAGGTCGGTGCAGTGTTCGCCGCCGTCGCCGGTGGAGCCGTTGTTCCGCATCATCATGCCCGGCATCGGGACGGCGGCCAGGCCGTGGTGGTTGCCGCTGGCGCAGACCGTGGCGAGCGGGTCGGTGATGGCGCGGACGTCGCTGGAGCCGCCCCGGATCTCGGTGATGAACGGCAGCCACGCGAGCCCGGCCTCGGCCCTGGCGGTCTGGGTCTGCATCGGCCCGTAGATCGTGCGGGCGTTCTTGCCTTCGCGGCCGTCGCAGGGGACGAGCAGCGGCGGTACTGCGAGCGCGTCGTTCTCGCGGGTGGTGCGGGTCGGCATCGGCTCCAGCAGGTCGGTGGCCGCGTCGCGCCAGGTGCCGCCGGTGGGCACCATCAGCGGGCGGGCGAACTTGTCCAGCCCGGCCTGGATGCGCCGCATCGTCTTCTCCGCCAGCGGCGTCTTGCGGTCGCCGATCCGACCGCCGGGGATCGACCAGTCGATGGCGGCCGCCGCGGGGATCGTCTCGGGCTCCACGATCTGGTGGCCGCACTTGGTGTTCGGGCACCGGTAGTCGTACTGGCTCTTGTACCGGCCCATGTCGACGCCGGGCTTGCGGAACACCTGTCGGGCCTTGACCATCTGGTCGCAGCCGGTGCAGAACGCCGAGGGGGCGAGCCACTTCTCGAAGTTCGGGTTCCGGCCGAGGCTGGCGTGCCAGTACACGAAGTACAGCCGGTCACGGGACTGCGGGGCGCGGTGGACGCTGCGCGGGTCGGCGTGCATCGAGTTCAGCGCGACCAGCTTGGTCCGGTAGCCCAGCTTGTGGAACTCCGCCACCCAGCGGTCCCACTCGGCCCACTGCCGGACGTCGACCACGTTCTCGACGACGCCCGCCTTGACGAGCCCGCCGCGCTCCTGGACGCCGCGCAGGTAGAGCGGGATCTCCTCCATCAGCGCCCGGCTGGCCTGCTCCTCCTCGGTGGGGCCGCCGCTGTCGCGCTCTTCCTCGGTCTGGAACTTCTCCTCCTCCAGCTCCGCGTACAGGTCGAGGAGGTCGCCCTGGACGGCCTTCGCGAAGTCCCGCTTCTTGCCCTGGGCGATCGACCACTTGGTGCACTCGGGCGAGCCCCAGTGGATGTCGGTGATCGGCCAGGCCCAGACCGGGGCCTTGCGGATGTCGCCGATGTAGTGCGCGACGCCGGGGAAGTTCCGCTCGTGGCTCTCGATCGCGCGCTTCCAGTGGTTCGCGGCCCGGGTCACCTTGACGTTCGGGACGGCGTCCGCGCCCTGGGTGGAGCCGCCTGCGCCGCAGAACCAGTCCATGACGCTCAGTTCGGTGCCGTCGTGCCTGTACGCCTTGACTCGCCGGCGGCGGGCGTACGTCTGGGCGCCGCTGGAGGCCGAGGCCATCGCGCGGGTGGTGGAGGAGATGTAAGGCATGCGGTCCGTCCCTTCGGGTGGGGTGGTGTGTCGTGCATTCATCATTGACCCCACCCCCCGGGATAATCGCGTTATCCCGGGGAGTTTGGTCAAAGAATCGTCAGGAAAGCCGCAGGTCAGACGCCGTCCGGCTGGAACGGGATCTGCGGGTGCCCGTCCTTATCCAGCGCGTACCAGCACCACTCGAAGTGGCCGCCGATGCAGTAGCGGCCGTCCTCGTTCGGCCAGATCGCCCGGACCGACTTCTCTCGCCTTGTGCCGCCGAGGTACATCCAGCCGATTTCGAGCACGACGACTTCGGCACGGCTGTCGACCGTGCCGTCCAGGACGTGGATGGTGTTCACGAAGCCGTGCCCGTAGCGGGCGGCCTCGGCCTGGGTCTCGGCCGCGATGATCCGGACGGTGGGGAGGTCGAACCACGGCCGTACGAAGCCGTCGCGCTGGTCGGCCGGGTCGACGAGGGCCGGGTAGCGGTCGCGCTCGTTCGCGCACACCATGACCTCGACCATGGAGCTCGGGACTGCGTCCGGGGCGTCCGCGCCGGACGGGTCGAGGGTGAGGGAGGCCGCGCGCGGGAGGTCGAGCGACCAGACCGGCCGGCCGTCCCGGCCGGGCAGCTCCTCGCACAGCGGGCTCCAGACGTCGCGCGTACTGTCGCCCAGGTACGCCGTCCAGCCGCCGAGGTCATGCAGGGCGTTCCCGGCCTCGGTCTCGCCGACGTCCTCGGTGAAGGTCCGCTCGTCACCGGCGGCCGTCCAGTAGCGGCCGGTGGGAAACAGCGAGTCCTTGCCTTCGGTCAGTTCGAGCCGTGCGGCGTCGAACGGGGCGTCGGGCTGGTGGCCGGTGAGGATGTCGCGGACGGCCGCCGCGGTGACGACGAGCATGACGCGGCCGAGCTGCTCGTGCGTGGTGCGGTTGTCGTTGAGGGCCTGGTCGACGGCCTCGGCGAGTGCCTGGCTGGCGGGCAGTTCGTAGGCGGGGCGGGTAGGGGTCTGGCGTTCCATGCCGTGTCCGTTCTGTGTGGTGGGTGCTACGTCCTCGATCCTTGACCCCACCGGCCGGGTTAACCTCGTTATCCCGGCCGAGTTGGTCAAGGATTCGTCAGTGAGCTGCTGGTCAGCAGGTGATGCCGTCGGCCAGGTACGAGCCGTCTTCGGCGACGCTCAGGGCGAACACCTCGGTCGCGGGGCCGCGCTCGACGCGGGTGGCGGGCAGCCACCGGTAGCCGTCGAAGTCGGGGCGCCGGCCGCCTTCGCTCCTCCAGCAGAGCTGCCATCCGATCTTGCCGGGCTTGCTGCTGTTGCTCAGTCCGCCGGGGAACCCGAGCGAGCAGACGAGGAGCCGCAGGCCGACCATGAACGCCTTGGAGTGCATGCGCACCTGGTTCTGCTGGCGGCGGGGGGCGTCGTTGACCAGGCCGACGAGGAATGCGATCCGCAGCGTCTCGGGCATCGTCAGCACCCAGGCCGGGAAGCGGCGACCGGCCCCGTACTGGCCGAAGTGCTCGGCGAGCCAGTCGACCAGCTCGGGCCGGACGGCGGCCGCGGCCGCGCCCTTGAGGCGGATCATCGCCCCGGCGGCGTGGAGGACGTCCACCAGGTCCGCGTCGGCGAGCGGGGCGGGCAGGTCGGGGATGGGCAGCGGCTCCCCGAAGTGGAGTGGCGTGGCCAGCCGGTGGCGGTCGGTCAGGTCGCGGGCCCTGGTCCAGCCAGCTGCCGACAGGTCCCCGGCCGGGCCGCCGTCCAGCAGGACGGGCGCGGTCCGCGTGTGGAAGGGATGGTCGGCGGTCGTGGCGAAGCCGCTGATGTACGAGGCGCAGTGGACGCGGACGGTCTCGGTGGTCGCGGTCATCGTCTCGGTGACCGGGCGCCACCGGCGCTCGTGGGTGAACACCTCGTCCCCGGGGGTGACGGTCTCGATGGGGACGATGCCGCGCAGGGTCAGGATCATGGTCCCGGCCGGGAAGCCTTCGGGGGCGGGTGCCGGGGGGCTCTGGTTGTCCATGTGAGGTCCCTTCTCGTGGGGCGGTGGGGTCAGTGGGCGTCGTGGCCGGTGAACCGGAGCCAGTGGGGGCCGCTGTCGGTCAGGCTGTCGCCGAGGATGGCGCGCAGGGCGGCGTCGGCCTCGCCGAGCGTCTCGGTGTCGAACGGGCCGCCGTCGCCGAGGTTCAGCTCGGTCTCGCCGGCCACCGCGCCGACGATGCGGGGAGCGCCGTCGGCCTCGAAGAGGACCGCGGTCGCCTCGGGGGCGAGGCGGTGCAGGATCTCGCCGACGCGGGGCGCGGCCTCCTTGAGCGCGGCGGCCTGCTCGCGGGTCATACCGCAGCCCTCGCACTGGGGGACGTGCCAGTCGTGGCCCTCGCTGCACAGGCACCACCAGCTGGCGTAGCTCCAGCACCATTCCCAGCCGCCGATGCTGTACCGGCCGTCGTCGTCGGGCTCGATGATGTGGGTGACCTGCCGTGCGCCCTCGTCTTCCAGGTACATCCACGAGATCTTGAGGACGACGGCCAGCGGCTTGTCGCCGCGGCCCTTGGCGCCGATGTCGATGACGTGCACGGTGTCCATGCCGTCGGCGCCGTACTCTTCGGCGCACCGCTGGGTCTGGTCGGCCAGCTCGCGGGCGGCGTCCAGGGTGAAGCGGGGCGAGACGAAGCCGTTCCACAGGTTGTGCGGGTCGACCTTGGCGTCCAGCGGGCCGAGCATGTCGTCGATGCAGACCTTCGTGTCCACGGTGCGGAGGTCGGAGGCGACCCGGTAGAACTCGGCCTGGCTGTGCTCGCCCTCCCAGCTGTCGCCGTCGAAGTCGAGTTCGTCGGCCAGCGTCTGGCAGAGCCGCCGGTACAGCGCCTTGCGGTACGGGAGGCTGCCGTCCTCGCGGGCGTCCTGCCATGCCTTCACCCAGGCTTGCCGGTCGAAGCGGGCGTTGGGCTGCATGCCCGCGGCCGCCTGGAGGCAGACCCTGCGGTCGACGTGGACGGTGCCGTTGACGTCGCCGGTGTCGCGCCTGGCGCGGGCCTGGACGATCTGCTGGATGAGGGCGAGGGCGCCGGCGAGTTCGAGCTGGCCGACTTCCGGGGTCGTGCTGGTCATGGCGGGGTTACCTCTCTGGGTGGGTGGTGGGGCGCCCCGCCCGGCGGGCGGGGCACCGTGGGTGGCGATCAGCTGGTGAAGAGGGCGAGCCACTCGTCCGCGCGCTCCGGGAGGCGCGTCTCCTTGCCCGCCCAGGCCATCTCGTCGTCGATCTGGCGGGCGAGCAGCTCGAACCGCTCGGAGGTGAAGTGCTCGCCGCGCTCCAGCGCCTGGGCCAGGGAGTGGGCCTTGATGGCCGCCGACCGCATCGCCTCCTTCTCGCAGCCGAAGCGCAGGAGGTCGGCGCGGGCGCCGGCGACCGTGCCGTAGCCGGTGAGGGCTGCGGCCGTGGCCTGGGCTGCGGTGGTGACGGTGATGGTGCGGGTGATGGTGGCCATGTCGGGCTCCCTGGGTGGTGGTGGGTGGTGACACCTTCTTCATTGACCCCACCGCCCGGGATAACCTCCGTATCCCGGTAGATTTGGCCAAGGAATCGGCAAGGAAACGGCTGGTCAGGCCATGGCGAACAGGTCGAGCTGGAGCGGCTGGCGCTGGTGCCATCCGTGGGTGGGGAGGCTGCCGTCGGGGTCGGCCTCCAGCACCAGGAGGACGGTGCGGACGTTCGTGCCGGACGGGGCGAAGGCGTCTTCGGGGAGCTTGACGATCTCGCCCTCGTTGTCGGCGATCAGCTTGCGGAACTCGACCGCGGCCCGGTCCGAGTGCCAGGCGATCGACTCGGGCATGACGGCCACGAGGGTGCCGCCGTCCTTCATGAACGCGAGCGCGTGCATGACGTGGGCGATGGCGTTGCTGAACGGCGGGTTCATCAGGACGCGGTCGTACGGCTCGTCGAGGGCGAGCGGGTCGAGGTCGAGGAAGTCACCCTGAACGACCTGGCGGGCGATGCCGAGGTCTCGGAGGACGTGGGCTCGGCGGGGGTCGATCTCGACGCAGTCCACGATGCCCATCTCCTCGGCGGCCCGCTTGGCGAGCGAGCCGGTTCCGGCCGACGGTTCCAGCACGGTGTGGCCGACCCGGATCGAGGCGTGCTCCAGCATGTCGAACACGACCTTCGGCGGGGTCGGATACCAGCCCTGTTCGAACCGGCTGGGCCACTCGCCGGCCGCGAGGCAGTCGCGCATGAACTGCTCCACCGGGAAGGGGAAGACGTGGGCACGGACGGCCTTCCTGCCGTCCCACCGGCCGCCAATGTCCTTCAGCATCTGGTTCATCCGCTGGTACAGCGCGGGCTCCAGCTCGAAGGGGACGGCTACGCGGTCGCCGCTGATGATCGTGCGGTCGTCGGTGAGGACGGCGAGGACGTCGGCCGGGATCTGCATGGGGTGCTCCTTCGTGCGTGCGGGCAGAACTGGGGGCGCCCCGCCACTGAGGGCGGGGCGCTGCGGTCGGGTGGCCGGGTGGAGGTGGGGGCGCGGGGCGCCCCCACCGGGTGATCACCCGTGGCAGATGCACGTGGCCCGAGAGGGGGCCGGGGTGCCGTAGGTGTCGGCGGACACCCGCAGGATCGAGGTGAGGAGTTGGCACAGGTCCGAGTTCTCGTCGGCCCGGTCCTGGGCGGTGAGGGTGTCGCGGAGCCAGGGGGTGAGGAGGTCCAGCGCTCCGGCGGTGAGGACGATGCCGGTTCCCTCGTCGGCGGTCGCGCCGGTGTCGGTGATGATGATGTTGTCCATGACCCCTCCTGGAGGGTGGTGGTGGGTGGTGACACCTTCTTCATTGACCCCACCCACCCGGATAACCTCGTTGCACCGGCTGATTTGGTCAAGGGATCGGCAAGGAAACCGCAGCTCAGAGGCCGGTTTCCTTGCCGGTCAGGTCACCTGCCCTGGCGGGCGAACTCCTCCGGCCGCAGCGCGCGGCGCCGGTGCGGGATGGCGTTCTCGGTGCGCCCGAGGTCCTCGGCGAGCTGGGCGTTGCTGTGGCCCCAGTGGTCGAGGAGCCACTGGTCCTCGTCGGGCGTCCAGTGGGTGCCGCCGTTGTCGGTGCCGCGGGCCCGCTCCGGGCTGGCGGTGCCGGTCTCGTCGGCGGCGATGGCGCGGGCGTAGCGCTCGGCGTGGCGGGAGCTGGTGAACTCGCCGCGCGCCCAGCGGGTCAGCATCAGGTTCTGGTTGGGCTCGCTGAGCTGGGCGATCTCCCAGGCGAGGTTCCACGAGATCTCGCCGGCATCGAGGGCCGTCTGTCCGCGCTGGCAGAGCTTGAGGAGGTCGAGGCGCCAGCCGATGAATGCCGGGCGCCTGTCTGCCATCAGGGCCAGGTCGTCGACGGTGAATCCGGCTTCCCGCAGGTAGCTGTACGCCCTGGCCTCGCGGAGCGGGGCGTTGCGGCCGATGTGGGCGATGATTTCGCGGGCCATGCTGGGCGGGATGTGGGTGGCGGTCATTGCGTGCCTTTCGGGGTGGGTGGTGAGGTGGTGACACCTTCATCATTGACCCCACCCACCGGGATAACCTCCGTATCCCGGTGAGTTTGGTCAAGGGTTCGTCAGTGAAGCCGCAGGTCAGGCGCTGCGGTTGGCCCGCTCCCACTCCTCGGTCTCGGCGCTGGCCAGGCGCTCCAGCTCGGGCATCCGGCGGTCGCGCTCTAGGCGCTCAGCCTCCTGCATGGCCTGCTCGCGCTCGGCGCACATGCTCTCCTCCCGGATGAGGCCCTGGGCGTGCTTCTCGGCGTCCATGCAGGTGGCGAACTGGCCCAGCTCCCAGCGGGTGAGCATGACTCCCTGGTTGACCGGGCCGAGCTTGGCGATGTACCCGGCGAGGTTGACCGGGAGCTTTCCGGCTTCGAGGGTCAGCTGGCCGAGTTCGCACAGGGTGAGCAGGTCCAGCCGCCAGCCGACGAAGCAGGCGCGGTGGCCGGTCATCTCGCCGATCTCGTCGTTGGAGTAGCCGGCTGTGCGGAGGGCGTTGAAGATGCCGGCCTCCTGCATGGGGGTGACGCCTTCGACCGTGGCCTGGTCCGCGACCTTCTGGGCGAGGTCGGCGGGGAGGACCTTGACGGTGGTGGTGGCGGCGGTCATTGCCGTCCCTTTCGGTGGGGTGTGGTGTGTTACATCCTCTTCATTGAGCCAAAGCCCCTGGGGTAATCACCGGAGCCCGAGAAGTTTGGTCGAGAAATCGTCAGGGGGCCGCGTGCGGGCCCCCGGGACCCGCTAGGCGGTGGCGGTCTCCGCCGTGAGCTTGGCGGCCATCTCGTCGCCGCTCATGCGGCCGGTGACCTTGTCGTAGGGCAGGGTGCTCGTCGCCTTGCCGAGCTGGTTGGCGCGGTTGTAGACCTGGGCTTTCCAGTCCACCGACTTCGGGACGGTCAGCGTCTTCTGGTTGACCCGGAGGACCAGGTACCACCGCTCCCCCAGCCCGACGTAGTCACCGGGCGTGAAGTCGTCCGGCCGCCAGACCTTCGCGCCATCGGCCTCGGCCTGCTCGATGTGGCCTTCCCACGCGCGGATCTGCTCGGTCAGGTCGTGGTGTTCGGCGTCGAGCCGTACGAGGTCCGCGGCGAGCTGGTCGGGGTCGACGGCCGCGCTGGTTCCGGCCACCTGCATGGCGGCCCGCAGGGTGCCCGCGGTCTTCCGCTCGATGCAGCCGAGGTCGGCCCGTAGCCGCTCCAGCCGGCGCAGCGTGGTGCCGACGTGCTTGCGGCCCTGCTCGTAGGTGGCGGCCGCGTCCGCGAGGCTCCGGCATCGGTCGGCTTCCTCCTGCTCGGCTACGGCCTGGCCGCACAGCTTCCGCGACCGTTCCAGGTCCCGCAGGTGCCTGCCCGCCGAGTAGTGGTCGACCTTGACCGGCTCCCCCATGTAGCTGGCGGCGATCCGGCGTCCCTCGGCCCACTTGGCGTCCGAGGACGCCTGCAGCCGGTCGGCCCGCGCCTCGCGCCGTACGGCCCGCCCCCCTGCCCGCTGGTACCGCTCGGTCTCGGCTTCCTGGAAGGAGCGCCGTACGGTCTCGTCGATGGAAAGGGTGACCGTGTGCCCGTCGGCCTCCAGGGCGGCTTGTGCGCCTCGGATGCGGCGCATGTCGGCCGCCCGGTCCCGCGAGCCCCGCAGGTACACGAAGCCGACGGTGCGGGCGTAGCGGAAGCCCCACGGGTTCAGCAGCTCCAGGATGCCGTCGCCGGGCTCGGAGCCGACGATCAGCGTGCCCTCGGCCCTCGTGTGCTTGATCGTGATGTCTGCCATGCCGTTTTCCCTCCTGGTTCAGCGGGCGTCGGTGATATCGGCGGGGTCGAGGCCGAGGAAGCTGGCGAGCTCGTCGACGGTCGCGAAGCTGCCGCCCAGGCGGTAGAGCAACTCGTCGTCGCCGACGACGAAATCGATCGAGGTGGCGTGCATGTCGATGGCGACATCGCCACTGCGGATGGCCTTGCGCATCACCTTGGCCAGGACCAGGTCGCCGAGGGAGCCGCGGGGACTCGTGGGTGCCTCGATGTCCGGGGTGCGGTCGGGCAGGAACGACTGGCCGACTGCCGTGAGGTCAAGCGGCTGGCTCACCGGGCCACTGGCCTGGACCCAGCGCTCACGAACGAGGACGTCGAGGGTGGAGGAGGCTACGGGCCCGTCAGGGCTGTCGATCCGGTCGGAGCCGAGTCCAGCCTGAATGAGGCGGACTCGGCCGCCCGCGATGAGGGCCAGGGCCCTCATCTGGGCGGGGGTGGGTCGGGTGGCCATGCTGTTCCTTCCGGGGGTCAGGCGGTGACGGTCTGGCGGGCGGCGTTGCGGGCGTCGGCCCACCTGCGGATGAGTTCGGACCCGGCCGCGCCGGCGGCCTGGCCGGGGGACTTGCCTTCGTCGAGCCCGGCGAGGAACCGGCGGCTGAGGAAGTCGGTGGCGCACTCGCGGGTGAACGTCTCGACCAGCTCGTCCAGGTCCAGGTGCGGGAACGACTCGTGGAGGGAGAGGGCGGCGAAGGCGGCGATCTTGCCGACGGCCTCGCCGAGGTCGTCGGCGGTGATGGCGGGCTGGGTCTGGGCGGTCATGGTGGCCTTTCTGGGGGTGGAGGGGCCCGGCCCGGCGGGTGCCGGGCCGGAAAGCTAACGGGTTCAGGCCGTGCGGTGGGCGGTGACGCCGCTGATCCAGTAGCGGGCGGCCGTCCGGTTGATGCCGATCAGCCGGACCTGCGCGACCACCGGGGCGATCTCACCGGCGCGCAGGGCCCGGACCAGGGCAAACACTCCGTCGTGCACCAGCTGGGAGCCCGTGGCGGTGTCGGGGTTGCCGCTGTGGAAGAGGGCGCGGAGGGGCATGGCCTGCTCGGTGAGGAAGTCGGCCAGCTCGCCCGCGTCGAGGGCGGTGGGGGTGATGGGCTTGCGGGCGGTGGTGGTGGCCATGTCGGGCTCCCTGGGGTTTGTAGTGGTTGGTGACACCTTCATCATTGACCAAATACCTCGGGGGTACCCTCCCTAGCCTGATTAATTTGGTCAAGAAGTAGTCAGGGAAGCCGCTGGTCAGAGGCGGTGGCCCGGCCGGAGCCGGGCCCGTGGCCGTCGGTCGGTCAGGCGGGCAGGTGCGCCCGGCCGGCCTCGGTCAGCTCGATCGGCTGGCCCTGGAACAGGGACTTCGAGCTGTCCAGCGTGACCCAGCGCTCCCGGAGCAGCACCTCGAAGGTGTCGGCATAGATGGTGCCGTTTTCACTGCCGATGCGCTCCCGGTTGCGCAGGCCGAACTGCGTGCGCTTCACGCCACCCTGGGCGATCAGCTCCAGGCCCTTGCGCTGGGCCGGGGTGGGGCGGCGGGCCGGAACCGGCTTGGCGGGCTCGGACTTGGACTCGGGCTCGGGCGTCGGCTCGGGCGCCGGCTCGTTGGCGGCCCGCTCGGCGGCCTCCAGGGCGCTGACGATGCAGTCGGTGTCCTGGAGGAACCGGCGGATACCGTCCCACTTGAGCCGGTCCTGCTCGTTGGAGATCGTGCAGCTGGAGCTGCTGGAGGTGGTGCCGACGAGCTGCTTCGTCAGCCTCTTGCGGAGCTTGAGGAACACCTCGATCGGGTCGTCGTCGCCCTGCTCTTCCAGCAGGAGCCGCCAGGGCATGGCGTCCGCCGTCTTCTCCATCGCCTTGCGCATGCTGTAGGGGGTGAGGCTCCGGGTCATGTCGCGCGACTCGGTGGCCAGCGCCTCGCGGGCCTTGCCCTCGTCCTCGATCCGGGTGCCGCCGAGGTTGGTGAGGATTTCGATGATCCGGTCCTTCATGGTGCCCTCCGTGGTGGTTGGTGGTGATTGGTGACACCTTCATCATTGACCAAGGGCTTCGGGAGTACCCTCTCTAGACCGATTAATTTGGTCAAGGAATCGTCAGGGAAACCGCAGGTCAGGCGACTGCGAACAGGTCGAGCTGCTCGGGCGTCTGGCCGTCGGCCTCCAGCGGGGACAGCTCGGGCATCGGCTTCTGCTTGAGGTCCGGCAGGACCGGCTTCGGCTGGGGATTGACCGCGTCCTCGCGCAGCTCGGCGACCACCGCGGCGTCCAGGCCGTGCGTCTCGATCTCCTCCTCGGTCGGCACCCAGCCGGCCGGCCGCCGCTGGAGCCGGAACACGATGCCCTGCACCTTCGCCCAGGCCGCCCAGAGCCGGTCTTCCCGGTCCTCCCATTCCATCAGCCGCTTGTGGGCCTCCCGGAACTCCGCGCTGGCCGCCTTCCGTGCGGCCTCGTCCTGCGCGGCCTGCTCGGCGAGCCTGCGGGCCTGGACGCCGTGGAGGAGGGGGCGCAGCCGCTCGCATTCCTGCTCGCGGTTCTTCTCCACCGGGGTCGGCTTCCAGCGCTTCCACACCGCCACCGCCCGGCGTCCGTCGACGGTGACCAGGACGGGCCGCTCACGGTTGGCGTCGGCCGCGCCGACGGTGACGAATCCGGCCTTCTGCAGGGCGCTCAGCCGGTGGACCGACATCAGGCGCCCGGCGGTGCCGGGGGTGTCCCGGCAGTACAGCGAGCCGAACTGGTGGAGGTAGAGGCGTCCGGCCGCCGCGGCGATGACGAACTCGGCCTGCCCGGTCGACCATCCGAGTGCGGCGGCCTGCTCGCGCTGGAGGCGCAGCTCCTTCGGGTCCTCGGCGGGCGGGGCGGTCTCGTCGACCGGCTGCTCGGGCTCGGCCGTCGCGGGCTCGTCGGCGGGTTCCTCGTGGGCCGGCTCAGGCTCGTCGACCGGCTGCTCGGGCTCCGCCTCCGGCGTCTCCTCTGCGGGCGGCTCGGCGGCCGCCGGGGGCTCCTCGGCCGGGGGCTCGATCAGCGTGGCCTGGTCGGGCCCGGCCGCCTCGGGCTCTGCCGCGGGGGGTTCGGTGGGCTCGATGCCGTGGACGATGCCGCGGCCCGGGGAGCCGCTCCACCGGCCCTCGCGGTACTGGAAGCCGTCGGCCGCCAGGCGCCGGGTGACTGCCTCCAGCAGCGACCGGGACCACACCGACTCGGTGAACTTCGTGCCCTCGGGCGCCGTGATGGTGACCGGCTCGTGCAGCTTGTGCGGCTGGCCCTTGCCGTCGAGGTACGTCAGCGTCGCCTCGGTGGCGTCCCACCCGCAGTCGACCTTGACCTTCTTCGGGACCTTCGGATCGCTGCGCTTCTTCGTCTTCGGCTTTGCGGCGAGCGCGGCGCGGACCTCGCTCGCCGGCTGCGCCAGGTGGGCCTTCCATGCCGACTTCGTGCCGGGCACCGTGCCGTCGGCGAGGAAGGCGAGCATCGCCGCCTCGGGGCAGCGGGCCCGGATCTTCGTGTAGTCCATGCCGAAGGTCCAGGTGCTGCCGCCCTCGGTGGCGTCCTCCAGCGTCATGACCCGCTTGGTGAGCCGCAGGTTCCAGGCGATCGACAGCGTCTTGGGGTTGGCCCGCTTGATCTGGTACCAGGTGCCGCTGTAGAGCGCGAAGTCGCCGGGGGCGAAGTCGTCGGGCTCCCACAGCTTCACGCCATCCTGGCGGGCCTCCTCGACCACTTCCTCCCACCCCGCGATTTCCTCGCGGAGGTCCTCGATCCGGCGCTCGGCCCGGTCTGCGGTCCGGCCCGCGGCCAGCTGCTCGTCGCGGTAGCGCTCCAGCTTGCGCAGCTCCGTGTTCAGCTTCTCCAGCCGCCGACGGGTGCGGTTGGGGTCGTAGCGGCGGGCCTTGTACTGCGCGGCGGTCTCCGCGCGGTCGCTGTGGTGCTGGGCCCTTTCCTGCTCCGCGATCGAGGCCCGCATGTTGTTGTCGCTGCGCTCGATGGCGCGGCGGTGGCGGCGCTCGCTGTGGTGGCCGACGAGGATCGGCTGGCCGGGCTCGATGCCGTCCAGCGCTCCGAGGGCCGCCTTGTGGCGGGCGTTGGAGCGGGCGGCCGCGCTGCTGGCGTAGTCGCTGTGCCGCTCGGCCCGGTTCTCGGCCCGTTCCAGCCGCTCGGCCTCGGCCTCTTTGAAGCTGCGCCGCTTGCTCTCGTCGATCTCGACGGTCACCTCCCACCCGGCCTCGCGCAGAGCCGCGACCGCACGCCGGATGCGCCAGTGGTCGGCCTCTCGGTCGCGGGAGTTGCGGATGTAGAGCGCGCCGAGGTTGCGGGAGGAGCGGAAGCCGATCGGGCGGACGATCTCGTACACGCCGTCGTGCTTCCTGGAGCCCTCCAGGAGCGTGCCGTCCGCGCGGGTGTGGGTGATGGTGAGCGAGCCCTTGGAGGGCCGGGGCTCCTCGGCCGGGGGCTCCTCGGCCTCTTCCGGCTGAGCCGGTTCCTCGAGGGCCGCCGTCTCGCTGGCCGGCTCCGGCTCGGGCTCCGGCTCGGGCGCGGGCTCGGCGGCGGGCGGGGCAGGCGGTTCCTCGCGGATCTTCTCGACGGCCCCGTTGCTGATCGTGCAGTGCGGGCGGCCCTTGTCGCTGTAGCGGACGCACACGGTGAAGGACCAGCCGCCGTCTTCCTCGGTCCAGCGCTCGATGTCGTCGGCGTGGGCTGCGGCCGTCTCGTCCGCGTGCGCGGTGAGGAGGAGCGCGTACGTGCGGACGCGCTCACCGGCCTTGTTGTAGTCGCCGTCCACGCGGAAGTCCTTGCCCTGGCCCTGGGTGAGGCCGAGGCGCCGCAGGGCGCGGGCGAGGGCGATGCTGGGGCTCTTGGCGGGTGGGGTGGTGGCCATGCTTCCTCCTGGGGAGATGCGGGCGGCCCGGCCCCCGAGGGGGCCGGGCCGGGTGGTCAGTGGACGCGGGTGGCGGCCATCGCGGCCTCGACGATCGGGAGGGTCTCGGTGAGGGTGGCCGCGATGTAGAGGCACTCGTGGTTGCCCCAGGCCGCGCGGCCGGCGATGTAGGCCGCGCCGCTGCCCTGCGGGAGCTGGACGGTGTAGGTGTAGCCCGCGTGCTCGATCTCGGTCCGCAGGCCCAGGGTGGTGCGCTGCCAGCGGGTGGCCTCCGCCGCCGAGGCGAAGAGGGCGGTGAGGGTGGTGGCGGGGATGGTGGCCATGTCGGGCTCCCTGGGGTTGGTGGTTGGTGACACCTTCATCATTGCTCCCACCCTCCGGGATAACCTCGTTATCCCGGATTGTTTGGTCAAGAGATCGGCAAGTATGCCCAGGTCAGACGTAGTGCCGGGGGTCGCGGCCGTCACGGATGGCCGCCAGCCGTTGGAGCTGGCGGCCAATCCCCATGCCTACACCGATCAGCGGGGTCAGCGCGTGCGGCCAGACCTCCCGGCAGTGGCCGACGTAGAACCGCCCGGCGAGCACGATGACGTCCTCCGCCTGGTCGACGCCCAGCTCTCCGGCCTGCTCGCGCAGCCTGTCGACGGTCACGCCGTCCGGGTCGCCGGGGCGCGTGTCGTACGGCTGGAGGACTTGCGTGGTGCGGACGAAGCCGTGCAGGTCGCTGAGGATGAGGAGCGTGCCGCCGTCGACGATGAGCCGATCGGCCGCCGCCCGGCACGCGCGGTGATAGCTGCCGACGTACAGCTCGCCGGCCGGTGCCGGGTGGTCCAGCTTGCGGGCCGCGCAGGGGATGACGACGAGGCGGGTTGCGGTCATGCCGGGGTCGTTCCTTTCAGTCGCGGCCGTCGAGGGCGGCCAGCTTGCGGACCAGGCCCCAGCCGTCGCGCCAGAACGAGCGCCGGGTGTTGTCGTACGCCTCGCGCCACTCGGGCGGCACCTGGCCGTCGTCCCTGACGTACGTGCCGGTGAGCAGGTCGTACCGGCCCAGCAGCTCGGTCGCCTCGTCGGCGACGTCGTCGAGGCCGCGCCGCCGTGCGTGCTCGGGGCGCAGGTCGATGTGACCGAGCTTGTGGTCGCCCTGGGGCATGCCCTCGTACGACTCGTCGGCGACCACCATGCAGTCGGGCGTCTCCTCGGCCGCCATGTGCCAGGCGAGCGCTGCCGCCCAGGCTTTCTCCGTCGAGCAGGCGTCGAGGACGTAGCGGGTGGGGCCGCCGCTGGGGCCGGTGCGGCCGTGCCGCTCGGGGCCGATGACGGCCACGGTGAACGGCCGCTCGTTCTGCCGGTAGTCGTCGGGCAGGTTGCCGTAGAGGGGCTCGCCGCCGTAGCGCTCAGGCGTCTCCAGGTACTTGCCGGGCATGCTGTGCCTTCCGTCGTGGGGTGGAGGAGGGGTGTCCGGACGGCGTCCGGATGCCGTCCGGATGCCGCGTCCGGACGGTGTCCGGACGCGGTGGGTGCTACCAGACGAGGACCGCCCCACCTGCGCGGACGACGTCCGGACGCTCGATCGGGACGTCGTCCGGATTGGTGGCCGCGTGGACGACGATCGGGTTGCGGTGCCAGCTGTCGTCCACCCACAGGTGCACCCAGGGCCGCCCGGAGTACGACCGCCCGTTCAGCTGCGGGCGAGGCCTGCCGAGGTAGACCCTGCGGGCGCTCCACGCTCCGTGGACCCAGATCCGGCCGGCCGCGTTGGCGTGGCGGATGCCGACCAGCTCGGCGAGGTCGAGCCCTTCGAGGGAGAGGTCTCGCAGCTCGGCCGCGAGCGTGCGGAGCGTCCAGGTCGACGTCCAGCCGAGCCGCTCGGCGCTGGCCTCGCGCAGGGTGCGCAGCTCCAGCGGGCTGAGCGGCTCGTCCTGGTGGCGCCGGTGGATCGCCTCGTCCAGCGCGCGCAGGAGGTGCCACGGGGCGGCCTGGTCGTCGCTGGCGGGGAGGTAGGTGGCGGCGGTGGCGTAGACGCCCCGGATGGTGGCCTCGGTGACCTTCATGGCTGCCTTTCTGGATGAGGTGGGGCGTCCGGACGGTGGCCGCTGAGCTGGGCGGATACCGTCCGGACGCCGTCCGGACGGTGGGTCAGGAGAAGTTGGTCTGGTCGGCGTGCTCGCCGCCGCGCTTCCAGATGAGGGCGCGGACGTGGTTCGCGGGGACCTCGTAGAAGAGGCGGCCGGTGAGCGGGTCGCCGTTGAGGCGGGTCAGCTGGAGGCTCGTCTCCTCCAGCTCCCAGGCGTCGCTCGCGGGCGGCTCGATGCCCTCGGGCAGGTAGACGTCCACCTCGCCGTCGCCGGCTTCGGCCTTGATGGCGATGACCTCGCCGTCGGCCAGGCGGATGCGGAGCATCGGGCGGGGGCCGGTGCCGGTGCCTTCGAGTACGGCCTGGTCGAAGCGGTCGGTGGTGGGGTCGCTCTGGTCGGCGTGCTCGCCGCCGTGCTCCTCGATGAGCTTGCGGACGTCGGCCACCTGGACCTCGTAGAAGTAGCGGCCGTTGACCGGGTCGTCACCGGCGGTCAGCCATGCCTCCCACGCGTCTTCCAGCTCCCAGCTGTCGCCGTCGGGGGTCTGGATCTCGTCGGGCAGGTAGACGTCCACGGTGGCCGCGCAGGAGGCCGCCTTGATGCTGATGAGCTGGCCGTCGGCCAGGCGCAGGTTGTAGTGGACGCCGCCGGTGCCGTCGGCGAGGAACTGCTCGAAGTGGGAGGTGGTGGTGGCCATGGCTGGCTCCGTTCGGTGAGTGGTGGGTGGTGACACCTTCATCATTGACCCCACCACCCGGGATAACCGCGTTATCCCGGGAAGTTTGGTCAAGGATTCGGCAAGGAAACCGCTGGTCAGACGGTGGCGACCGCGGCGGTGAAAGCGGCGTCGAGGGACTGGACGAAGTCGGCGCCGACGGCCGCGAGGTGGGCGGCCTGGCGGGCTTCGGCCGCCTCGGCGTCCCTGGCGTGGACGGCCAGCCCGCACGAGCACCAGGTGGTGGTGCGGTCGCTGGAGTCCATCCGCTCGTGGGCGGCGGCCACCAGACTGAGGCGGGCGGCCAGGGTGAGGCGCAGGTGCTCGTTGTCGGTGTTGAGGAGGAACCCCTGGGCGAGGAGCCGCTCCGCCCGGCTCGGCGGGATCTGGCAGACGCCGGCCTCGATGACGGGCAGGGTGTACCGCTCGGAGTCGACGAGGCGGACGACGGGGACGGAGGCGATGACCCGCAGGTCGGACAGCTCGTAGTCGGTGGGGTCGGCGGGGACTTGCGGGGTGAGGGTGATGGAGCGCAGGGCCGGGGTCAGCGTGCCGGGGTCGATCCGGCGCCAGCGGATGATGGCGCCGCCGGTGCGCTGGGGCTCGATGGCGTAGCCGCGGTTGCAGGCCCGGCGCAGGAGGACCAGGGCGTGGGGCTCGCTGGCGGTGCCGGTGGTGGTGCTGCTGCCACTGTCGACGGTCTCGGTGAACACGATGGCCTCCTGGGTGGGGGGTGGGGCCCGGCCGGGGCTGTGGCCGGGCCCTGGGTGGTGGTGTGTCGTGCATTCATCCTTGACCAAGCCTGGCCGGTTAACCTCGATGTACCGGCCGGTTTGGTCAAGGGATCGACAAGGAAACCGCTGGTCAGGCGCGGGGGTGGCGGTGGGCGTTGGCGTCCAGCCAGACCGTCAGCCGCAGTGCGGCCTCGGCGCACTCGCCGGCCAGGTCCAGCCCTGACGGGGCCTCGAACAGGACGTCCACGTGCTCGCCGTTGGCGCTGTACAGGGCGGCCACCCATGGCTCCTCGTGGTCGGCCGGGTCGAGGTAGGCGCTCTCGCCGGAGTACAGGTAGACCTTCGAGCCGGTGTGGGCCTCGTCCTCGTCGGCGCTGCGGTCGACCGCGACCAGGACGTAGCTGATTCCGCCGTCGTCGAGGTAGAGGAAGGCCGGGACGCCGAACTCCGCCAGCGCTGCGACCAGCTTGTCCCCGTCGTGCGGCCCTGCGGCGGCCGCGGCCTTCTTGGCGTAGCCGCGCTGGGCGGCCAGGTGGAACGGCGGCTTGCCCTGGTTGTACGGGCGGGCGTTGTCGTCGGCCACGACCTTGGCGAGCTGGTCGCGCTTGTAGTGGATCGCCGCCAGGGAGCGCAGTGCCCAGGCCACGGTCTCGTCGTCGTCGGATTCGAGCTGGCGGCCGTGGAGGACGGTGTTGCGGCGCTTCTGGAGCTCGAAGTCGTCGCGGGCGAGCTTCTCGCTCACCGCGCCGAGGGCCCTCATCGGGCCGACCTCGCCGAGGGCGGGGGCGACCGCGTAGTCCAGGACGGCCGGGGAGAGGTGGAAGTCGTGCGCCGTCATCAGGTCGCGGGCTTCCTGCAGACTGTCGAGCGTCTCGGCGGGCAGCCGGCGGCCGTCCTCGATCGGGTAGGCCGGGGCGGTCAGGGCCGCGAAGCGGATGCTGGCGGCCAGGCGGCCGATGTACCAGCGGTCGGAGTGGTGGGCGCGGTCCTCGACGATCCCGGCGAGGATGCGCAGCCTGCGGGCGACGGCCTCGGTGGCGGTGGTGGCGATGGTACTCATGGCGTTCCCTTCGGAGTGTGGTCAGGCCCAGCGGCGCAGGGCGTGCTGGCGGCGGCCGAGGTAGGGCACCGCGGCGTCGGGGTGCTGGCTGGCGATGTGGGCGGCGGCCGACTCGCGGGCGCCGTCGCGGGTGGTGCCGGTGCGGCCGATGGTCGGGCAGTCGAAGTTGAAGCCGTCGGCGGCGACGGTCTCGCCGGTGATGACGTGGACCTCGCAGCGCCAGACCCACCGCCCGCGCCGGGCGCCGGGCTCCTGCCGGTAGGAGACGAGCGCGACGGGGGCGGGGGCGCCCACGGCCTCCAGCAGGCAGCCGGTGACGGCGCCGTTGGGCTCGTCGAAGGGGAGGACGACGGGGCGGGTCTCCCACCAGCGCAGGTTCAGGGTCGGCCACTGGTCGGCGGGTACGGGCTGGTCGTCGGGCAGGAACTCGCCGGGTGCGGCCAGGAGGGGCCAGTCGGGGCGGACGTGGTGGAGGTGGGGCAGGCGTTCCATCGGGGTTCCTTTCAGCTGGCGAGCGCGAGGATGTGGACGGCGATTCGGTGGGCGCACATGTGGATGCCGCGCAGTCCGGCCGGGCACGTGCAGGCCGCTCGTGCCGTCCGGTAGGCCTCCAGGCCGTCGCTGCTGACGGCGAGGTAGACGCGGTTCTTGCGGGTGTCGCGGAGGGGGATGACGCCGCCCTGTTCGAGCAGCTCCTCGGCCTTGTCGACCAGGTGCGGCTTGTACTGGGTCAGCTCCTCGGACCGGCGCGCCCGCCTCACCTTCCGGCGGCATTTCGGGCCGAGGCCGTCGGGTGAGGAGTTCCGCAGACGCCGGCCGCACTTGAGGCACTTGGTGACCGGCGTTGCGTCCATCGCTGCTCCCTCGGTGGTGGGTGGTGTGTCGTGCATTCATCATTGACCGAATGGCTCGGGATTATCCGCGTTATCCCGGATGATTTGGTCAGGGATTGGTCAAGAGAGGGCGCTCCGCTGCTGGTCAGCGGCGGGGCGCCCCGTTCAGGCGGTGAGCTCGGCGAGGAGGACGGTGGCGTTGTCCACGAACCGCTGCTCGTCCTCGGTCCGGCTCTTGCGGGAGGTCTCCACGGCCAGGTCGACGAAGCGGCGGGCGATGGCGGGCAGCTGCTCGTCGTCCAGCTCCACGAACAGGTCGTGCCGGGCCTCCTCGTGCGGCTCGTACGCGCCGTCGGTGGCCAGGACGAGGCGGTCGCCGTCGGCGATGTCGTGGGTCGCCGTCTCGATCGCCGGGTGACCGTAGCCGGCCTGGGCGTCCTCGTCGGTGAGGACGGCGCCGAGGTAGGAGGTGATCATGTTGCGGTTGCCGCCCTCGGGGTGGGTGGCGGTCGGCGGGTAGACCCGGCGAAGGTTGTGGTCGTCGGTCAGCCGGTGGGCGATGCCGTGGTGCAGGAGGTAGGCGCGGGAGTCTCCGGCCCAGGCGACGACGAGGGGCTTGCCGGGAGCGGTGACGGCGACGACGGCGGCTGCGCTGGGGAGGTAGCGGCGCTCGTAGGGGTCCTGGCGGTCGGGGTCGGCCGCGATCTCCTCGTACAGGGAGCGCAGGGCGCTCTCGGCGTCGCCGCGGCGGGCGGCCCGGGTGGCGAGGCGGGCGGCCATGGTGCGGGTCCAGTCGCGGATCGTCTCGGAGGTGCCGATGCCGTCGAGGACGGCGTACGCGCGGATGCCGTCGGCGCCGGTGCGGACGGCGGCCGCGTCGCACTGGATGCCCCTGCCGCCGATGTTCTGGGCGGTCGCGTAGCTGCGCATGGGTCGTGCTCCGTTCGGTGAGGGGTGGGGCGCCCCGCGGTCGCGGGGCGCCGTCGTCGGTGGGATCAGCTCTGCTCGCTGGCGGGGCGTACACACGTCTCGTGGGTGTGGCAGTTGCACTTGCCGCAGCCCGCGCACATCTGGCCGGCCTCCAGCCCGCAGGGTCCGCAGCCGCCGGAGGCGTCCAGCTCGGCATCGTCGATCGCGTTCATCAGCTCGAACGCCTTCTGCTTGTCGAAGCGGGACCGCGGCCTGCACGAGCCGTCGCAGAACTCGGGGCCGCCGAGGAGGACGCTGTCCTCGCCCTGGTGGCCCTCGCAGCCCTCGGCCTCCCTGAGCGTGACCGTGATGTCGTGCACCTTGAGCACGCCCTCACCCGTCTTGTCGCAGGCGTGGCGCAGGAGCTCGACGTCCATGTGCAGGGCGAGGCCCTCGGTGGGCGGCTTGCCCTGCACCAGGGCGAGGCTCCTGATGATGCCTCGCAGCTGGCTGGAGTCGGCGGCGCTGTAGTTGCGGTCCTCGATGGCGGGGTGCTCGATGACGACGTCGTACACGGCGTTTCCTTCCTGAGCGGGTGGTGTGTCCTCATTCATCCTGGACCATACAGCCCTGGATTACACACCGTATCCCGATGGATTTGGTCGAATGCTTGCCAGGGGAAGCCGCCCCGCCCGGCAAGTGGAGGGGCGGCCTGGCGGTCAGCGACGGGCGGGCCGCGAACCGGCGAGCGGGAGCCCCAGGTCGCAGTGCTCGCAGAACACGACGTCACTGTTGTCGGTGAGGCACACCAGCTCCAGCCCACAGTCGCAGGTGCCGAGGTCCGGCAGCTCGGGCAGCGGCCGGGTGACCCGCACGGCCGGCTCGTTGACGACAGTGGCGGCGATGGTGGATGCGCTCATGACTCTCTCCCTGGGGTGGTGCGGTGGTTTGTCGTACTTCATTCCTCCCCTGTCCACCCATGTCCACCCTCGTTTGGTCGAGAAAAGCCCAGTTCACAGCAGGTTTGACTTTGCCTTGGCTCGGCCATCCGTGTTTATCCCGGTCTGCTTGTGCAAGACTCGCCATATGGCCACCACCGACAGCCCGCCCCAGAGCGGCTACCAGCCGAGCGCCCAGCTCCGGCAGCACCTCGACGACTGGAACAAGGCCGTGGCCGCAGAGCCGACGGCCCGCAAGGCGCTCGAGGACGGCATCGCCGTCGAGCTGACCGAGAACCGGCAGCTGAACCTGCCGACGCTCGCCGAGCACATGCCGTGGACGGCGGAGAACATCCGCCTCCTCATGGCCGGGCGCGGCGTGCCGCCGCGCGAGCGTCACCGCAAGGAGGAGGGTGACCCGCCGGTGTACACGCCGAGTGACCGGCTGCGTGACCAGCTGGCCGGCTGGCACCTGGCCGTCGACGACGAGAAGAAGGCGCGCGCCGCTCTGGAAAAGGCGATCGCCGACGAGCTGCGGGCGAATCCGGACCTGACCAATGCCGAGATCGCCGCGCATCTCCCCTGGGCGCAGGAACAGATCCGGCTGATTGCCCGCGCGCACAATGTGCCGCGCCGCCGTAAGCGGGGCTCGGAGCACAAGCTGATCGAGGCCAATGGAAAGCCGAAGTCGGTCGTCGTGCCTTACGACTGGTACGTGCAGCAGCCGGGAGCAGATCCGTCCATCGTCAAGCGGTGATGGCGGGCAGACGAAAGGGCCACGACGGGGGAGCGTGGCCCTTTCGCGTTTTCGGGATCAGGCGGTCACAGGACCTTCGAGACCAGCCCGACCAGGAGCAGGACGGCGACGATCGCGAAGATCTTCCAATCGCCGGCCTGCGGCATTCGACCACCGCCGCCGCTGAGGATCGCCTCGTCCGGGTGCATTCCGTCATGCCGCCTCTGGCGGTGTTCGAAGCCGAAATCCTCAGCGCCACGGCGGAGAGTGAACGGGTGAGACACGAGATTGCAGTTCCCGCATTCGTACCGGTGCATCTGCGGCCCCCTGGACTGTGCTGCGTCTCGCCGCGCCCTCTGCTCGCGGCGTGTCACGAGCGTAGCGCGCTCCGTCACCACTCGGGAAGCCGTGTCCGTTTTGCCCGCTCCGCCCCCGCCGGTAGGGCCGGTAGGAAGGCGGTAGACCGGCCTACCAGTAGGGACCCGCGGCCCCTCTCGGGTCGGGGAGGGGCCGCGGATCGTGGCGCTCCCCCGCGCGCCCGCCGCGCCGGCCGGGACGGCTGGCCCAGGCGTGCCTATTCTGCGGGGGTCCGGGCGGCCGGGATGTCGGCCGATTCCTGGGCGGGAATGTGGGCCGGAACTGGGCCGGAATCCTGGGTGGGATCCGGGGGCGAAATGGGGGTGCCGCTGGGGTCGAGAGACGGCACCAGGTGGGCGGGGATATTCGGCCTCCGGCCGAGGTCTTTCGTGAGGTCTTCCACGTGTACGCCGGGGACGTTTTTCTTGACCCACGTCTCGCCGGTTTCGGTGGTCTCCAGGACGCGGAAACTCATCTGGTCGCGGACGGTGATTCCGGCCATTCCGAGCAGCTCGATCATGCCCTTTCGGTCCATGCCGGGAAGGCCGCCGTTTTCCTGCTGTTCCGCGAGCAGGTCGTCGACTCGGGATCCCTTTCCCCGAATGCCTTTGACGTGCCCTTGGGCTGTTGCCGCGACGCGGTGTTCCACGAAAATGCGGAGGCGCTCCCGGGCGGCCTGCCAGCGGGCTTCCCTGGCTTCTTCGTCGCCTTCGGGTTCCGCCTCTTCGGCGGCTTCTTCCTCGTCTTCCTGGTCCTGCTCCCCCGCCGATTCGTCATGATCGTTTTCGGGACGGTTGAGTGCGTCGGCGGTCAGCGCGCCGAAGAACCAGACGAGCACGGCGACCGCGGCGACGATGCCGCTGTAGGGCCGGAGCACCGCCACGAGGGCCTTGCCCACCCCCATCAGGGCGCCGACGCCGACCGCACACACGAGGACGGCGAGCCCGGCCTGGTCGAGCCAGTTCGACTTCGCTGCCGCTGTCGGCACCTTGGTCGCCTTCTTCGTCTTCTTCTTGCCCTTGCCCTTGCTGCTGCCGCTCCTCGCGGCCTCGCTCTTGCCGTCCTTCCCGGCGTCGTCCTTGCCGGTGCCACTGCTGGCGGGCGGCTTCGCCGCGGGTGCGGACGTGACGGTCGCGCGCTTGAGCAGGGCGAGCAGGGCGCCGGGGATCCACAGCAGGATGATCCCCGTGCCGCGCAGCAGGCTCCAGCCGAGGGCGCGGGGCTCTACCAGGTCGAGGACCTGGCGGACGGCGCCGGCCAGCTGCTCGCGCGGGCTGAGCGGCGCCTCCTCCCACTCGTCCTCGGTCTCGCCCCCGGGCTCGTCCTCCAGCTCGACGTCCACGGGGTCCGGTTCGGGGAGCGGCGGCTTGTCCAGGCTGATGGTCATCAGTGGCCCAGCCCTGTGACGATGCCGATGAGCATGTGGATGACGTTGACGAGGATTCCCCAGATGCCGCCCGCGCTGGCGTAGACGACGGAGGCCGCCAGGCCGATCACGGCGGGCGGGGTCGTCTTGCTCCCCCACTTCCCGCCGAAGGCGATCATGGTGAGGACGACGGCGATGGCTCCGAGGCCGGGGTTGCCGAAGCCGTTGTCTCCGGACAGCAGGGCGGTCGGGACGGAGCCGATGCCCTTGGCGATGTCGGCCCAGGTGCCGCCGGCCGCCATCCACGCGGTGCCGGTGAAGATGCCCCACCAGGCGGCTTTCTTCTTGTTGTTGATGACCAGCGGGCCCCAGTCGCTCCCCCGCAGGCCGAGGATCAGGCCGACGCCCGCGCACAGGGCGACCCCGGACGTGAGGACCGTTCCGAAGATCTGTCCGCCGGTGATGCCGGGAGCTTGGGCCGGGGCGGCGAGGTAGTCGAACACGACGTGCCTTTCAGGAAGTGGTGCCGGGGGCATAAAGCCCGGTAGCGAGGACGGCCGAGGCCAGGGGGATGCGCACGATCCAGCGGGCCGCCCAGTGCCAGTTGCGGGTGCGGCGGTCGATGAACCACCACAGGCCGCCGCACATGGAGCCCGCGGTGAGCAGGAGGCTCACGGCACTCGGGCCGAGCCCCCAGCGCTCACCGTTCGCGTTCAGCCAGTCGACGGGGACCGGGGCGAAGCGGCGGCCGATCTCGGCGGCGCCGACCGTGATGATGAGGCGGGAGACAGGCGGATGCGGAAGGACGTTCTTGACGGCTGGGAAGCCGGAGACCAGCCAGGCCCCATAGCCGCCGACGGCCGCGGTGAACAGGCTGAGCATGCCGACGGCGCCTTGCTCGGCGGCGGGCATGAACGCCTCCAGGAACGGGACCAGGCCGATGCCGTAGCCGACGGCGGCGGCCGTGCCGTTGAAGACGACCCACCTGGTGGTGCGGTCGTCGGCGGCACTGTCCGCGAGCTTGCGGACCCCGGTCCGCTTAGGGCCGCCGGTGGCGACCTTGGCGACGGGCGGGCCCGGCGGCGTCGGTGGCGTCGCTGGGCGCGCAGGGTCGGGCTTGTGCTCCTGGGGCTGGTCGTCCTGCTCCTGGTGCTCGTCGTCGTCCTGGTCGTCGCTGTCGTGGCCGCTGTCGTCGTCCGGCTCGTTCGGGTCCGGGACGGCGGCAAGCGGGGGCCGGGCGACACGCCACCAGTCCGGCACGCGGGGCTGTGACGGCGGCGTCGCCGGCGGCGGCACGGGCGACTGCTCGGGGATCTGCGGGCCGTCAGCCTCGCTGGGGTCGGCGTGGCCGACGGGGCGGACGCCGAGGCCGCCCATGATGCGCCGTGTCCAGCGCTCGTCTGCCGTGGTCACCGGGCACCTCCCACGAGCACGTGAAGGACGGGGAGCGCGAAGGGAAGGCCCACAACGACGACCGCGGCGCCCAGCGCGCCCCGGGCCAGGGCGTAGTCCAGCGCGTTCTTCGTCGACCGCAGCTGCAGGACGACCATGCAGACCAGACCGACGGTGGCGACGTTCAGCAGGAAGGTGTGCAGCAGCCCCGGAGGCGCCGCCGAGAGGCCCAGGCACAGGAAGACCAGGTAGACGGCGATCAGAACGATGCGGGTCACTTCGTGGTCTCCTCGTCTCCGTAGCCTCCGCTGATCACGCGGGCCATCGCCTCGAAGGCGTCCAGCGCCCGCGGGTCGAAGCGCCCGCATCGGGCCTGGATGTCCTGGCCCAGCTGGTCGTAGAGGTGGACAGCGGTGCGGCTCCTGCCCTGCTCTGCCGCCTGTGCGGCGGCTGCCATCCGGCGCTCGATCTCCTGGTCCGTCAGGGACTCGCTCATGACGTCGTCGCCTCCTCGCGGTCGGCAGGGTCGGGGCAGACGGGGCAGGCGGCGATCAGGTGCCGCAGGTGCACGCCGCGGTGGTCGACGGTGAACTCGTTCTCCCGGACCGCGACGCGCACGAGGGCGATGCCGGCGGCGACGTGGGGGCAGCGGTCGGCGAGCCGGTACCAGATGGCGACCAGCGACCTCACGTCCCACCACTGGCGGCGCACCCACTTGCGGGTGGGCTCGCCAGTGGCGGCCGGGGTGCTGCCGTAGGAGTACCAGCCGTCGGCCTTGGGGCAGATCCAGCGTTCGATCAGGACGGCGGGCTTCAAGTCGGGGACGCCCGGCAGAGGGCGCGGGAACGAAGTGGCGGTCACGGTTGCATTCACCTCAGTGCGCGTAGGTCGTGATGAGCCAGGTCGCGGCCGACGTCGCGCCGAGGGTGGCGGCGGGCCGCAGGTGGCTGTGGGCGAGGGCGATGACGGCGAAGACCAGGCCGACGCCGTCCGTCACGAGGGCGGCGGCGGGGCTCGTCAGGCCGAGCAGGGCGGCCGCGTGGTACGCCTCGGCCAGGTCACGCAGGCCGATGTCGGGCGCGCTCACGAGGACCTCCGGGCTGTGTAGGGCGGCAGCAGTCGGGCCGCGATGTCGAGGAAGTTGTGGGGCCGCTGGCGCGGCAGCCGTTCGGCGTCGATGCGGCGCAAGGCAACGCACGCCTGGTCGGCGGGGATGATGCGGACGCCGTTCAGCCGGTGCTCGCGGCCGTCTGCGAGGCGGCCGACGATGATGGCGACGGCCACCGGCTGGACGCTCAGGAGGCTGCGGACGGCGCGGGCGCCCTTCCGTAGACCCTCCAGGCGGTCGGTGACGTCCTTGGTGCCGTGCCAGAGCCGGCCGCCGTTGACGGCCACCGGCCAGCGGGCGGACATCTTCTTGGGGTCGAGGACGTAGACGTGGCCGCGCGGGCTGAGGGCGAGGCCGTCGATGTTGGTCGTTCCGGTCGGGAGCTGCCGGTCCCACAGGAACCGCCACCCGTCCTCGACGAGCTCGGCGAGGAGCCCGGCGACCTCCTGCTCTCCCCTGCCGCCCGCCTCGTAGCGGTCGGCGAGCCGGGCCGCCCGGGTGGCGATGCCCAGGGCGGTCGCGACACGGACCAGCGGGGTGCGCAGCTCCTGGGCATGGGCCAGCGCCGAGGCGCCGGGCGTGCCGGGCTTCGGGCGCCGTCCGGGCTGACCCAGACGGTTCCAGACCCAGATCGCACCGCCGATGGCGGCCGCGGTCAGCAGGAGGGACATCAGGCGGCTTCCTTGCGTAGGAGCTGGACGAAGGCGGAGCGGGAGCGGGTGAAGGTGAGGCCGGTCACGACGTGACCGGCCTCGACTTCTCAGGGGCGTCTGGTCACCAGGCGTCCCAGAACACGAGGGAGACGATCAGGGCGAGCACGGCCGCCCAGCGGCCCAGGAACGCCAGGTCGTCGGGCTTGCCGCGCACGCCCCAATACAGGCCGACGGCGCCGGTGAGCTGGAGTGCGTAGATCAGCGGCATTACGCGGTCTTCCTCCGCTTCTTCATCTCCTTGCGGCGGTAGGTCGCGACGGTCTCGGCGAGCTTCGCCCGGTCGCCGTGGACCTGGCGGACGTGCTCGACGAGGTCCTCGTCGGCCATGTCCTCGTCCTTGTCGAGGGCGGCGCGGACCGTGGCCGCGATCGACGTGCCGAGCTGCGCGACCGGCGGGACCGGCGGGACCGACGGAGCGGCCTGCCCGGCGGGCTGGGCCTGCGGTGCGGGCGTCGGGGCCGGCGCAGGGCTGGGAGCCAGGGCCGGGCTCGGCGCCGGTACCGGGGCCGGGGCCGGGGCCGGCGCAGCCGCCTGGGCCGGTGCCGAGGTGCCCGTGCCGGGAGGAACCGGAGGAACCGGCGGAGCAGACTGCGCGACCGGCGCCGGGGCGGGCTGCTGCACCGGCGCGGACGGATGTCCGGACGCATCCGGACGCTGTCCGGACGGCAACGGCTGAGCCTGGCCCGCCGCCTGCACCGCGGCCTGAGCGGCAGCGAACTCGTCCTCACCGAACACGAGCGCCGCATACGCCTGACGGCCACCGATCCGCTGCTTGAAGCCGAGCAGCGCCTCCGCCGCCGCGGTGTCCTCCATCTTCCGCTGGAGCCACATCGCGATCGGGCGGCGCAGCTTGACCTGCCGAACCCGGAACACCACCCACCACGAGCCCTTCGCCATCAGCGACACCGCGCCGCCGACGATGCCCGCGGCCTGCTCGTGCTCGTGGAAACCCTCCACGACCACCGCGGCGACCACGCACAGCACCGCGAACCATCCGGCCTTCTTCATCGGCTCGGCACGGTCCGGCTGACCCCGCAGCAGGTGCTCGGCCACCAGGCAGACGATCCACAGCAGCTCGAACAGCGAGGCCGCCGCAATGGCGATCGCGGTGGAAGCGACGACCAGGCCGAGGAGGCGGCTGATGCTGGCGGTCGACCAGACGGCAGCGACCGCCGTCATCCCGAGCGCCACGGCCATCAGGAACCGCATCAGAACGACGTCCCAGTCCCTCGGCGGAACCGGCACGTCGACGTCGTACTCCTCCTCGTCCATCACCTCCTCCCCGAACACCTGGGAAGGCACCTGGCGCGTACGCGTCTCCGTGCGGTAGCGGACGCCGGGCACGCGCGGCTGCGGCTGCTGCTGCGGGTCGAAGCTGTCGGTCATGTCTGGCGTCCTCCGAGCTGTGTCATCACCGGGTGCGGCCCGGCCTCCACCGCACAGGCGAAGGCCGGGCCGGGATCAATCGCCGCCCTTGCGCTTCGGGAAGCGGATGAGCGCCCTCTCCCCGAACCGAGCGACCTCGTACCTGTGCCGCCGAGCCCGCTCCTTGCTGGCAGCGGCCTCCTTCACGGCCTTCTTCTTGGCCTTCTCGATGTCCTTCGTGGACGGCGGCCAGTGCTTCGGACTCACTGCGCCACCCCCTCACGCAAACGGGCCGCATACGCGCGCCACGTCTCGCGGGGCTCCGGGGTGAGGATCAGCGGGATCATCCCCGCGAGCACCGTCTGGTCAGCGCCCTGCGTCACGGACTCCGCGACGTCCAGGACGACCGACATGGTGGCGACACCACTGGGGTCATCCCGCTCGATTCGGTCGGCCAGCGCCAACACCGCGACCGCGACCGGGTCACGCGGCTCGCTCATCGGCCACTCACCAACCCGCGCTGCACAGCCGCCTCAGCCGCCCGCAGCGCATCGACCTGCGACGGCGTGCGATCCTCACTGCCCGGACGAGAGTTCCGGTCCTCCTGGCACGCCTCAACCGTCGCCGGCGGCGTAGCCACACGGTTCGGCGTCTTCGTGTCGATCCGCCTGGTCACCGGCGACCACCCGCCTGAGCGGCAGCGGCACCGCCCGCACGAGCCAGCCCATTGCCGAGCTTCCCGTCCGCGCGCTTCTGCTCGCCGTTCCGGTACGCCTCCCGAGCCTTCTCCTGCTCCGACGGCGCGCTCACCGGCCCACCGCCTCGGTCAGCCCGGGGATGAGGTGCCGGTTGTCGCCCGACCAGTCGTAGCCGAGAGCCCTCGCCACCAGCGCGACATGCAGCGCGAAGTCGACACGGGTCACGCCGTCGGGGATGTCGCCCACAGCGACCGTGGCCGCGCGCTGGATCATCTCGCCGCCGCCGGTACCGCTCTCGAACCCGACCTCGTACACCATCGCGCCCAGCAGCGCGGCGAAGTCGAAGCTGTAGACCAACCCGCTCGGGCCGTCGACCGCGAGACGGCCAGCCACGCGGGCGAGCGCCACGCCGGCCTTGGACTTCTGTTCGTCGGTGAGGCTCTGTGCCCCGCTCGCGCGGAGATCAGTACCCTTGCTCATTGCGTCAGCTCCTGTGTGCTCAGGTCTGGCGTAGGGGCCCCGACCGGCTGATTGACGTCCTCCGGCCGGGGCCTCTCCTATGTGGAGATCACGAGAGTAGCCACTTATTTGCGTTGACGCAAATAAGTTGGAAGGATGGCGCAATGTCCGACTCCTCCGAGGAGAGAGCGAGCGAGGCGAAGGAGGCGAAGTTGGTGAGCATCCCCGAGATGCCAGACCTGTTGGAGGCGGCCGGATTGAAGCGCGTCGGCCCCGCCCGCATCCGCCAGCTCGCCGCCGAACCGGGCTTCCCGGCTCCGGCGTACGAGCGCGGCCGGCTGCGCCTGTGGGACTGGGCCCAGGCCCTCGAGTTCTTCAGCTCGCGGGTCGTGCGGCAGGGAGAGCGGACGGACCTGAAGCGCGACCAGGAGGACGAGACCGATGACCCAGCTGGAGGCGGTAGCGAGTGAGGAGCGCCCGGCGGCCGTTTATCGACTGTGGGCAGCTGATGAGGTGTTGCTCTACATCGGGTCGTCGTACGACCCAGACCGGCGCTGCGTGCGGCATCAGTCCACACCGTGGTGGTCCCGCGTCGTGCGACGGACGGACGAGTGGCACAGCACACGCAGCGATGCGTTCGCGGCGGAATACCTCGCCATCTGGCGTGAGGACCCGGCATGCAACGTGTGGGGCACACGGGCCTATGCGGGTCAGGCGCCACGCAAGGGTCGACGGTCGTACTTGATGTGGACCGGGAAGCGGGACGTCTGGCCAACCGACTTGGACCAGCTCAAGGCGGCGATGCAGGCATACGACGAGGCCGCAGCTTCACCAGATGACGTGATGCCTGAACTGAGAGAGCAGGGCGAGGCGATCGCCGCGCACCTCGGCGCTGCGGCCCGTGGCCTGGCCTGGGAAGGACGTCGGCGCCTGATCACGAAGCGGCGCCGGCGCATCGCCAGGGACCTGCGAGCGACCGGCATCACCAACGACGACCTGGCGCGGGTGATGGCCGTGGCGAACGCTCGCATCCTCAGCCTGCCGCACCTGTTCGACGACGAGGTGCTGACCTAGCCGGACATACACGAGCCCCCTCCCTGCGCTGCGGACGACTGGGAGGGGGCTCGTGGTGTGGTGCCGGGTGGAGTCGGCGCACATTCCGAAGGTAGCGCTGATGGTAGCAGTACGTGTGCGATTGGTGGCGGTGTGTGTTTGTCGGCTACGTTCCGGGGCCGTGGTGCTGGATTCTCCGAAGGGATCGACCTATGGCAACTCCTGAGCAGCCGCCTGCCCAGCCGTATGGGCAGATGCCGAACATCGTGATCAATAACGTGTCGTCGGCGTCGGCGTCGGCTTCGGCTGCCGCGTCGGCGGGGTACGGGGTGCGGCGTCGGCGGCAGAGCTTCTGGGTGCATTTCTGGTTGTTGTGGCTGACGTGCGGGATCGGCAACTACTTCTACGCGCGGCACGTCTCGAACTGGAATCGGGACCGCGGTCTGTGACGTGGTGATGCGGCGAGGCCCCCGCCGTGGTTGGGCGGGGGCCTCGTGCGTGCCTGCTGGTGTTAGGCGGGTGCCGGCTCGGGGTGGCGGGCGGCGTTCTTCGCGGCCTGCTCCACCTCGTAGCGGGTCATGGTGACGTCGTCGCGTTCGGCGTGCTTGGTGACGGCGGTCTGGAACTCGAACGCTGCCTCTCGCCACTTGGCGCGCTGGGCGTCGTAGGCGTTGCCGTCGAGGCCGGTGAGCTTTGCGCGCTCGGCTTCGGCGGAACGTTCCAGCTTGATCAGTTCGTCGGGGATGTCTGCCACGACGGCGATCCTAAGCGGAGGTGACGGCGGGCAGGTCAGGGACTAGGAGCGGTCGGGTTCCGGGTCGGTGTCGGGGTCCGGGTCGGCGTCGGGGTCCGGGAGGTTGATCGACAGCTCGGTGAGGAACTCGCGGGCGATCCGGTCTACTTCCTGCGGATTGCTTGCGCCGCGGGCGTTCGCCACCTCCGCGACGAGGAAGTGGCTCAGGTTGAGCAGGCCGGCGATGGCGAAGTTGCGGTCAGGGCCGCCTGGTCCGTCGAGGACTTGGGTGATGTGCGCTGCTGCGGCCGGCCGGTCGTGGTCCATCCAGAGGCCGAGGAACTCGATGGCGAGCCGGGTGGAATCCTGCGGCCCTTCGTACGAGTAGGTCATGTCGCCAAGGTAGGCGTGTCGTGGCGACGTGGCATCCGCTGGTCCTCCGACTGCGGGTGCGGGGTGCCGTGGGTCTATAGCCAATATATATTCGAACGCGTGAGCGAGCCTTCGCGTCTGGAGTTGCTGTACTTCACCCGGCGGGTGGTGGTGCAGCAGGCGACGGCTGCTCTGCGGCAGATCGACGGGTGGATCGCGGCGGAGGAGCGGCGGGAGGCGGAGCGGCGGCGTGCGGAGGAGCGGCGGCCGCCTCCTCCGGAGTGGTGGATCGAGCGGGGGCTGAACAAGAACAACCTGGTCGCGGTGCATTGCGGGGACTGCTGGGATCCGGGCAAGCGGCGGGTGGCGGCGACGCGGGAGCAGGCATTGGAGGCGTTGCGGCAGCTGGTTCCGGCGTGTTCGAGGTGTCGGCCGGATTCGGCGCTGGGGTTTCTGGAGTAGCGGCCGGGGCCCCGCTGGTGGGCGGGGCCGGGCCGGGTCAGGTGTGGGCGGTGGTGCGGTCGCGGGCGAGCTGGTCGCGTTCGTCGACGGTGAGGCCGCCCCAGATGCCGTCGCGGAAGTCGTTGGCGATGGCGTAGTCGGTGCAGGCTGCGCGGACGGGGCAGCGGGCGCACAGGGCTTTGGCGGCGGTCGTCTTGTCCTTTTGCGGGGTGGTGCGGCTGGAGTCGACGAACAGGTCGGGCCGGTCCTTGCAGGGGGTGGCGGGCTGGGTGCTGGGGACGGCGTCGAGGAAGTGGGGCAGCGCCGTCATGGTGTGCGCCCCACGGCGGCGACGAGGGCGGCGACGGCGATCCAGCCCTTGTGCCACGCCTGGTCCATGAGGGGTCCGGCTGCGGGGTCGCGGGTGAGCCAGCCGGTGTGTCCGGTGGCGTGGGCGAGGCGGACGACGGGTGGTGCGGCGGGGCTGGGGTCGGTCCAGCGGCCCATGCCGCGGTCGGCTGCGTAGTGGGTGAGTGCGCTGATGGTGAGGCCTGCGGCGATGCGGCCGGGGGTGAGGCGCAGGCCGAGGCAGTGGTTGGCGGTGATGAGGGCGAGGGCCTGGACGGTGGTGTATCCGGCGACGTGCCGCAGGCAGGCTTGGGCGCCTTCTGGCCCGGGGTGTCCTTTGGTGATGGCGTCTTTGTCCTGCTGGGCCCAGTAGTCGCCGATTTCGTGGGCTGCGGTGAGTGCGGCGTAGGTGCTGGCGAAGCGGGCGGCCCTCAGCGGCATGCGTGCTCCTTGAGTGAGGTCAGCTTGAGCTGGCCTGGGTCGCCTGCGTACAGGTTGAGGGTGGCGAGGATGCGGTGGCGGTTGTCGCCGCCGCGTAGGGGGAAGCCGGCTGCCTGCTGTTGGGCGATGTACTTGGCGGCGGTGATGGCGTTGGTGCGGAGGGTCTCGTAGGCGGTGGCGGCGGTGATGAGGTCGCGGCGGGTGGCGTCGCACTGGTCGCGGCGGCATTCGTAGCCGGGGTTGGGTGGGTCGCCGAGGAGGTCGCCGGCGGCGTGGCGGTCGGGGCATTCGAGGCGGGCGCAGGTGATGTGTCCGCCGTCGCCGAGGTGGAGGGTCTCGCTGCCGCAGGTGGGGCAGCGGCCTTGGACGCGGGGCTTGGCGTCGGGGGTGGGGAGGCTGCGGACGTGGGCGAGGGTGTTGCGCCAGCGTTCGACGGTGCGGGCCTCGACGTAGCCGGTGCGCAGGCTGGGGGTGCCGTTCATCTGGGCGGGGACGGTGAATTCGGCGAGGGCTTCGGTGAGGGCTGCGGCGAGTTCGCGGATGCGGTCGCGGTGGACGCTGGCCCATTCGACGAGGCGGGGGGCGAGGTCGTCGCCGATCTCCTCGTCGGTGAAGTAGCCGTCGTCGACGAGGACCTGGCGGGCGAGGGCGAGGCGGGTCCGGAGGTTTTCGGCGCGGTCCCAGCACTGGCCCCAGGCCGCCGCGGCGGCGCTGACGTCGTCGCGGCCTTGCATGAGCTTTTCGTGGTCGGCGGGGTCCATGTGGAAGTGGCCGCCGTCGGGGTCGACGTAGACGAGGGGGCTGTCCTGGCCGCAGGTGCAGCGGCTGTCGCCGAGGAGGTCCGGGGGGAGGTCCATCAGCTCGGCGACGGCGGCGCGCAGTCCGGCCCGCGGCATGAACCCGTCCGCGTCGGCGTCCGGACGTCCGGACGTGGCGTCCGGATGCGTCGTCCGGACGGTGTCCGTGCTGGTGGACGTGCTGCCGAGGACGGGCGGGCGGGAGCGTCCGGACGGCTGGGGGCCGGTGTCCGGGCGGGCGTCCGGACGTCCGGACGTGCCGTCCGGATGCGGTGTCCGGGCGGTGTCGTGGGCGGCGCGGGCGTCGGCTACGGCCTTCAGGCCCTCGGCGAGGGCGAGGGGGGCGAGGTGGCGGGGTACGCGGGCCTGGTATTCGACGCGGACGCCCTGCGCAGGGGGCTCGTCGGGGTCGGGGTGGGGGCGGGCGGTGTCCGGCCCGTGCGGGGTGGAGCCGCGGTCGCCGTCGCGCCAGCGCAGCAGCGACCCGTCCTCGGTCTGGCCCTCGTGCGTGTCGTAGTCGGAGGTGTAGTGGCCGGCTGCGAGCGCGCAGTGGGCGCGGCCGTGGAAGGCGTCGTGCCCGGTGGCGGTGCAGCGGGCTTGGCGGGAGCGGGCGCAGATGTCCTGGCCGCAGTCGCAGTTCGCGCATCCGGCGCAGAACGGCTGGTCCTTGAAGTTCTCGTAGACGACTGGCCCGCCGCCGCACACGATGCAGCGGGTGGCGTCGGGTTCGCGGTCGAGGGCCTTCGTGATGGTGGCCTCGGCCCGCTGGTAGCCGTCGTTGTCGGTGGCCGGGTCGAACTGCCAGGGCTCACCCTCGGCGTTGGACACCAAGCTCCAGCCGTACGCCTGGCCGTGCTCGTCGAGGTGGAGGGCGAGGGCCAGGCCGCGGGGGTGGAGCGCGGTCCGGTTGATCAGCCACAGCAGGCCGGAGTCCCGTAGTTCCGCGAAGGAGCGGGCCCGGCTGTCGACGTCGGGGTGCGGGCCGTCCCCCGCGGGGGCGGCACCGGCGACGTCGAAGGCTTGGGGCAGGACTTCGGTGCCGCCTTCGGGCATCTGCAGGACGATCGACGGGCAGTCCATGAGGCTGGCGAGCTGCCCGTGCCAGACACGTTCCGGCGCGCTGGGGTGGGTGACGGTGACCCACTGGCCGAGGAGGCCGAGGAGCGTGGAGTGGTCGGTCACTTCAGCCACCAGGCGGGCGCGTCCTTGGTGATGAGGGTGAGAAGCCAGCCGGGCCGGTGCGGGGTCGGCATGGCCCATCCGTCCTCGCCGGCCGGGACGGTGACGAGGACGCTCGCGGCGCGGCTGGTGAGCTTCTGCCAGGTGACGGTGACGGTCTCCGCCTCGACGTTCAGCTCGGCGGCCTGCTCGGGCGTGACCCGGTACCGCTTGATCGAGGTCTCCAGGGCTTCCAGCAGTTCACAGGTCATCGGCTCGACTCCTTGCTGTCCGTCAGGCGGGCTTGTTCGCACGCCTCTTCGTCTTCGCGGGTGGCGTGGGTTTCTTCGCAGGTCGGGGTCTGCGGGGTGGCGGTGGTCTGGGGGCGGCCGTCGTTGTACTGCCACAGCGGGTGGTCGGGGCGGGCGGTGATGCGCAGGCAGGCGTGCAGGCGCAGGGCCATGGAGTGGAGGACGGCGGCGTCGAGCTCCACCGGGTACGGGGTGGAGTTGTCGAGCGCGTACACGAGGGCGTCGATGGTCATGCCGGGCCGGGCGACGGCGAGGGCCTCGTCCCACTTGTAGGTGCAGCGGGCGCACTCGCGTTCCAGCCGCTGGGGGCGGGCGCCTCGGCGGGTGGTGCCGTTGAAGTCGGTCTGGACGGTGTTCGGGGGCAGGGCGGCCCGGAACCAGGTGAACGCCTCGTTGTTCTGGCACATGGGGCAGACGGCTTCTTCGGCCGAGTAGGGCGGCAGCATGCCGTCGTCCGTGTCGTCGGGTTGGGTGCAGATGTCGGTGCTCATGCGCTCGCGCTCTCCAGGACCTGGGCGACGGCCGCGCGCAGCCTGGGCAACGGGACGCCCCGCTCGCCTCCTACGAACAGCCGGTGCAGGAAGTCGAATTCGTCGAGGTTGTTCGGTTCGGTGATGAGCGGTTCGCCGGGGGCCGGTTCGCGGTGGGTGGCGCGGCCGGCGGCCACGGTCCACTCGGCGGCGAGTTCGCCGCTGCCTTCGTCGGTGACGAGCTGGGCGCGCAGGTCGAGGTACGGGAAGGCTGCGGCGATCTGCTGCCATTCCTCGGTGACGGACTCGACGTCCGGCCACTTGCCGATGTTGTAGTTCGTGGAGCCGATCGTGCCGTCCCAGTTGCACCAGCCGTGGGGGCCGCCGATCCACGACGAGGCGATGCGGGAGGTGTAGAGCCACTCCAGGTCGAGGCAGCGGAGTCGTTCGACGGCGGCCTTGGTCGAGTCGGGCGTCCAGAAGCCGTGAGGGCCGTTCTCCATGCCGAGGACTTCGCCGACGATCGCTGTCCACTCGCGGTCGTTGGTGTGCATGAGCCACAGGTTCGCGGTGCGGATCAGGATGTCGTTGGCTTGCTCTTCGGTGACGGGCTGGCCGGTGACGAGGAGGCGGGGCCACTTGGTGAGTTCCACGATGCGGGTCTTTCGGTCGTGCGCCGGGATGGCGGGTGGGAGGGGTCAGGCGTGGCGGCGGGCGGGCGGCCCGTAGGGGCTCATCCAGGCGGGCCGCTGCCGGGCGTTGGCTGCGCCGGCCGGGGCGGCGGTGTTCATGCGGCGGAAGGCGTCGGCGACGGCGAGGGCTGTGCGGGCGAGCCGGCGGGCCATCGCGCGGAAGGTGTCGAGGAGCCGGGAGAACCAGGCGCGGGCGCGTTCCAGGTGCTCGGTGACGGCGACGGCCTGCTCGGGGCTGAGGCGGAACAGCTTCACGGGGGGGGCCTTCCAAGGGGGTGGGGGCGGCTGGGTGGGGCCGCCGGGGTCAGCGGGGGTCGGTCCAGCCGAAGGGGGATTCGCCGCGGTCGGTGTCGACGGGCAGCTCGGCGGTCTGGCGGAGGGTGCAGGTGACCCGGGCCGGGTCACGGGTGAACAGGTCGGTGTCCGGCAGGTCGGCGGGCAGCGTCAGGCAGCAGCTGGTGTACGAGCCGCCGGTGGGCGGCATCTGGTGCATGACGCCGGGGGTCACGTGAAGCTCCAGCGGCGCTGCGGGCACCAGTCGTCGTGCTCGGCGCCGGCGGTCGTCCAGTAGAGGTTGCAGCCGCAGCCGGTGGCGCGGACTTCTCGGCGTGCCGCCCGTGCGGCGCGCAGCTTCCCGACCGGCTTGGCCTGCCTCCCGCGGCCGGGGGTGTCGAGGTCGTCGGTGTAGTCGCCGGGCTGGGTGCGGCTGAGTTCGCGGAGCATCCCGGCCAGGAGCAGGGCGGCGAGGGCGTACTCGGCGGCGGCGTCCAGCCAGCGGGCTTCGTTGACGCACTGGCCGCCTCTGGCGATGGCGAAGACCATCCCGAGGCCGGAGAGGACGGCGAGGGCCTTGCTGGTGCGGGTCATCGGGTCCGCCTCCGCCAGGTGCGGGCCGCGCGGCGGCAGCCGTAGCCGGTGAGGGGGCAGGCGATGGGGGCGGCGAGGGCGAGGGCGGTGAGGGTGGTCATGCGGTGCCTCCTGCCGGGGTCTTGCGGTACACCAGCTCGCTGCGGGTGGGCGGCTGCTCGTGGGCGGGCCGGCCGCCCTGCTGCGGGCAGGTGCAGCCGTCGACCGGGGACCAGGACGGGCAGGCAGAGACGGTGCTCGCGCGGCAGCAGCACGGCGCGTTGCAGGTGACCGCGTCGCAGCCGCACGGGCCGGGGTCGTGCCAGCCGGTCACCCAGTGGCCGCACTGCTCGCACTTCAAGTACGGGTTGGCGAGGGGGATGTAGACGTGGGTTCGGGTGAGGGTGTGGCTCATGGCGCGGTCTTTCGTGCGGGGCGACGTAGTGTGCACGTTTCGCCTTCGGGCGCGGCCTGTCGTGCGGCCATTTCGGTGTACGAGGCGAACAGCGGCGGCCAGTCCTCCCCCGGCGCCAGGGCCTCGCGGGGCAGCCGGTGCTGGGCGACGGCGACGCGGACGCCGATGTGGGCGTGGCCGACGGAGGCGAGCCAGCCGGCGCACGCCTTCTCCCGGCCCTCGGGGCTCTTGTGGCAGGCGAACAGCGGCGCGTCGAAGGACGGCTGATCGTCCTCGCCCTGGGGGCTGGTGCGGCGCAGCGCGTCGAAGCGTTCCTGCGGGAACTCGCCGGGCTCGACGTCCATGCGCCACGGGCAGCGGCCGCAGGGCCGTTTCTTCCGGGGCAGCTCGTTCACGCGGCACCTGCCATGGGGGCGGTGCGGCGTACGCCGTGGAACTTGCGTGCCCAGCGGCGCAGCCTGCGGCGCGGGCCGTCGCCGCCGCCGCGGTTCCACCACACCCACGCGAAGAGCGCGGCGAACCCGGCGTCCCATGCCGCCCCGGCCGGGCTGCCGTTCGCGGCGTGCCCGGCAGCACCAACCAGGTATGCCAGAGACAGCACGCCGAAGCCGGTGGTGACGCGGCCGGTGACGATGCAGGTGACGGCGGAGGCGACGAGTGCCCAGGAGGCGACGCCGAGGGCGAGGGCGATCACCGGTTCACCGCCGATCCGCCCGGCCGGAGGATGGCGTCGGCGAGGTCGACGGCGGCCTGAGCGAGCGAGTCCTCGACGAGGCCGTGCTCCTGGTGCACCGTCTCGAACGCCTCGTGCAGGACACCGGCGAGGGCGCGGCCGACCTCGGGGCCGACCGCGGCGATGTAGGCGGCATCGGCCATGGACTGCTGATGGTCGGCGGGGCCGGTTGCGGCGACACACACCGGGCGGTCGACCGTGCCAGCCGCCACGAACTCCTCGCCGAAGTGCGGGCCGGGGCCGTTCCACATCTTGTCGGGGTCGTACCACCAGTCGCCGGAGGTGGCGCCGTTGACGAGTGGCATCAGCAGGCTGTGAGCGGTCTGCAGGCGCAGGTCCGCACGGACCCGGGCGTCGTCGGCGGGCTCGTGCCCGTTGACGGCGACGACGAGCCGCGGCTTGATCTTGCTGCCACTGCACGCGGCGCAGTAGTCACGGCCGTTGACGTGCCGCCAGCCGTTGACGGCGCCGATCTGGCGGGCCTCCTCGACGGTGAGGCCGTCGGTGAGGAGGGAGGCCGCGCAGGTCGAGAACCCGCGGGTCGTATTGCAGTGGAGGGTGACGCTGGTGCTCAACGGTGGTCGCCTTCCTCGGGCTGGCACAACTCGTGCGTGCGGGCGGTCACTTGCGGCCGTTGCCTTCCGGGTCGAGGCCGTAGGCGTAGGCGTTGAGCCAGGAGACGCCGCCGGCGAAGCCCTGGCCGAAGTCGTGTCCGGCGTCGGCGGTGACGTAGCTCTGGACCATGCGCATCGCCACGGCGAGGGCGCGGGCGTGGTGGGCGAGGAACTCGCCCGCCCACTGTTGGGCGTCGGAGTCGCGGCAGCCGGATTCGACGTACGTCTCGGCGAGGGACTTGCGCAGGTCGGGCAGGTCGTCGGTGAGCAGCTGCTGGCCGGTGACGGCGGCGATCAGGTCGCGGTACTCCTTGGCTGAGCCGATGTGGTGGCAGGGGCACTGCGAGCCCTGGGGTGCGGCGTGGCAGCCCGCGTCGCAGACGACGGGGTGCGGGTCGGTGCAGTCGCACGCCTGGACCGCGCGCACGAGCAGCCAGGCGCTTTCCTGCCGGTCGACCTTGGACAGGTCGTCGTCGACGTCGCCGGTGAACAGGGCCTGCCGGGTGGGCTGGGCTCGTCGGACGAGGAACACCCGCTCTGCGGTGATCCACTTCTCTTCGCCCTTGAGCGGGCCGCGCCCGAGCGGGATCGAGTCGGCTTGCAGGAGCACCTTGACCTTGCTCGCGCCGATCTGGACGAGTTCGCCGAGGATCGTTGACAGCGTGGACGTGGTGCCGCCGACGGTGTCGCCTTCGCGGATCCAGTTGCCGGCCGCGTCCTTCGTTGCTTTCTTCACGTGCTCTCTCCTGCTTTGCTGGGGGGGGTGGCTGCCGCCCCTGAATTCGGCTCAGGGGCGGCGGCCGCGGTCTGTTCGGTCACGGGCGGGCGGCGGGGGCGGGTTCGGCGACGTCGTAGCGGGCCAGCAGCGTCCGGCGGCAGCCGTTGCACAGCGCGAACTGCTCGGCCTCCTCCTGCGGCAGGGGCCGGCTGGCCTGGAACTCGCCGGGGCAGATGGTGCGGCCGTGGCCGTCGGGGATGTGCTTCACAGCGGTGCCGGGAGACCGGTTCACCGAGCGGGCGTTGAGCACGTACAGCCGGGCCTGGGTGTCGTCGACCGCCTCGATGGCGCCCTGCTCGGCGTACATGGTTTCCAGCGCGAGCGCGGTGTACCGCTGCGGAACGTACGGGGCCTCGTACAGGGCGACGCCGTGCTCGTTGACCTCGCGGGCCTGCGTCCACACGCGGCCGTCCGGGGTCCGCCAGGCCCGCGGGGACTCGCCGCCCCAGTGCGCGGGCTGGCTGCAGAACAGGCAGCGCAGGATGCCGTTGTCGTCCGGCTTGTAGAAGTGCGGCTCGGGCGTCCGCTGGTCGCCGCGCCGGTTCTGCGGGCACAGGACGGGCGAGTCGGGCCCCGGGATCTCGCCGGCCCGGCAGACGATCTCGATCTCCGCGCCGTCGGGGACGATGTTGTGCCAGCGGTCGCCGTCGCCGTTGCCGGTGACGACCATGCGGGCGTCGCCGTCTTCGGGCGCCCAGACGGCCGCGTAGGTGACGCGGACGATGTCGCCGGGCTGCGGGGTGAGGGTGCTCAACGGGGTGCCTTTCGGTTGAGGAGGGCCGGACCGAAGCCGATCCAGCGGGGAAGGACGGCCGGGGGCGTCTGGCCGGTGCGTTCGGCGGCGCAGTCGAGGAGGCGGTACAAGCCCGCGCGGCGTTCCTCCGTGCAGCGCTGGCCGGCCTGGACGTCGGCGAGGATCGGCCGCAGCGGGTGCACCTGGATGCGGATGCGGCCGCGGTCCCGGACGGTGCTGTGCCGGTCGCCGATGTGGAGCCAGTCCCCGGCGTCCAGGCCTGCGGCGAGGGCCAGGCCGTCGATCTGGTCGCCCAGGACGTCGCCGCCGTCGGTCCAGGCGTGCCACAGGCGGCAGCCGCCGTCAGGCCGGTAGAAGACGAGACCGAGGTAGGTCTCCGGTTCGCAGTCGTCCATGATCTCGCTGACGGCGGCGAGTTCCACGGGCTTCGGGTCACGGCTCGGGGGGCTGATGAACCCCGGCATGTGCAGGGCGGTCGACAAGGTCAGTCCTCCTGGTGGGGGTTGGTGTGCGGCTCGTTCTCGATCCACGCGGCCAGCGCTCGGGCGTACGCCCTGTTGGCCGCGCGGGCTTCGGCTTCGAGCCGGTCGGCCTCGTCGTGCAGTTCGCCCAGGTGAGGGGCGAGCCGGACGAGGGCCTCGTAGAGGGGGCCGGGCATGATCTCGGCGAGGCGGGCCGGGGTGCGCGTCATGCCCGGCCGGGGTTCAAGGCACAGGCGCAAGAAGTCGCGCACCTCGGCCTCGGTGTCGAACTGCAACAGAGTCAGCCTTTCTGCTGGTTGGGGTTGTTGCGCTGCTCGGCGATGACCACGCGGGTGGTGATCACCGCGAGTTCGAACAGCGCGAGCAAGCCGTCGATGAGCGCGTCGGATCCGGCCTCAGAACCGGTGGCGCCGTCAGCGAGCACGTTGAACAGGGCCATCGCCGTGTCCTGGTCGCGGTTCGCCCACGCCGTCGTGAACTGCGCGGCGAACGCGACGTCAGGCGGCAGGTCCTCGGGGCGCCCCGGCTCGCCGGTCACCACGTGGTCGATCTGGATGCCGAACATCGCGCCCGGCCGCTGATCACGGCGGGCGATATGCGAGGCGGCTTCCGCGAGCATCCCGGCGAGCGCGTACGTCGAGGCGCGCCCCTCCTCGATGAGCGGGGCCAGGAGCATGCCGCCGTCGACGTGGTCGCCCGCCGCCGCCCGGAGCAGGGCCTCGGCGACCACAAGCGGCGGCCGCTCGGACATGTCAGTAGCCACAGGTCTCTCCACAGTCGTCCCGGGTGCAGTCGTCGCTCGGCCACCTGTGGCCACCGATGTCCTCGTGGTCCTGGCCGTGGTGACGGGGCGCCAGGGCGCATTCCGTCTCGCCGCCGCCCCACGGCACGAAGTCCATGTGCGGGCAGCAGACCTTGGGCACGCGGGCGTCCCGCTCGGCCTCGGCCTGCATCGCGGCCTGCTCGGCGGCCCTCTTCGCCGCCCGGGTCGCCGCGGCCTTCTTCGCACCGGCCGACCGGCGGGCCTTCGCCTCCGGCCGGTTCCGCCACGCCACCCGGGCCGCCCGCACTTCCTGCGCGTGCCGGGCAGAGGCTGCGCCGAGCGCCTGGAACAGCACACCCACCGGGTCCACGCTGCGGCTCGGGTCGTGCAGCGCCCGGTCGAAGTCGGCGATCGCGCGCACGGCTTCCTCGCGCGGGGTCAGCTCCTCGCTCACGCCGACTCCTCGCTCAGCATCGGGTCGAACCGGCAGCGCAGCAGCGCCCGGGTCACCTGCCGCGCCCCGTACTGGCGCACGGCCTGCTCCTGGCCGTGCTCGGCCACGAACCGGCAGATCTCGTCCAGCGGCACCGCGTCAGCGACCGGCTCGGGCGCGGACACCTGCCCGCGCCGGCGGTTCGTCGCGCAGAACAGGCACGCCGCCCCGGTCGCCGGGTCGGGCGGGGCCGCCGGGTGGATCCGGCAGCCGGTCGGCGCCAGCTCGGCGCGGGCGTCGGCCAGCAGCCGGCGGGCCCGGTCGAGGCCCTCACCGATCTCGTCGAGCTGCTCGGGCGAGGCCTCGAACGCCAGCAGGTGCTCGCCGTGCTCGCCCAGGTCGCGCAGCGCGCCACCTAGCTCGGTCGTCGTGTGGGTCATCGCTCGTTCACTCCTGTGTCGTGGGGGGTGTCCCGGCGAGCTGCCTTGTCGGCACGGGCGCGGGCGATAGCGGCGGGGAGCGTCGCGGTCTGGCTGTCGCGCCATGCGCGGTACTCGTCGCTCGGCGAGCCATAGCCCGAGGCCGGGAGGACGGGCTCAGCGGCGCTCTGCTTCTGGGCGGGCTGCTGGGCGGCCTGGGAGCTGCGTTCCCGCCAGCGAGCCATGTGCTTGGCCACCTGGTGTTCGAGCTTCGCGCCGTACACGCCCCCGCGGCTGAGGTCGGCGCGGATACGGGACTCTTCCTCGGCGCGCTCCGCCTCCCGCCGGTCGGCGGCAGCAGCAGCGGCCCGCGAAGCGTCCGTCTCGGCCTCCCACCGCGCAGCGGCCTCGGCGGCTGTCTGGCGGACCCGTCGCTCTTCTTCGCGGCGCTCACGGCACGCGCGGCACGGCATCTCGGCGCCGATGATTTCGCCGTCCTCGCAGGAGGGGTCCGGACAGTCTTGACGCCGGATCGCCTCGGCAAGCCACGAGGAGCGGCTACGGATGCGGTCGTCGCCGGTGTATCCGGCCGCCGAGCGCTCCTCGGCGTTCTGGCCGTACCAGCGGCGGTTGATGCGGGCGATGACCTGGTCCGGGGAGCGGCGCGGGACACCGGCCGCCTCGTCGCCCGTCAGAAGCTCGTTGATCGCCCGGTGAAGCCCCGAGTACAGGCGGGTTCCCGGAGCGGCGACAGAGGACGGGATAGCGGCCCTGACGGCCTCGAAGCCGGGCACCTCACCGCGGGGGCGAGTCTTGACCAGCTTGGGCCGGGGAGAGGCAGTGCGCTGAGTGGGGATGTCGGTTCCTGACGCGGCGGAGCCGCCGCCCTCGAGTTCCCTTTCCTCCGGCGCGCTTTCCGGCGCGCCCGCACGTGCGAAACCACCTGCACCTTGGCCTTCGGCGTCAGCCACCGACGTCTTTCCCGAAACAGGCTCTAGAGCAACGACTGTGGAAAGGGCGTCATCCGTGACGTCACCGGGGACGTCGTGTGTGACGTGACAGGTACCGTCACCGGTGACGTCACCCCCCTCGGATTGATCGGCCATCGGGGTGACGTCACCAGTGACGCCACCCTTCTTCTTGGTCTCCGACCTGCGCTTGCGTGCACGGTCCTTACGACGTCGCTCCTGGTGTTCTTCCTGCTGGGCGTTCATCCGGGCCTCGTGAGCAGCCGTCCAGCCGGTCAGGTCGAAGTCGGGGGCGTTCTCCGCCATCCACGCCTCGACATCGAAGCCGGGGACCGTGTGCCCATAGCGGGCGACGAGCTGCGGCGGAGTGTCCGCCGGAGCGGGCATGCCGTGGATCAGCCACGCGTCGTGGACCAGGTACAGGTTCGCGTCGTTCTCATCCGACTTGCCGGCCACCTTGCGGCGGACGACGGTGATGAGCCCGATCTCCTGCTCCAGGTACTTCGCCGCGCGGTCGATCGTCTGCGGCGAGCAGTCGAGGTACCCAGCCAGGGCCTCCCGGTATGGGTAGCCCTGGCCGGTGTCCCGACCCTGGCAGTCCGCGTACGTGACGAGGAGGTCGTACAGAGACTTGGCCTTGCCCTTGTTCAGCTCAGGCTCGGAGTCCCGGATGACGCAGACGGCGAACATGCCGAACCGCAGGCCGCCCGCTCCGGGGCGGTTCACGGCGGGCCGGTGAGTGTTCGACGGGCGACGTGCGGGGCCGCGCTGGGTGCGGCTGAGTGAGCTGCTCACGCGGTCCTCTCTGGAAGTAGTGCCAGGTGTGGAATGGACGGACGGGTCAGGCCGTCGTGACGTGGCCGTTCAGCAGCCACCGGCCTCCGGGCGACGTGGGCGGGACGGCGAGGTTGACCACGTGGTTGTCGTCGAGGACCAGGTAGCCGCGGGCGTGCAGCTCGTGGATCTTGGCCGCGCACGTCTCCGGTGAAAGCTCGGTGGCTTCTTCGGACAGGCCCACCTCCGGGTGCTCCGCGCGGAGCTGGTCCAGGAACTCCTGGTCGGAGAGGTTTTCGACGAGCTGGGCCACCGGCATCGGGCGCACCCTGTCCGGCTCGCCCGTGACCGCCATGAGCAGCTCGCCCGCGGTGATCTGCATGTCGAGGTGCAGCGCGGCCATCGGCATGTCGCCGCCGTAGATGGGGCTGAGCCTCATCACGCGGTTCAGGAAGTCCTGTGCCTCCTGGCCGATCACGGCGGCCTGCTCCGGGGTGAAGGGGTACTCCGAGAACCCCTGGCCCTTGCGGGGGAGGGTGATCCATTCCTGGTACGGGGCGAACGGCGGCGCGGACCGCAGCAGGTTCTCCAGCTCCCGCTGCGCTCTCGCCTTCTGTCGGGCCAGCTGCTTGTTACGGACCGGCTTGGTCTTCCGGCTCTTGCTCATCGCGTCGTCCTTTTGGCTTCGAAGTTGGCCGCCTCGACCAACTTTGTGGCCACAACACTAGATCGTCTTGTGGCCACAAAACAAGTTCTTCGGCGTGTCGTTTGTGGCCACAACAGCCACTGGTGATGTTTGCGTTTTGTGGCCACGATCCCTAACCTCTGGGGCATGAGCGCCCAGCAAGAGACCGAGTACGACGAGCAGCGCAAGTTCCGCGCGCCCACGGAGGAGTGGAACGGCTTCGGGGATGCCACCCGCGCCGTACACCCCACGGGCCGCAGCCCCCGCGGTGCCGTCCTGCGCGAGTTCATGCGCTGGTACATGCGCAGGCCGGGCGCCAAGTTGCCAGCCCGCCCCGCAGCGGGCCCCTGGTCCGAGCCGTCCGACGACTGACCCCGGGGTCACTCCTGCTGCTCCAGCTCGGATGCCGCGTTGGCCAGGCCGGCGACGTCGATGAGCAGCTGGCAGACGCCGTGAACGAACACCTCGGGGCCGGCCTGTAGGGCGGCCTCGTAGTGGGCCTGGGCGTCGATGCGGTCGCCGTTGCAGTACGCGATGAGGAACCGGGTCGCGAAGGCTTGTACGGGGTCGTCGAGCGCGCCGTCCTCCAGCTGCTCGATGACCCAGGCGTCGCCGTTGGCCGGGTCGGGGGCGGCGTCGCCGAAGCAGACCCGCAGTGCTTTGTGTCCGGCTTCGGCGATGGCGTAGCAGACGCCGAGCATGCGGGCCGCGTCGCTGTCCATGCCGAGCTGGGCGATCAGGTCGGCTGCGCGGTTGCCGTCGCCGGTCATGGCTGCGCCGAGCGCGTCACGGATGACCTCCGCGGCCGCCTCCGAGGTCATCACCGGGAGCCTCCGACCATGCCGCCGGGCAGGTAGTTCTTCCGGCCGTCGGGCGCAGTGAAGTTGCCGGGGAGGTAGTTGGTGGCCTTCCAGTACTGCTCGTCGAGGCTCGCGGCGGCCCGCAGCGGGTGCGTGTCCTTGGCGGCCTCGTCCTGGAGCACGTCACAGCCGGCCACGAGGGCGTCGAGGGCCTCGCTGTAGGTGGCGCGGCGTCCTTCGCGCCACCATTCGACCCACGCGGGCTCGCCGAGGTCGAACAGCTGCATGCCGGGCTTCTTCGAGTAGGTGCGCACCGTCCACGTCACGCTGGCGCCCGGGTTGCGAGGGTCCATCGTGCCGTCGGGAGCGACGGTGTCCTCGGGCAGGTTGGGGCGGCGCCGCATGTGCGGGTGGGTGAGGAAGGGGCATGCCTGGACTGCGTACTCGGCGCAGTCTCTGTGTGACGGCGGCTCGGCGGAGACCCGGTTGATGGTGCACATCGGCCCGAGGACGAACGTCTTGTAGGCGCCGAGGGTCTGGCCGCACAGGAAGCAGTGGTTGAAGCGGACGGCGTCGGTGATGCCGCCGGGGCGCACCAGGCGGTGGTCGGGCTGGCCGTTGACGTAGCCGACGAACCAGGGCACCAGCCTCCCGTGCTTGTCGCGGGGGCGGCGGGCGAGGCGGGGTGGTACGGGTACGGCTGCCGCGATGTGGGCCTGCGTGAGGTGGTTCATGGCGGGGGGGGTCCTCGGGGTGGGCGGGTGGCGGGTCAGCAGCCGTCGAGGTCGACGTCGATGTCGATTTCGTGGCCGCGGCCGTGGTGGGGGTGCTTGGTGACGGTGGCCGTGACCGTCGGCTGGGTGGCGGGCCGGTGCGCGGGCGCCTTACCGGCCGGGGTGGATGGCTTGCGCGCGGGGGCCGGGTCCTTGCGGACCGGGGCGGGGGCCTTGGGGAGGCTGGGCCGCTTGGTCGAGGCCGGGAGGGCGTAGGCGACGCCCGCGCAGCTCTGCGGGTCGTCGTCGTTCTGGTGCTGGCAGGCGGCCACGCCGACGCCGACGAGGATGGCGAGCGCGGCGGCGCCGGCGAGGAGCCGGTTGCTGGGGCCGCCCTTCACTGGTCCTCGCCCGGGACCGGGCGGACACGTCCGCCGCCGCGCTTACGGAGCTTGGTGCCTGCCTCCAGGAGCAGCTTGCGGACGGTGCCGTACGCGTAGCCGGTGCGGTCGGCCAGGTTCCGGATGGAGGAACCGGCGTAGTAGTCGGCGCGGAGCCGTTCTCCGAACGCTTTGCGCTCGGGGCCCGCCTTGCGGGGCTGTCGGGTCTTCACGTCAGTTGCAACCTCTCGTTCTCGTACGCCTCCGCGTACTCCTGGATCTGCTGGGCGATGGCCCGCTCGGCGCAGACCTTGTGAGCCGGGCTGCCGCTGCTGTCCCGCAGGTGGGTGGGCCAGCCGTCGCACCGGTACCGGCACGGCAGTGCCTTGCGTTTCCAGTGCTTGCGGCTGGACCAGTCGAGGACGCCGGCCGGGGGGAGGTCACGCCGACTTGGCGGCCTCGTGCCTGGGGCCACTGCTCGCCTCCTCGGTCGGGACGGGCTCACGCGCCGTGGGAAGCAGGAGGAGTTCGGACCGCTCGGCGGTGTCCAGGCCGCCCCAGATACCGGTCTTCTCGCCGCGCGCGAGCGCGTCGTGCAGGCACGGCGTGCGGACCGGGCACCGGCCGCACGCCCGCTTGGCTTCCTGCCGGTCCGCGACCGCCTCGGGGTCCTGTTCTTCGGCGAACCAGATGTCGGGCGTCAGCGACGTCTTGCACACCCCGGCGTCGGACCAGTGATCCGGGCGGGGCAGGGTGTCGTGAGGAGCGCCGTGACTGGCGCGGGGAAGCAGCATCAGGAACCTCCTCCTGATCCGTGTCCGGACGCGTCCGGACGAGCATCCGCGGACGCGTCCGGACGCATGTCCGGGCAGGTCAACGGGGGTGAGCAGGGCCAGGCCGCGAGGCGTCCGGATACCGTCCGGAGGCGCGTCCGGACGGCATCCGAGCGGGCTCCGGCCGCGGTGGCGGCGGCCACGGCGGGGGCCGCGAGCAGCGGCCCCCACGTGTGCAGCTCGCCGAGGGCCTGGTCGACGGCCAGGCCGGCGTCGATGAACCACAGGAAGGCGGTCAGCACTTCGGGACCCCCTTGGTGCGGTACCGCTGGATGGTCTCCGCGCACAGGCCGAGGCGGCGGCCGAGGTCGGCCGCCGACATGTCCGGGTCGGAGAAGCGGAACGCGAACCGGGCCTCACGCAGGTCCAGCTCGGGCCACGGCTCGGGGCCGCGCAGGCACCGGCGGATCGCCACCAGGTCCATGCCCTGGAACGTGGCACCGGCGGGCAGCTCGGTCAGCAGCGAGCCGTCCGCGATCGCCTGCCGCATCGGCCTGTCGGCCAGGTGCTCACCGGCGACGCACCGCTTGTACGTGCACGTGCTCTGGACGCGGCCGACCGGCTCGCGTCCGTGGTGCACACGGAACGCCAGCCGGTACGCCGTCATCGACCGGTTCGCGTACGGAATCCCGTACGCGTCGAACCGGCCCCGCCAGCGGCGGTGACCGCCCCTCAGCGGCACGGACAGCCGCTCGTAGTCCTCGCGTCCCCACGTGCGGGCCGGGGGCCGGTACCTGGGCAGGCCGAGGTCACGGCGGACCTGGGCCACGGTCTTCTTGCCGCAGTGCAGTTGCTCGATGACCGCGTTGTCCGAGATCGGCCCGGACTTCAGCAGCCGGGCGATCTCCTCCCACCTCTCCGGGGTCATGACGTCGTCACCTCCGCCCGCAGGGCCTTGACGGTGCGGGAGCAGGCGCCGATCCGACGGGCGAGGATGTAGACGGGCATCGTCGGCGGGGCCAGGCGTACGGCCTCGCGCTTCTCGGCCGGGGTGAGGCCGGGGTCGTCGAGTTCGCCGGCGACGGCCAGCTCCACGGCCACCATGTCCACGACCGGCTCAGGCGGGCGCCGCTGCTCCTGGCGGATCAGCCGGTCCGTCTGGTGCCGGGGCTCCACGCATCCGGCCAGCTCACAGCCGCACTTGACGTAGCCGACGGGCTGACGGCCGTAGGCGATGCGGAACGCGACCCGGGCCGCGCTGATCTTCTCGCCGTCGAAGAACATCACCGGCGTGCCACCGCTGGCGAGCGGGCCCTGCCACAGCCGGTGCCCGCCCTTCGGCGTGCGCCGGGTGCGGGCCAGGAACGCGGCCCGCCACTGCTCCAAGGTCGCCGTCATGCCACACCGTCCCGGGCAGCGCGCAGGACCTGGTCCGTCAGGTGCGGGGCGGAGACACACCAGCCGCGCCGGCAGTCCCGGAACACCGGTCCCTCGGGCTCGCGGCCGTGCTCGATGCGGAACGCGATCCGCAGCGCCGACACGTTGTCGATGACCGGCACGCCGTGGTTGGTGACCCGGCCGAGCCACCTGCGGTGACCGCCCGGCAGCGGCTCGGACCACAGGAGCAGCCGCTCCTCGCGGGTGAAGCGTGCGTTGTGCGGCGGCAGCGGCCTCGGCTCCATGCCCAGCGACGCCCGCGCCCGGGCCACGAGGTCCGGGGCGCAGCCGAGCCGGTAGCCCAGCTCGGCATCCGACACCCAAGGCCGCTCCTGCAGAATCCGCGTGAGGTTCTCGAACGACGGCTTCACCCGGCCACCGCCTTCCGGCGGGCAGCGGGCACGCAGGTGCGGGAACAGCACTTCTGCGGCTCGCGGGACGGCGTGAACAGCTCGCCGCAGCCCTCGCATGGCCTCACGTAGTCCGTGCCGCGCTGCATCGTCGACACGTGCGGGGCGATGACGAGGATCGTGCGCGGCCGTTCCCGGTCCAGCTCGATCCCGCCGTACTTCGACGTGATCTGCGAGTCGTCCACCCACAGCAGCCCGTTGCCGGCGTCGCAGACGTGCTTGAGCATGTTGTCGGAGTCGATCTCCTGCCGCGACGAGCGGAAGAAGACGCAGCCCAGGGCGACGTTCCCGGTGAGCGGGCCGCGCCGCCAGAACTGGCGCATCTTCCACTGCGTCGCCTGCTCGGCTGCCGCGTCGGCCGGGTCCTTGTAGGCGTGGCCGTCCTTGTCGAACCGGGGCCGGGCCTTGCTGTGCGGCTCCCCCAGCAGGATCGTGCCCCACGACTCGCCCGCCTCGGGGGCGAGCAGCTGCATGAGCCGCTCGCCCCGCTCGCGGTCGGACAGGCCCGTCACCGGGCACCGTCCGGACTGTCCGGCCGGGCGGTCACCGCCATGGCCGGGTTGGACACCTTCGTCAGCACCACCAGGTCCGCGGCGGGCGCGTCCGCGTTCAGCTCCGCGTACAGCGTCGCCCCGACGGCCGTCTCCACGGTCAGGCCGGTGCGGGAGTTCACGACCTGGTGCAGCGGCACCGTCACCAGCTCGTCGACGCTGAACGACGAGGCGAGGACCTGGACGGTGGCGGCCTCCACGTCCACGGCCTTGATCGTGACCAGCGACGTCGTCCGGCGGGCACCCCAGCGGGCGCTGATGTACGCCCACCCGAAGTCGGTGACCACCGGCTCCATGCCGGGCTTCCACCGCACGTACCGGCGCGCCGTCAGCTTCGGCAGTAGCTGCGCCACGTCCGCGTACGGCTGGTCCTCGCTGAGCCGCGTCAGCAGCGACTCCACGGGGGACCGCAGCGGCTTCTCCGTGGCGAACGTGACCGCGCGGATCATCCCGGCCCGCCAGGCGATCGTGCCGCGCGTGAACTCCGCCGAGCACGGGCAGCCCGTGACCCGGGCGATCGTCTCCGCGTCGTCAACGTGCCCGACGCACTCGGACACGCTGGCCCGGCCGACAGCGCACAGCGCCGCCGTGCAACAGGAGCAGTCCGGGCAGCCAGCGTTCTGCGGCCGGACGTACTCCGGGCCGAACGGCTCGTGCTCAGGACCGTCGTCGTACATGCTCATGCGTCCCCCGAGATGAGTTGGCAGTCCATGCAGCGGCGGGAGCCGTCCGCCTGGACCGTCTGCTTGGTCACCCGGAAGTCCTCCGGGCAGTAACGGAACTCGGCGTCGTCGAGCAGATCGGCCCGGCAACCGCCCCAGAAGTCGAGGACCTCGAGTCCGGCGGTCCCCGCCATGGCGGGGGCCGGCTCGACGTCGCTGAAGTGCAAGGGCGTCGGCGGGGCGTCGGACGCCGCCGCGCGGCGGCCGCACCGCTGTGCGGCCAGGAGGAGGGCACCGCAGCCCGCGAAGCAGGCTGCGGTGCCGACGTGGAGGAGCGCGCTCGTCACGCCTCGACCTCCGAGGGGACGGGGATGAGCGGCCAGTCCCACGGCGACTCGTCGCACGTGCCGGTCTGCTGCAGCTGCCAGGCCCGACGGTCCTCGTACAGCTCGCGCGCCCAACGGGCCTGCATCTCGTGCAACTCGCCGACGTCCTCGCGGCCCACCCACGGGTACCGCTGGCCGATCTTCCAGACCACGCCGCACGCGGCCTTGGCGTCGACCTCCGAGTTGTGGGCGCCGCCCTCCAGCTTCACGCGGTAGTGGTGGCAGAGGTCGACCAGCGTCCGCTTGCCCTTGCGGTAACGGTCGAGGTGCTTGTCCAGCACCCACGGGTCCAGGACGACCGGCGTCGAGTTCCACAGCGACCGCACCCCGTAGCGGGCGCACTCCCGTTCCAGGATCGTCAGGTCGAACGGCGCGTTCATCACCACGATCGGCCACGACTGCGAGGCGTACTCGGAGAGGACCTCGACGATCTGGGTGACCACGACGGCGGCCGGGTCTCCCTCCGCACGGGCCTGCTCTGTGGTGATGCCGTGAATGCGGGTGGCCCCGGCTGAGATCTCCGCACCGCCCATGTTTGAGCGCCAGTTGCGGACCAGCGTGGGCAGAGGGCCGCCCCAGCGGACGACGGTGGCGGTGACGATCCGGTCGTTCTCGACGTCCGTGCCCGTCGTCTCGACGTCGAATCCGACTAGCGGCCTACGGGTCCAGGGGAGAACGGTCATGCCGCGCGGTTCCTTCCTCGGCGGCCCCGCCGCGACGTCCGGCGGGGCTGGCTGCGCTTGACGGGCAGCCGTCGGGTGATGGGAGTGGAGGTGGCGTCCTGGGACGCCTCGGCCGCCGCGTGCGCCTCGTCGGCGTCCGCGAGGAGGGCCGCGGTCTCCGGGTCGGGGGCGTGCAGCACCTGCACCTCGCCGGCCTCCCCGGCGTCGTCGGCCTTCACCAGCGCGACGAGCTCGGCCGACATCGGGACGACCTTCGCCAGACGGCGCACGCAGCTCTTTCGCCACATGTGCTCGAAGTGCGTGTGCCAGAAGGTGTCCGTGCGGCCCTCGGCCTTGGCCTGCTGGTAGGCGGCGCTGTACTCGTCGCGGATCTCCTCCGCGTCCTCGCGGGACAGGAGGATGACCTGCGAGCGGGCGCCGCCCTTGAGCCAGGCGAACGCGTAGGCCAGGACGACCGGCCCGCGCGCCTCCTTGGACTTGGTGAGGTCCGGCCGGTGGACGAAGTCCTGCGGGGCCGGGGCGGTGGGCTCGTAGCTGTACTCGTCGTGCTCGCGGATCACGCCGACGTGCACCGAGTCGACCGCACCGGAGCGGTACATCAGGTCGATGAAGCCCTGCGCCATCGGAACGAAGACGGCGGTGGTGCCCTCCCGCTTGATGACGGCGTGCTTGCCGTCCGGGACCAGCCCGAACCTGGCGCACGTCAGCAGCGCCTGGAGGGTGCTCGCCGGCGTGCACTTCGCCAGCGTCGGCAGCACCGCCCGCACGGCCGCGAAGAACGCGTCCGCGTCGATGTGCGCGGGCAGCGCTTCGTCGAACGTGTCCTTGTACCGCGACAGCCAGGCCATCACGGTCTTGCTCATCGGGGCCTCGACCTGCTCGTGCCCCTTGACGTCCGCCAGCTCGGCGGGAGCATCGGCCGCCTCGTGCTGGTCGACGGCGGCCGGGCCGCCGCCCTGACGGGCGGCGCGGATACGGTCCTTGAGAGTCGTCGTCATGGTCAGGCGGCCTTCTTCTTCGCGGTCTTGGCGGGGCGGAGCTGGCGGGCGCGGAACTGGCGGTAGATCTCGGGCTCTTCGGCCGCGAGCGCCTTCGTGTCGATGGCGGGCTTCATCACCGTGAAGCGCTCCGCCACATCGGGCCGCGCCTCCGTCAGCCGCTTCGGTGCGAACGTCGAGTTCTGCTTGTTCGTCCACACGACCCGGCCCGTGGGGTCCTTCACGACTTCGTTCGGACCGGCGATCAGCCGCATCTCGTTCTCGACCGCGCGGACCTCGTCCGCGACGGCCTTCGCCTTCGCCGTCAGCCGCTCGTGCTCGCCGAGCAGCCGGTCAGCCGTGGCCGCGTCGACCTCGGCGACCGCCTCGGGCTGGACCTCCCACAGACGGGCCAGGAGGTTCTCGGTGTCCTCCAGGCCGTCAGCCGGGGGCGGGAAGCCCTCGACGATGTGCCGCTGGTACCACTGCTCGCAGTGCTCGACCAGCTCGCCGATGATCTCCTCGTCCCGCTCCAGCCGGTGCCAGCGGAGCTTGTTGCCGCCGACGAGCGCGGCCACGTAGCCGTGGCTCCAGCCGCCGACGGCCATGTACCAGTAGCACTGGATCGCGGGGGCGTCCGGGACGCCGTCCTCCCAGTCGTCGATCTGGTACTCGCTGCGGTTCTTGCACTCCAGCGGCACCACGGGGCAGCCGTCGGAGCCGATGACGTACCGGTCGACGTTGGCCCGCATCCACGGCCGCTCAAGGTTCTGCAGCGTGCCCGGAGGCATCGCGATGTCCAGGCCGGACCGCTTCGCGAACATCATCGCGATGAAGTCCTCGATCTCCCGGCCGATCTCGGCGGGCTCGGTCTCCTGGAACGTCGACCGGCCGTGCTTCTCCTCGAAGACGCGGCGCGGGCTGTTGTACTTCCCGGCCAGCCCGAGGATGCCGGCGACGTCGGAGCCGCCGATCCCGTCGAGCCGGATGGCCTCCCACATACGGCGATAGGCCGGGTCGTTGAGGTCACCGGAGGGCAGCAGCAGCCGCGCAGCCGGGGCCTCGGGCAGACCCACCGGCGGCAGGTCGGCGACGTCGAACAACAGGTCAGGTGCAGTCGTCACTTCTGGCCCCCCGTGCTGGTGTCGGCGGCGGCGTTGCTGTCCAGGTGGACGAGGTAGCGGGCCACGGCCCTGGCCGACGTGTTGTTGCGGGTCGCGCTGGCCCCGATGAACTGCCGCACGGCGTCTGCGGCTTCCCGCTCGCCGTTCTCCTCCAGGAGGCGGGCGGCGACCCGGACCCGTGCCCACGGCGCTGCCTTGAGGGCCTCCACGATGAGGCGGACCGCCTTCTCGTACCGGCCGCCCTGGACGGGCTCGATCTCGCCGCCTCGCGGCTGCGGCTCGGCGGTCTTGGTCACCTGCTTGGCGCGGCGGGCGGCCTCGGCCAACACCGCCTGGTAGTCGTCCTGGTGGCCGCAGCCGTTGTGCCACGCGTCCCGGACCATGCGGGCGCCGTCACGGACGAAGTGGTCCTTGCGGACGGCACCGCGGGGGCCGCCGCAGCGCGGGCAGCGCGCCGAGATGGTTACCTCGACGAGGCGTACGCCCTCGTAACCGGGCTGCGTGCCGTAGTCGGGTACGCGGACGGTCATCTCCCGCGCGATCGGCGGCAGGTCGAGGCCGTCGACGTAGCGCGCCCATACGGCGGTGCCGTCGTCGTGCTGGGACGCGATGGCCTGGAAGGCACCGGCCGGCTGGTACGACGGGTACTTGCCGGTGCAGATGCCGCGAGCGACGGCCTGCCCGCTCTGTGAGCTGGGGTAGACGTGGACGAGGAACTCGGTGCCGCGCTGCGACTCCAGCTTGAAGGCGATGGCGCGGTGGTCGGCCGCAGTGCTGCTCACTTGGCCTCCCCCGCGTTCTCGCCGTTGCTGCGGGTCTGGGCGACGAGCGTCTTGCGGACCCGCATGCCGACGAAGCCGTTGCGGAAGGTGCCGCACAGGTGGCAGCGGCGCGGGTTGTGGTCGTGCGTCATGCGGCCTCACCGCCCCACGCGTCGATGTCCTCGGGCTGGGCCGGGCGCTCGGGGTGCGTCTCCACCTGGTGGCGGGCGACGACGGCGGCCGGGAGCACGAGGAAGGAGCCGACGGCGGCGATGCCGACGATGGTCTGGAGGATCTCGGTCACTTCTCGTCACCGCCTTCGAGGTCAGCGACAGTGCCGAGGTGACGGCCGGTGAAGACGCGGCGCAGCTCGGCGGCGTTGAGGGTGTTGTTCGGCAGCGGGTAGCTGACCCAGACCTTCACGGGGACGTCGTCGTAGAAGGCGACGAGCTGGGCGATGCCCTGGCCGCCGACGTTGCGGTGGTTCGAGGTGCGGGCGACGTGGCCGCCCATCACCTCGGCGCACGTGTCGACGATCTCGCCGTGGCCGGTCTCCGTGATCTGGTGGCCGGTCAGAACGCCAGGCGTTTCGCCCACCGTCCAGATCAGCGACCCCAGTTCGGGGTGGTCGGTGAGCAGGTGCGCGAGTGCGGCAGCGGCTGCCGCTTCTCCGCTAAGGTTCCTGTCCAACGGGGTTTCCTCAATTCGGCGTTGATGAGGATTTCTCCTGGTGGCGGGGTCGTCCCGGACCGTGCGAGGGTCGTGGGCGGCCCCGTTGCCGTCATCTGACGGCGGCGGCGCTGGGGCGTCGCGCCCCGGCGGGCTTGATGGAGTGCAGCGAGGGCGGCGCGGATACCGGCGCCTGGTCCGGCTGCGGGTTCAGCAGCCGCTCCCAGATCTCGTCCGGGACGACCGTGAACATCGACTGGACGACCCGCAGGTCGCAGTCGCAGAACGCGACGGACTCGCCGAGCTTCTGGTGCGGCAGCAAGCTGATGCGGTCCTGAAGGAACCGCTTTTTGCAGCGGAGCTTCTCGGCGGCCTGGTCGTAGTCGTAGTTGCAGACCACGGTGCAGATGCAGTGGGGCCGTGTCTGGCGGCGGACGGCGGTGTTCATGCCGGTACCCCGACCGCGTCTTCGGCCTTGGGCACGAGTTCGTCCAGGGCGATGCCGTAGGCCCAGGCGATGGCGGTCACGTTGGGCAGCGTCGGGACGCTTCCGTTGAAGACCCGGGTGACCACGCTTCTGTCGATCCCGGCTCGGCGGGCGATCTCCTCGTGGGTCAGGTCGCCCTTCTCGGCGGCCCTCGCCTTGAGGAGTTCTGTGTCCAGGCGGAGCAACGCGCCCCTCCTTTCGTGTGCGTGCATGCACGCCCTATGTGCGTGCATGCACAAGCTAGATCATGTGCATCCGTGCACACAAGCCCGACACGAGGGGGATCAATAATGTGATTTTTTGGGCGCACGCCCTGGTCACTGGTGAACACAACCTGCGCTGATGTGGCACAAGGGCGATCACCTGCACCTTGTGCACCCATGCACGCCCCTGCCGCCCCGGTTGCGGGCTTAGTAGCCTTCGGGGTATGCGGAGCAAGGGATCACCCGAACGGACCGAGGAGCTGACCGGTCCCGTCGCCCTGGGGAGGCTGGTAGCCGAACTTGCGGCACGGGCCCAGCCGGAGCCCTACGACCTCACACCCGGCGGAACCGGACGACGACGACTGAGCGAGGACGCCGGCATGAGCGTGTGGGCCGTCGCCCGCATGCTGCGCGGCGAGACCCTCCCCAAGGCCGAGAACATCGGCGGCCTGGCAGCAGCCCTCGGGGTCGACGAGGACCTGCTCCTCGACACGGCCGGGTACAGAAACAGACCCGATCGCGCCAAACGCACAAATCAGCCGGTAGTGTCAATCGCCCAGCCGCCTTCCCCGGAGGCGATCGCGGACATGCTCGGAATCACCCATTCCTTCGTCCGTAAGATGCTCATCTCCAGCATCGCCGAGGCCGTACGACTACAGCGCGAGGCAGACCAGAACGAGGACGGCGACGCCGGGGGAAGAGCCGTCGCCAGGTAGGACGGGGGACCCATGCAGCGCCCTTCCAGCCCCACGGCAACCATCGCCCTCGTCGGCGTCAGCACTGTGGGAGTAGGCACTCTCGCCACGACCGACGTCGACCTTCCGATCGAGCCAGGGTGCGTCCTGCCCATCGTGTGCGCCACCGCCGCCGCGGCGGCGTTCATCCGCCGGTACACCATCCGCCAGGAACAGCGCATGCGGGCGCTGTTCAAGGCCATGGCGCGCCAGCACGACGAGCGCGAGCGGGTCCTCGAAGCCCGGGAAAAGTCGCTGGCCGAGCGTGAGGAAACCTTCCAACGCACCCAGTGGACCACCCGACTGCGGATCGCCAGCGCCTACGCTCGCGTCGACATCACCAGGGAAGAGGCCGCAGCCGAGCGAGAGCGGCGCATGCAGATCGAGGGCGAATACCGGGAACTGTGCCGCGAGTGGAACGAGGCCGTGCTGGACGACGCGCAGGCACGCCTGCCTGAGGAAGCCCCCCGCCCGGCCATCGCTGTCGGACAGGCCGGCACTGTGCACGGGCCGCGACGCTCCTACCCGGATCGTCGCGGCCCGCGCCCCTATCTCTCCGTCGTCGACGGCTCCGGCGAGCGTCAGGACTCCGCCTGACCCACCGGGTCCCCGGCCGCCTCCGGGTGCTGCGTGCAGATCCGCAGCGCCTTCGCCCGAGCCTTCACGTAGCCCGCCTTGACCTGCTTGGCGTCCGTCCCCCAGGCCGCCGCCTCCGTATGTGCGGCGGGACCGGGCCGGTGCACGGCATACCAGCTCACCGGCTCCGCCGTGAAGGCCTCTTCCCACTGCCACGCCCATGCTTCGGCCAGCTCGTGCGCGCCCGGCGCGGCCACCAGCTCCTCTCCGTCCGGGCCGTAGACGATCGGCCCCAGGGACCAGATGCGAGCGCGGGCGGGCATCAGCTCGTGGACGTCGTCCAGGCCGCCGTGGCGGGCCGCCCACAGTGACGCGAGCCGCTCCTCGACGCTCACCTCCTGGCGGTGCTCCAGCTTCCACACCTCCGCCACCAGACGGGCGATCTCGGGCCGCCAGAACGCCTCCTGGTGCCGGTCGGGGAAGACGGCGACGTACAGCGTGCTGCCCGCCTGCCGGGGCACCGCGGGCCGGCCCCGGCCGCCCGCCACCGAAGGTCCGCCGCCTCCGTCGGTGCGGCCGCGGTTCAGCGACCGGTCGATTGCTTCCATCGCGTCGTCGTCGGCCTCCGGCAGCAGGTGCCCGTACGTGTCCGACGTCGTCTTGATCGACTCATGCCCGAGGCGGCGCTGCACGTAGGTCAGGCCGCGGCCCTCCGACAGCAGCACCGCGGCGTGCGAGTGCCGCAGGTCGTGCGGCGTCGGGTTCTTGTGGCTCGGCAGCAGACCGGCCTCCTTCGCCCGCTGCACGGCCCGCTGCCACCGGTCGTAGAACGTCGAGTAGTGCAGCCGCGCGCCGTGGTCGCCGGTGAAGTACAGCCGGCTCGGGTCGGCGTGGTCGTAGCCGCCCAGCTCCTCGACGGCGTCCACCACCGCCGAGGACACTCGCAGGCTGCGCCGGCCGCGCTTCGACTTCGGCACACCGATGTAGTAGCCGCCGTTGCCGTCCTTCTTCCAGGCCCGCTTGACTCGGATGATCGGCTTCGCCGTCCGCCAGTCGACCAGGCACTCCGGGGCCAGCGCCGACACCTCGCCCCAGCGCATGCCGGTGCCGTACTTCACGAGCGCCAGCAGCTGGTCGGAGCGGCGCTCCATGCACTGGATGACGCCGTCCACCTCGTCGGGGGTGAGGAACTCGATGTCCTCGCCCTCGGCGCCGTCGTCGTCCGTGCGCGGCAGCGAGGTGAGGTCGCACGGGTTGCGGTCCCGCAGCGGCGGCTCGGCCTGCACCGCCTTCTGCAGCACCGCCGACAGCAGCCCGTGCAGGTTGCGGATCGTCTTCGGCGACATCGGGTGCAGCTTCGCCGCGCCGTTCTTCGGCGCCCGCCCCTTGTGGACCCGGGTCTTCTCCAGCGACCTCACCCACGCCTGCACCGTGTCGTGGTTGAAGTGCTCCACCGAACGCACGTCGCAGTTGGCGAACGTCGGGAACACCCAGCGCTCGAGGTCGCGGACGCAGTCCTTGCGGTACTGCTCCTGGATGCCGGTCTTGGTCTCGAACATCGCCAGGGCGAACGTGCGGAAGCGGTAGCGGTCCTCGGCCGGTACCTCCGCCTCGGGGTCGATGTACCCCTTGCCCTTCACCCAGCCGAGCGGCCACTGCTGGCCGTTGTCGTTGACGGCCTGGCAGAAGACTCTCGCGGCTTCCGCCCCAGCCTCGTCGCCGTCGAACAGCTCGCTCTGCCACATCCCGTTGCGGGCGCCCCCGAGGCGCCACTTCACGCGGTGGCTCGTGACCACCCCGTCCTTGTTCTCCATCGCCTTCACGTACGCCAT